CCCCCTGCCGCGTGCCCTGCCGCCCCCGCCTGCCCCACCTGCCCTCCCCCTACCGTCTGCCCAAAGGCTCCCGACTGCCCTCGGTATCAGCATGGCAATTCAAATAGATAGTAAGTTGGGCTTAGGCAATGGATTATAGTTATACATTCGTTCCAGTCCTAGATGGGAGAGCCCATGGATTCCAATTGCAATGGATGCAAGAAGGGCAAGCATCGGTAGATTCTTGCCTTTGATCGATGCATAGTGTTTGAAGAACAGGAAGGCCGCTAGCAACAAAAAGAGGGTGCTGCCAATATGCGCTAAAAATGAAGGCGCCCAGATCATTCTATATTTATTTGCTATTAGATTTTTACAGGTGTGCTTCGTATAAATTTACTCCCCTACCGCCTAGTATAAATGTAAGCCTCCACCCATTTAGGTGGAGGCTTACATTTAAGCACTCGTGTTAGACCGCTGGGCAATTTTAGGGACAGTAAGCCCCTAAAATTGTCCAGCCAAAGATTCTATTAAGCCAGGGGCTTAATTAGATTCTTAACGGTATTACTGGATTCGAGTAATCATTAAACTTGCAGATACTGCGCTAGCTCCTCCTGCAGTAGGGGTAATCGTAAGTATACCATTGCCAACCGGATTTATAATAGACAATAGAATTCCCGGGGTCAGTGTTGAAATCAACGACATTCCCATCAACTGGCTGAATGCTGCAGTGCGACCCACGACGGTCATAGATTGGAGAACACTATTGAGAGATACTCCTAATTGACCCGACTCATCTATACTTACTTGAAAAAGTACTTGATATGTGCCGGGCGTTAGCAAGTTAAACTGCCCTGGTGCCGTCCTCACTACATCAGTTCCCATATTTGCAGAACTGTCACGAGGAAATAGTACAGGTGAGCCAGCCGCAACGGTAGCTGGATTATCAGGCGGCATTAAAGCATAAAAATTGTATATCGATGCTATGCCGCGCCCAGCTTGACCCGTAGAACCCGTATAGCCTGTGGATCCTGTAGGTCCTGTGATTCCTGTAGGTCCTGTGATTCCTGTAGGTCCTGTAGGTCCTGTGATTCCTGTAGGCCCTGTGATTCCTGTAGGTCCTGTGATTCCTGTAGGCCCTGTGATTCCTGTAGGCCCTGTGATTCCTGTAGGTCCTGTTTCACCTGTAGGTCCAGTAGGCCCTGTGATTCCTGTAGGTCCTGTGATTCCTGTAGGTCCTGTCATTCCTGTAGGTCCTGTGATTCCTGTAGGCCCTGTAGGTCCAGTAGGCCCAGTAGGTCCAGTAGGTCCAGTAGGTCCAGTAGGCCCTGTGGATCCTGTAGGCCCAGTTTCACCGGTTGGTCCAGTTTCACCGGTCGGTCCCGTTTCACCTGTAGAACCTGTAGATCCTGTGGGTCCTGTTTCACCAGTGGGCCCCGTTTGGCCGGTATCTCCTGTAGACCCAGTAGGCCCAGTTTCACCTGTGGGTCCCGTTTGACCGGTATCTCCTGTAGGCCCAGTAGACCCAGTAGGCCCAGTTTCACCTGTGGGTCCCGTTTGACCGGTATCTCCTGTAGGTCCAGTAGGCCCAGTTTCACCTGTGGGTCCCGTTTGACCGGTATCTCCTGTAGGCCCAGTAGACCCAGTTTCACCTGTGGGTCCCGTTTGACCGGTATCTCCTGTAGGCCCAGTAGGTCCAGTAGGCCCAGTTTCACCTGTGGGTCCCGTTTGACCGGTATCTCCTGTAGGTCCAGTAGGCCCAGTAGGGCCTGTTGTTCCAGTAGGCCCTGTTGTTCCAGTAGGACCCGTAGGGCCTGGATATATTGGAGCACATCCATACGTTGCAATTATCAAACGCCTATTTGTCAAGTCGCTAGAGTCCATACTAGTAACTATCGATAACTTTTATTTAAAATACCGCCTACACTAAATTGTATACCGTTAAGAATCTAATTACGCCCCCCCCCTCCTTTGGAGGAGGCGTAATTAGATTCTTAACACTAGTGCTAGTATAAATTTAAGCCTCCACCCAAATGGGTGGAGGCTTAAATTTATACTAGGCGGTACAACATACTACATACAACATACAACATGCTATAAATTTAGGAGTAAATTTATACTAAGCGCTTGTGTTAGACCGCTGGACAGTAAGTCGGGCTTTGCCCAATTTACTATCCAGCAGGCGTTGGTCTAAAACTCGAATGGTTTACTGCTTAGCAATTGACATCCCTCAAGTACGACCGAGTCGGGATTCCTCCATGAATCCATCCTGCCGCCGCCACCTCAGGCACCAAGTTGCTCGGCTTCTGCACGTTCTCCTTGAGCATCGGAATCAGGGGATCGTACTGCTGTGAGAAGAAGGTCTCCGTGACCGTACCGCACTCCTTGCCCATGCGCACCTGCTCGGAGTGTTGCAACAGCGACTCCAGATCCTGGTTGCCGCGTCCACCCGCCATGAACGGCACGGACAGGAAGGGGCGTGCCTGTGCCCTCGTCTGGCACCGGTTCGTCTTGAAGCCCGGCTGGTTGCGGATATACGAATCAGCATCGATGGCGGCGTTGTTGTAGCCGTACCCCTCCCGAGGGTAGACGAGGAGCTCATTGACCGCTGCAGGGTTCACGCCGGAGGCATTTGGCGTTAGATTGGTCGTTTGGTAACGGCCGGGTCCGACGGACTGTCCATAGTAGGACTTGATGCCGCACAGATCGTCGCGGGCATGTGTCATTCGGTTCAAGCCTAGTTCCATAGCTCTGGAGACTGAAAAGAAATAAAAGGGCTTACAAACTAGAGGATGATCGGTGGAAAACACACCAAGACCAGCCAGACCGCTCGGTTCTGTCGCTGCATTAAGCATGTCCGTAAGACCATCAAGGCACGAAAAGGTGTGAGCAAGGAATCCGGGGCCATCGCAGTCTGCGTGAAATCCGTTCTGCAACGGAAGTTGGAGCCGACGAATCGCACTCTCTTTAAGTTCCATTGTAAGACGCGAAAGGGTAAAAAAGGGTACGTTGTCACACAGCCGGCGCTCTAGCTACACACCTTGATGAAATCACGGAACACCGCGGCCAAGGCCGTGTCCTGAATCACCATGCCCCCTCCGCCCCGTTTCTCCTGCGATCGCATATGGTTCAGATCTCCGAGCCAGACCTGATTTGATGTCGCCGCCCACTTGGAATGATCGTGGCTGGAGGGGAAGGCGGCGTCTCCGATGCAGAGCGACTGAATGGATCGAAGCTGCGAATGATTCGTAGAATACTCCGAACCGCGCTTCCAACTCTCCTCGTACCATGGGTTCTGATTCAGTTTGCAGAGCTCCGAGCCAATGAAATCCGTGATATGGCGCGGCGACTTGGCGAGATGGGTCATGGTCGGTGACCAACGGATCGATTTAACCTCAAACGGGTGCGGCGGATACGGAGTGACCGTCGGTACATTGCGATGATGAAAGAGATTGGGCTCCATCCAGAGGATTTGCCGTAGTACCTGGTCGAGGTCGACGTTCGATCGGCTCTGTTCGACGTACAAGAACGATTGGCCAAAGATCAGCTCACTCGGCTCAATGGGCGAAATGGAGTTGCCACTGAATGCGCGGGGAAATCGGGGCACGGAATGAATGAGCCATCCGATCCGATTGTCATTCCATGCGAGAATCCCCTTGCAATGGCCCCGGGTTGTATGATTCGACAGGGGTGACTCGTCATTGTAGCAGACATAGCCGGTCCAGGAACTGTTGGCGTAGAGATCGGTGAGCCATTGATTGATGTCGACCGGCTGGAACTGCCGCTTAGTTAATGCAATTCCTTTGGAGCCGTGGGGGACCTTGAGGGCAATCTGCCTTATTGAAGAGTCTACGATTTGCAAACTGCAGCATGAATTACCCATGTGTGTTGAATTATACAGATTCTAGGGGGGTCAAATTTAGTTGCGGTGGTACATGTAAAATAATAGAGAATGCTGTCCTTTACAGACCAATCTGTTGTCCAAGATTATTCACATTATTCGGATTTGTAAGGGCAGAATTTCTTCTAAATGTGGAAATGGGTATTGTGACACCTGTTGTGAGCCAATTCAGGGGTACACCTCCATTATTAAAGTTAGTCGCACTAAAAAACATATTACTCATAATCGTTACAGCAGCTGTATTCCATATAGGTCCAGAACCTGAATAACTTATATTCTGATTAAAGTTTGTCGCATTATAAAACATAAACTCCATACTCGTCACAGCCGCCGTATTCCATAATCCAATAGGTTGATTAAAGGCTGCCGCACCCAAAAACATTTCACTCATATTCGTCACATTTGTCGTATCCCATTGACTGATATCTGAATTAAAGTTGCGGCAATAACTAAATAATTGAACAAACGGTGTATTTGGTAATATAACAGGAACTGTTGTCGGTAGAATAGTTAACATCTGTAAGTCAGAAAAGCCCGCCCCCGCTTTTCCCTGTGGCAATCTGCGTGATAATGGAATCGACCCAAATTGCTCAACGGTGACAGGAATGTTTGCATAAAAACTATTTACTGTAGGTGTTGAATTAAACGAGATTCCATCTGTTGTCGTTCCATTATCTGTAAATCCTACCAATTCGACCGTGACCGTATAGGTCGTTCCAACTTGAACATATGAACTCGATATTGTGAGACTGGTTGTCGTAATAACCGGAACATAGTCCAATACATTCGCACCTCCCGTATAAACAAAACTGTAAATAAATGGTAGAATGGGGGGAGGGCCTGGGCCTGGAGTATTCGTCAAGCCTAGCGTATTGAACGGAACAGAGATGACTGTAGTAGGAAATGCTCGGTAATACGTTGTATAACCCCCATTTATTAGATTATTCACCTCACTCTGTGCAGTAATCCCCGTCTGAGGATTAATTCCAGGTACATCGATGCCGTTAGGAGCACTGTTTTGGACTGTTGTCCGTATTGAATAAGCACTGTACTGAGCTCGGTCACGAATTAGACGTGTTAAATCTGACGAATCATAATTTCTGGTAGTCATCCCTATTTTATACCGCTTAGTATAAAATTATGCCCCTGCAAATTGCAGGGGCGTAATTTAATACTAAGCACTAGTGTTAAGAATATAATTAAGCCGGCGCAGGAGGCGGCGGCTTAATTATATTCTTAACGGTACCGCTTAGTATAAATTTATAGTAGGCGGTACATGTAAAATAACAGAGAATGCTGTCCTTTATGAACCAATCTGTTGTCCACGATTATTCACATTATTCGCATTTGAAAGGGAACTCCCTGTTCTAAATGTGGCAATGGGTATTGTGACACGTGTTGTGAGCCAATTCAAGGGTACACCTCCATCATTAAAGTTTGTCGCATTTTGAAACATACGCGTCATACTCGTCACAGCAGCCGTATTCCATATAGGTCCAGTACCTGAATAACGTATATTCTGATTAAAGGCGCGCGCAGTATAAAACATAGAACTCATATTTGTCACAGCAGCGGTATTCCATCCACTGATATCTGAATTAAAGATGGTCGCGCCATTAAACATATCGTGCATATCCGTCACAGCCGCTGTATTCCAATTTCCAATGGGCTGATTAAAGGCTGTCGCACCATTAAACATACCATACATACTCGTCACAGTCGCCGTATTCCATAATCCAATGGGTTGATTAAAGGCTACCGCGCTTCTAAACATATAAGTCATATTTCTCACAGCAGCCGTATTCCATAATCCAATGGGTTGATTAAAGGCTGCCGCACCCGAAAACATATTACTCATAGTTGTCACAGCAGCCGTATTCCATAATCCAATGGGTTGATTAAAGTTTGTCGCATTAAAAAACATACTGCTCATATTTGTCACAGCCACCGTATTCCATAATCCAATGGGTTTATTAAAGGCGAGCGCAGTATCAAACATAGAACTCATATCTCTCACAGCAGCCGTATTCCAAGATCCAATAGGTTGATTAAATGCAGTCGCACCATAAAACATATAACCCATATCCGTCACAGCCGACGTATTCCATAATCCAATGGGTTGATTAAAGGCTGTCGCATCTTGAAACATAGCCTGCATACTTGTTACATTAGTCGTATTCCATAATCCAATGGGTTGATTAAAGGCTGTCGCACTAACAAACATCATGCGCATATTTGTCACAGCCGCTGTATTCCATCCACTGATATCTGCATTAAAGACGGACGCGCCACTAAACATTGAACCCATATCCGTCACAGCCGCTGTATTCCATAATCCAATGGGTTGATTAAAGGCTGTCGCACGAATAAACATACTGCTCATATTTGTCACAGCAGACGTGTTCCATAATTCAATGGGTTTATTAAAGGCGGGCGCAGTATCAAACATATAACTCATATTTGTCACAGCAGACGTGTTCCATAATCCAATGGGTTGATTAAAGGCGCGCGCAGTATAAAACATATTATCCATTCTCGTCACAGCAGCCGTATTCCATAATCCAATGGGTTGATTAAAGACGTATGCTAAAGCAAACATATAACTCATATTTGTCACGGCAGACGTAATCCATCCACTGATATCTGAATTAAAGACGGCCGCGCCAATAAACATTGAACTCATATTCGTCACAGCAGCGGTATTCCATAATCCAATGGGCTGATTAAAGGCTATCGCATTATAAAACATACTGCTCATATTTGTCACAGCAGCCGTATTCCATTTAATGATATTTGAATTAAATGCAATTGCACTACGAAACATAGAACTCATATTTGTCACAGCAGATGTAATCCATCCACTAATATCTGAATTAAAGATGGTCGCATTATAAAACATACTGCTCATATTCGTCACAGCAGCGGTATTCCATAATCCAATGGATCGATTAAATTTAGCTGCACCACTAAACATAGAACTCATATCTCTCACGGCAGCTGTATTCCATTTACTGATATCTGCATTAAAGTTACTGCAATTATTAAACATAGAACTCATATTTGTCACAGCAGACGTAATCCATCCACTAATATCTGCAGTAAAAGCGGTCGCGCCACTAAACATTGATCTCATATTTGTCACAGCAGCTGTATTCCATAATCCAATGGGCTGATTAAAGGCTATCGCACCATTAAACATACCAGACATATCTGTCACAGCAGATGTATTCCATGTTCCAATGGGTTGATTAAAAACCCGGGCACCATTAAACATACTAGACATATCTCTCACAGCCGCTGTATTCCATCTACTGATATTTGAATTAAATGCAATTGCATTACGAAACATAGAACTCATATTTGTCACAGCAGACGTAATCCATCCACTGATATCTGAATTAAAGATGGTCGCGCCATTAAACATACCAGATATATTCGTCGCGGCAGCGGTATTCCATAATCCAATGGATCGATTAAATTTAGCTGCACCGCTAAACATAGAACTCATATCTCTCACAGCAGCTGTATTCCATTTAATGATATTTGCATTAAAGTTACTGCAATTATTAAACATAGAACTCATATTTGTCACGGCCGCAGTATTCCATCCACTGATATCTGCAGTAAATGCGGTTGCATTTTGAAACATACTGCTCATATTTGTCACGGCCGCTGTATTCCATCCACTTATATCTGCATTAAAGACGGTCGCGCCACTAAACATTGAACTCATATTTGTCACGGCTGCGGTATTCCATACTCCAATGGATCGATTAAAGAGCCGTGCATTTTGAAACATACTAGACATATCCGTCACTGCAGACGTGTTCCATCCACTTATATCTGAATTAAAGTTGGTGCAATTAGCAAATAGATAACTAAATGATGTTTTTGGTAATATAATAGGAACTGTAGGCGGCAGAACGGTTATCCTCTGTAAACTAGAAAAAACAGAACCCCCGCGTGCGAATGGAATGGACCCAAATTGCTTAACGGTGACAGGAATGTTTGCATAAAACGTATTTACTGCAGGTGTTGAATTAAATGAGATTCCAGATGTAGTTGTTCCATCATCTATAAATTCTACCAATGTAACTGTTACTGTATTGGTTAATCCAATTTGTAAATATGAACTCGATATCTTTAGTTGATTGCCGGTAATGACAGGAATATAATCCAGTACATTTGCATTTCCAGAATAATCAAAACTATAAATAAAGGGCATCGTAGGAATTGATTGGTTTTGCGTATTATACGGGACAGAGATAACCGTAATAGGAAATGCTCTGTAATACGTAGTATAACTTCCATTTATTAGATTATTCACTTCACTCTGTGCAGTAATCGCCGTTGGCGAATTAATTCCAGGTATATCGAGGCCGCTAGGAGCACTACTAATAGCGACTGTACGTGCTTGATAAGCACTGTACTGAGCTCGGTCACGAATCAGACGTGTTAAATCGGACGAACTATAATTACGTGTCGTCATCCCCCTGTACTATATGCCGTTAAGAATCGATAATATCTTTTTTGGCTTCATTCGATTCTTAACGGTATATTTTATAATACCATTTTTCATTGGCATCACTCGCCCATTGGCAGACTCGATTACTCGCCCATTGGCAGACTCGATTACTCGCCCATCCAAGGATACTGCACACCCGCCGACCCCTGATCCGTACAGTACTGCCCCCCTTCCTTGCAGGTGCGATTTGGAATCTTATACAACCACTCCTGGAACGACTTCCGATCATTCGGCACGGAAGTGGACGGCTGCGTTACAAACTGCCTCTGATTCTGGCTCTTTCCAAAGACATCCGTCGGATCCGAGAACCACTGCACCTTAAAATAGTCATCAAACACCTGCTTCACCATCGGATCGGTCACAGGCGCTGCCGCCGGCCGATCCGGATTGTACTTGTATTCATCCAGCAAAACGTTCATAAAGAGGTTCTTCGAAGACGGCGGCACATTTGCCGGAAGCGCCGGGCCCGAATAGGGGCTTGCGCCACTGTAGGGAAGTGCGGCCTCAATGCCCACAATCCGTGTCACCACATCGGGCGAATAGGCCGTAAATCCCTCCTCGCGGCGCCCTGGCGCCACGTAGCCAGGCACCTCCACCTCCACGTTAACGTCACTAGGTCGCGATGCACCCATCACAACAATGGCCCCCATGACGGCGGCAAGAACCAGGCAGACAATCAGGGACATAGATCCGCAGAGGGGAGTCCCCAAGCTCCCCACGAGAAGGGCCAAGAGGAAGAGGCGTATAGCAAAATTATAGCGCTGATGGGGGCAGATCGGATCATAAATCAAACTAAAATGTGTGACAAGGTGGAGCGGATCCTTCCAAAACGGCGGTTCACACGTGGCCATATCAAATCCCTAGTTAGACCGGCGATTTACTTCTTTGCGCCGGCCTTCTTCGCCTCTAGCTTCTTCCGAAGGCGTTCCTTGACAAGTGACAGGCGCGCAGAGCCCTCCTTGCCCGCCGCCTTGGCCATGTCCATGTCCTCAAAGCCGAACGTGGATTTGAGCGACTCCATCATCGATACGAGATCGGCATTTCCCGCAAACTCCTTCATAAGCTCCTCGGCCTCCTTGGCGATCTCCTGAGGTCGAATCGCCCCCGACTGGATCTTCTGCTGCAGCCGCTTGCCGATCTTCTTCACCATCGTCTGAATCGCCTCCGGATTCTTGGTGAAGAGCTGAATCAGCAGATCAAACGCCCGGGACGGACTCTTCTCGCATTCGGCCATGGTCTCGGCCGTCAATCCGAGATCCTCGGGCTTGATGTCCTTGACGATCTCCTCGGCCAGCTTCGCCAGCTGTCCCTTCAGGAATCGCTCGGGCAGCGTCGGCATCTTAAAGCCACTACTTCCTGAGGCATCGGTTGAGCCAAACGAGAACATGCCCGAGAACTTCTTCAGAAGCCCCTCAAAGTCGACCTTGCCGAGCTTCTCCTTCCAGCTGCCCATCACTTCATCCATCCACCCCTTTCCGTCAGCAGATTTTGAGTCAGCAGAGCCGAAGCCTTCCAGGAAGCAGCACATCGAAAGAAGGCGGACATAGTCCCAGATGACCGTCTGATTGGAGGCACTAAGAGTGGCCCAGGTGGCAGCCTCCAGGACAACACCGGGGAGCACGGCGCCGATGGGATCTGTGGCCTTTGGCGTGACCTTCACCGAGGCCTGGAACTGTTGCAACCGTTCGAGGGGCGTCAGGGCGATCGCCGACCGGATAGCCGTGGCCAGTTCAGGAAAGGTCGCCAAAAGCTCCTTGGCGAATTCATCATATTTGGTCTGAAAGACAGATGCCGTATTCGATTCAACTGTGTTTTTTGGTGCGCTCATTTACTGAGAGGGTGTATTTGGTTTTAGTAGAATAGACTCACCACTTAATCTCCTTCCATTCTGGAAAAACAAAAATATCTCCGTGCCATGCCTTATGAATCGCCGGCCACTGCACAGTCGAATAGAACCCCAGAATCCCCATCCACCACGAAAAGGTGCCCTGGGACAGAATCAGGTGTCGGCAAGTACTGGCAAATTGCAGTGTGGCCACCTCATCCGCCGCAACAATCTGGAAGCCGTGTTTTCTGGCGAAGGCCTGCACTCGGGGATGGCTCGGGCTGTCGGATGCGATCCAGCCCTTGTCATAGTCGAGACCCTGGAGCGCCGTTTCAAAATAGGCGTCGCTTGGGGCCGCCTGCGCCATGTCCCCGAGACGCATATGCACAAAGACATCCCTATTCGTATTGTAACGAGCCTTAAAGGGATTCGCGTTCTGAACGGGGGCCTGGTGTTCGGGCTTTGAAAAGTGATTCTTTAAGTACTCTGCAAAGGCTCGGAACTGATAGTAGGGTTCGCCCTGAATCTGGACTCGGTAAGGAACCGACGGATCCACCTCGGCCAAAAGCAGATCCATAAAGTTGGAATCGTCGAGAGGGAGGACTGTTGGAGTTCCTGGGAGAACGGTGGGCACATGGAACTGCAGTCCAAGACGATTGCACTCGGCAAGACGGGTGTATTCGACGGGGAAATTGTATCGCTGACACAGGCAATGGAGAGCCATGTTGCCCATCATGCGATTGCCGAGGCGCCCGCTTTTAAATATGGCGACATCCATTCTGAATGGGTATCGCATACTATAATTTAAGCTGTCGCGCAGTACCGCCTAGTATAAATTTAAGCCTCCACCCATTTGGGTGGAGGCTTAAATTTATACTAGCACTAGTGTTAAGAATCTAATTACACCTCCTCCAAAGGAGGAGGCGTAATTAGATTCTTAACGGTATGATGAGCGACAGCTTATATTTAGAGTGGACCCTATGCCTCCTCCAAAGGAGGGAGGGGCGTAATTAGATTCTTAACACGAGTGCTCAGGGGTTCCCCTTCAAGCGTTCACAGAGAACACACAAAACCTTCAAGTACTTCCAGATTGCATCCTGTGTTCCAGGTGACAATGTTGGCCAATGCTTATCGAAGATTGTGATGGCCGGCATGATCTCATTGAACTGCCCCTGGATCTTCATGCGCCCGTAGACATTGATTGCCTCGACATCCTTTGCGTCAATCGCTACATGCAGATCCCTGTAGATATGGTCATAGAAGAGATCCAGGATCAGTTTGGGATTAATCTTCTTGGCGCCTCGAATCGCCTCGGCTGCCATCTGGATAGATTTCTCCTCAGGAATGGTTTCGGCCAAGGACTCGAAGAACGCAACCATCTGATTTGTAAAGGCTCCTAGAACTGACATGAAGATCCCTGACTATATCATTAGTCAGGGATCTTTAATATCAAATTTAGACCCGTGCGGATTATAAATCCGCATCGGTCTAACGCTCTAGACTCGGTTAGGCCCCTTTGGCAAGCCCGTATCGCGACTCTCCATATAGTTCTTCATCTGGCTATCGAACATCTGTTCCTTCTTGCTCATTTGGCCCACCTTTTCAACGGTATTCATACTGGATCCGTCTTTTGTGCCGAAGGCCGAAGACCCATTCAAGAAGCTGAAGTTCTTCTCGGCTCCCTGCAAGCCGCCGTTTCCTTGTGCCATAGTATCCTGATCCAAGAACGTATAGGGATCAGAAAAGAGATCATTACTGCTGCCCATTAAACCAAACGGTTCAGGTTCTGCGGGACCCGCCGGCTTCGCATTCAATATCATGCCGCCCCCGCTTTTATTGCCTCCTCCACCCTCTTTCAGTTTCCGCTCGTAGAGCCAATTCATCACTTCGGAGTCCGTCCGGGGATTCGGTTCTCCCGAAATAACGAGTGTCGGAACCTTCTTGAGCCAGCTCGGAAGCTGGGGCCTCGTCGGAGAGGGATCCACGCAGACGTATTTGAAATCACCTTTGTAAGGAGTCTGTGCAATTTCGGTGATGAAGGCTTTGCACCAGGTGCATTTATTCGAATAAAAGCAGATGTGAACTGGCTGCCTGCTCATCCTATCGTCTTGCGCTAAAGTTCACACCAGCGCTTAGCCGCATTAAATTTGACGAACAGGGACTTAACAAAGAGGCTATAAGAGTAGGAAGTCTCATGCAGTTTGAATCAGCCAAGCTAGACGGAAACAGGTGCACCTTTACACTGACGCCCTTGCACGTGGCCTATGCCAATACGTTGCGGCGTCTTCTCATGACCGGCGTCGAAACCATTGCCTTTCGCGCAGATATGAAGAACGGCACGACCACTGACGTGCTTGTCAAAGTGAACGACACCCCCATGACCAACGAGATGCTCGCGCATCGTATCGGGCTTCTGCCGATTCACGTGGAGCAGCCGTTGCTCTTTAAGGCCGAGAACTACGTCTTCACACTAAATGCAGAGGCTAACAAGGATTCGATCCGCGACGTGACCTGCAAGGATTTCACTATTGAAGAGCCGACCGGTGAAGGCAAGGATCCCATTGTTCATGAATGGGACACCTTCTTTCCGCCCCACCCTATCACAAAGGACGCCTATCTGATTGCGACTCTGCCTCCTGGTGATGCGAAGATTCAGCTGACGGCCGTCCCTTCGCTCGGCACCGGCCGTGAAAATGCACGCTTTCAGCCCACCAGTCAGTGCAGCTACACCTATACGCTCAATCCGGACCCTGAGGCGCGCAAGGCCCATTTCATGGCGTGGATGCGGGACGCGAAGAAGCAGGATCTGGCCTCCTTGGAGGAGAGTCGGCGTAAGATGTACGAGCGCGAGTTTAATACAATGGAGATCGCCAAGGTCTACTTGAAGGATGCCAAGGGCGAGCCCTATAGTTATGACTTTGTCGTCGAATCGGTGGGGCCACTTAAGATCCCCTATATGATGCGGCGCGCCTGCGACGTTGGCGAATCGATGATGGGCAAGTATGTAAATCTCGACACCGAAAGGGGCGAGTTGCCCGAAGAACTTGTGGTCATTCCATCTGAGAGCCGCGTCATCGGATTCGACTTCATCCTCGTAGGACACGATCATACCTTTGGCAACATGATTCAGACCTTTCTAGAACAGAATCATATAGATGTGGCGGAGGGATCGGATCTTGTGAAAATCTCCTATGTCGGCTATGCAGTTCCTCATCCACTGAGAGATGAGCTAGTTGTGCGAATTGGGGTCACGTCAAGGGCTTTGGCGTTGAAGGCGTTTGCTCAGGCCTGCAAGGGCTGCGTGAAGATCTTTCGAGATCTACGCGCTGCCTGGCTCAAGGAGTTTCCTGATGCAGGGGAAGTGGCCGGACGCATGGCCGCGCAAGCTAACGTCATTGCGGCTAAGGGGAGAGCCGAGGCCAATGCACTTGCGGCTGCTCTTGGTGAAAAAGCGATTGGCATTGCCGAGAAGGGCAAGGCCAATGCGAATGAACTCGCCGCGACCCTGGATGAAAAGGCTGCTGCGATTGCCGCCGAAACGGCCGAAAAAGCCAGTGCAATTGCTGCCGAAACGCCTCCTCTGGAAGGAAAGGCGGCGGCCCTTGCGAATCAAGGAAAGGCGAACGTAAATGCACTGGCGGCTGCGATCGGCACCGCCGAGCCAAAGCCCGAAAAGCCCAAGAAGCTTCTTCGCAGGAAGTAATCAGAGAAATCGAAGCAAGTGAAGAATCCGATTAATTGCCAGCGTATTCATGTACTGAATCACCTCCTGCTTTCGAATGAAATATCCTTTTTCTTTGAGCGTCCCCAGATACTGGCTATGAAGCGCCCAGACATGGGTTTTCAAGTGGCCAGGAAGATCTGCAAACGGATGTGCATGTTTTATATTGCAATTCACATAGGCGTCGTACAACTGATGTGTAATGGCGCGTATATTCAACTCTATCAGGCGCATCGCAGCCTGGTCTTCGGGATAATAGTAATAATAGGTCTCCAGCAAACATTTTTGCCGCAGCTTCAGAAATCGGATATCGAGGCGCGGCGAATCGGAGCGCAAGGTCCGCACCATCGCATAGGTACTCGACCGCATTCGATAGCGCTTGCCCAGCCCATCTTTTAGTACAATTCCCTGCCACTGCCATCCCTTTGATTCGGTAAGCTGCTTGAACCATCGATCCAGAGATTCGCCTGCCGGTTTTTCCAACGCCGGCTGATGTTCCATAAAGTGAACGGTCCCGCTCAGATCGACGACACCCGTATGAATTATATGAACCGCCGGTGTCTGAATGCGACTTACAATCCGATGCTCGGGATGCTGCAATAGAAGGGATGCGAAGGCGGCAGACCCCAGTAGCGATTGTTCTGTAATGGGTCCGAGAGCCTCCCGCAGCAACTCTAGGAATGATCGAGACGAATAGAAGGTTCCGGTTGCATCGAGCCGAGACCGAGTCGCATAACGAATGCGACCCTCACGGTCCAAGAACAGATTGACCATGACCCCTTCTAAAAACTCTTCGATTCTATACTCGTTCGTAGTAAGATCAACCATCCTCGAGATCTCGGATGCTTTAGGGGGAGCGATGCACAAAGGGCGATTCGTGACACCGTCCCAGACCACGGAACGGAACCAAGGCACGCACGGATTCGAAAAATGCGAAATCCCCTTTTCGTAGCGAATAATATGGTAGTTATCACTACAATCAATGATGCGCAAATGCATCTGTTCTAAATGTGGGCGGAGCTGGGCCCAGGTCGGATAGGCCTGTATAAGTTCTTGAAAGAGAATGACGTCATAATTCATACTATACGGATCTATAGACATATGAAATGGGAAGTTTAAGCTCAAAACAAATTCACTTCTAACCACTAGAGGGATGAGTGAAGAAGAACCCCCCTATGACCTAAACAGAGTATTTCAGCTAGGCGACCGCATTGTTATCAAATCAGAACGATATGGCCCCGTCTGGGGCACTGTCTACTATCGTGACAATGACATGCTCTCCTTGCGACCCGATTCGGCCGCTTCACTCCTCTATAAGTTTCCTCGAGTCTACGAGGAGGACTCGGATGAGTTCTCACCTGATCTGGGCGTCACCGAAAGTTTCATTCTCAAGAAGCGCAACCAGGCCTTTCCTGCTTTTGTTCAACAACAGGGGTTCAGTGCCGGCCTGTATATAGATGCAATTGACGAGGAGGGGTTGCCCTCTGCCCACTATAAGATCACAGGAGTGAATGAGGAGGAAGACTCCATCGACATTGTCAATGTGGAGGATGAACTGGATACTCAGCATCTCGCCTTTAATTTCATCGGAATTCCAATGGACGCCGGCTTTCAGATTTTGCGAATTGTGAATCCACCCAAACCAGCAGAAGAGACAAAGGCAGAGGTTGAGATTGAGGAAGAGGTAGAAGAGGCAGAAGAAGCAGAAGAAGCAGACGAGGACGAGGATCTGGAGGTTCTCGAGACCGATGACTTTGAAGTGGAACTCGAAGGCCTGGTGGTTCTGCCGCAGCAGACCGTGTACAAAGAGGCCGTTGCAAGCCGCAAGATCATCCCTGAAACCATTCAAAAGACGGAGGCCCTGAAAGACTTTCTGAATCTGTTGGAGCCGAGTCAACAGAAGGATCCCAAGGTGATTCGGGAGTTTCGTATTTTAGTGGAAACCCTGAACTATATGAAATACGCCATTTCCAAGCAGTCGGCCGATGGCTCATTGGAATTCCAAAGCCCCTCCGTGTCCACTGTCCCAGAACTGTTTGAGAAGGCGAATATTCCTATGGGTCGGCTCATCCTGGATGTGGAGAAACGCCTCTACACGGCTGATAAAACACCCAATACAGACCAATTAAAGTTCGAAACAGAATCGATGGGAGCTCCTGCGGCAGTGAGCCCCCTCTCGTCGGGCGTTCTCGAAACGAGCACAGGGATATCACAGCTCAATTTCTATAACGGGCATCAGATCGAATACGAGAACTGGGAGCGCCCCTGGAAAGCGGGGCCCATGACGAGTCGTTCCTCCACGTTCGATCAAGACACTCAGTTTTTTCGTTCAGAACTACCTGACGCCGATGCACCGCTCGTGGAAGGATACAAAAAGGCTGGATACTGGCCCAAGGAGGACACGTCTCCCCCGTTTCCAGAGGTCGGGCGACTGTTGTTCGGTGCAGAGACGGCACTCACCACGACCTATCGCAAGGGACGGAAAGGGGGGCGACATGTTCTGTTGAACGCCGAGTCGGCCGCTGTAAAGCACTCAATGCTCTTTCCGATATCTGTTGCATCGGACATCGGTACCAAACGGTCTGGATCGATTGCACTCGACATGAGCCGCGCCAAACAGCCGAGTCGCACCATGAAGACCATTCTGGAGACAGAACGAATCGGGGACAAGCCGAGCGAGATTCTGGTTCTCAGTGGACAGATGATTTCACTCAAGGACTATCTGGAGGGGGTCGCAATTCCAGGTACAGGGCTCGGAGATATGATGAGTACCTTGGCGGACTATGGACTCGATACGTTGGAATTGAACGTGGAGGTTCTCGAGGTGCTGCAGACCAAGATGGCGAGGGCACAGGGGCAACTCATCACCTCTATCAATCAGTTGCGTGAAGCGATCAAGGAACCGAATGCGGTGACGCCGAATCCGATGCTGCCCATTGAATCTACGCCCGTCCTCGACACCCTGTTTCGAAGTGAAAAGATTCTGGTCGATGTTCTAAAGATGTTTCTTCAACAGAACCCTGTGCTCAAGGACTCGGATGCAGCGCGCGTCGCCCATTTTCTTCGAACCTATGGCGACTATTACCAGGCCGCCATTGGCAAACAGGTGGCCTTTGTCACCGAAGAACGCGACAAGGCCATTAAGACGATTCAGCTGACCATGATTCAGAATGACGAACAGGTGAAGCGGAACAAGAGGATGGGCGGCGACATCCCCGTGCCAAATCTCTGCGAGCACGTGGCCAAGCTTAAGACCATTCGGTCCGTGCCAACAGAGCTCGACCGCTATGTGCTTCTGACAAAGTTCCTGTCACAGTACCAGGGCAAACGTTCTGGGAACTGGATCGACTGCAAGATCTGCAAAAAGGAATTGTTGTGTCTGCACGAGCGCCTCTTAATCAAGGCCTTTCTAGTTCCGAAGGAACGCGAGGTGATCTTTAAAGAACTGCATCTCCATTTCTCAGGCGGCGTCTTTTCGGGCCATTATATCTGCAGGAACTGTGGACAGCCCATTCAGGAGATCGGCTACGATACGAATTTGCAGTTTGATGAGAGCGGGAAGCCCATGGTGGGCCGCGCAGCCCTTATTGACAAGGACGCCCTGAAATCGAGTGATCTGGAATCGATTCTCGGAATCCCTTTGGAGGCCTCGGACGAATTCGAATTTGACGACACCACTCATGCTAAATTCTATCGGATTGTGCGTGAGATCGCCGAGAAGGTCGGCATCTTTATGGAGAGGGCGCAGTACGAGTCGGTCATCAAAAAGATGGCAATTCTCGACGCCAACTATCCGAGTCGCGAAGAGTTTGCGGCCATGCAGGAGGAGAAACGGAAAAAGAAGGAGAAGGCCGGCCAGGAGTTCGTAGCCAGCGACTACGATATGCTGATTGCCAAGAACACAATCGGCTCGGCGGCGCTCCACCTTCTCCTCGAAATCCAGACACGGATCCCCGACTACGTTCCTCAGTACAACCTGTCCAACTGCGTGCCCGGATTCGGCGGCTTCCCGTTGGACATGGACGAGACGCAGCAGGAGGGACTCGTCTACATAGCCTGTGCAATCGCGTCGATCCAGCGGGACGACGAGCCCTGGTCGACAGCCCAATTCCATATCAGTCAGAAAGGGAAGTCGCGCGAAGATCAGATCGCCTCTATTCTCAAATATATATTGCCGATCTTGGGGGATATTCTGGAGGAGCAGGGAGCCACGCTCCAAGAGAAACTCTCGGAGAAGCGCGCGTATTTGGAGAAGCAGAAGGCGGAGAGCGTCTCCCCGCATAAGAGCGATTCCGTGCCGTCCTCCTTTCTTCCCGAGCTCACACTTCCGCCTATTGAGGCGTCCGAGGCCGATAATCCCCGCGCGAATGCAAGAGCCTGGATCCGCAACGCCCATGAACTGGCCCGAGCCAATTCCAGGCCGATTCGCGGATCCCTTCTGGCGGATATCACCTGCTGCAAAGCGAACATACAGACACCCGGCAGCTTCTGGCAACAGGATCTGTCCAAGATACCGCTTGATCCGCGCAGCCTAGTTCCCGCAAAACGGGGCTCTCTGCAGCAATTCATGTTCGAACCTAGGCGCCATGGCGACACCGTAATAGAGATTCCGAAGGATCTCACCTATCGTCTCTTTCTGCACACCTGTTCGACAGGCGACAACAGAGGCAAGCCCCATGAAATCGGCGCCACCAATCGCTGCCGCATCTGCCACTTTCAACTCCCCGAACATCCGTCGCTCATTACGCCTGACATAGCCAAGGACGCCGTTGTATCGGCGCAGATCGACGATTCTATCGACGCCTTTCAGCACCTGTTGGACGTCGTGCACCGGTACAACAGCATCGGTCCTCAAGCAGAGATCAAAAAAGGAGTTCCCGTCTTTGATGAGATACGGGATCTGGCCCCCAGCCCTTTGCCCGACTGGTCCACCCTGTTCCGCGACACCATGGCCTCGCTCAATCGACTCAAAGAGGCCAATGCAGGCGAGATCGCCGAGGCCAACGCCGCGATCTCCAATGCCGTATCCAGCGCCGAAACCTTTGTGAAGAACGCGATTACCACCAAGGGCAAGTACAAGAATCCCGATAAAAAGAATGCGATTCTGGACCGTCTAGCCGGCCTCGGATGGCACAATTTTATCCAGGTCCTCGAGACCTATTTTATCACGCCGAGCAAGAACCTTCTGAATCAGTACGATTCCGAGCGCCTGAACTCATTCTTCGTGACGCAGACCATGCCCGTGATTGCGGAGAAGTACGCCGAGAGCCACCTAGAGGACTTAAAGGATGTGCTGGACGAGGACCGGGCCATTCTGAACCTCTTTGTCGCGGATTTCCATTCGCCCGACAAGACCTTTGCACGCGCGAAGCTCGATTATTTCGTGTCGCAGTTATCTGCCATTACGCGGCTCAAGAACCGGCTGCGCCCCCTCTATTTTGTGGGCGGGGACGACACCTTTCAGCATATCCAGCAGGCATTTCTCTACGGTCCTCTTGCGGATCTCTTCAATCCATCCAAGGTCCCGCCGGCGATCGAAGAGGGGGAGGAAGAGGCGCCTCGCAAAAAGGGGCCCCTCTTCGATACGTCGATTGCAATGCTCATCAAGATCATCGGCGCCGCGCTCGATCAGTTCGATAAGCATCGGCTCGGATATAGCGATGAGGAGCTGCGAGAAATTATTCAGCGCCGTGCCGAGCAGGAGAAACAGAATATTCTGTCCAAGCTCGACAAGATGTCGGATGAAGAGCGCTACGTGGCGACCATGAACATGCGGCTCGGCCTCGGTCGCTACAATGTCGACAAATTCAAGCAGATTATCAAGTACAGTGCCGATCAGATTGCATTAGAACGAAAAGAAGGATTGGAGGCCGGCATTCTCATGGGGTTGTCCCGGTCAAAGCTGGACGAAGATGATATGGACGTCGAGGGGGTGATTGAAGAAGAACAACAACAACAGCCACCTGAAGCCGACGAGGGCTATGACGATCACCATGGGTCGGGCGAAGCGAATGAGTTTGCGGACGATGAGTAAACTTTCTAGGGGACTCGTAGGGATCTTATGAAGCTGCTCTTATATGCCGGCCTTCTCTATTTAGCGGGCATCTCGCTCCTGATTCTGCTCCAGCCATCGTTTGTGTTCCGAGAGGACGGGTCCTGGAAGGAGTTCGGCGTCGGCCGCGACTCGAACCACTATACCTGGATGCCCTTCTGGCTCTTCGCCATTCTCTGGGCGCTTCTGAGTTATATGATCGTTCTCATGGTGGCGGGGGCGAATCTGCTACCGGGCGTGCAGACGATCGACGAAGTGAACAGCGAAGAGATGCTCGAGTCTTTAAGTCCTCGGATGAAAAAGAAGATGGCGGCGGCCATGGATCAGGAGGGCTACTATATGTTGGACGTGGAGGCGACGGGCAAGGGCGCGCCGAAATACGTGTATCTGGGCCCGGCTCCGCCCAGCCTAGTCTATAATGCAGGTAGCTGATTCATTTTCTGAAACACAAATAGGGTGCGGCGATGGCCAAAACAAAAACGCGCAAGGCCACGATGCCCTTTCGAACCGGATTCCTATCCGTGTCCAATAATCATCAAATCTATTATGAAGAGTTCGGCCGAGAGGGGGGGCTGCCGTGCACGATGCTGCACGGGGGGCCTGGGGGCGGACTCAATCGAACATTCGCCGCACTCTTTGATCTGAGCAAATGGCACCTCGTTCTCTTTGATCAGCGCGGTTGCGGAAAATCAACGCCTTCTAGTGCGGACAGCCTGGCCCACAATACCACCTGGGATCTGGTCGCCGATATGGAGCAGTTGAGAACACATCTGGGATTCGAGAAGTGGTTTTTGAGCGGGGGGAGCTGGGGTACCACGCTGGCCCTGGCCTATGCCGAGACGCATCCAGACCACGTCTCGGGCATTCTGCTGCGCGGCGTCTGTGTTCTCGAACCCTATGAGTTCGAATGGCTCTACGAGCAGGGGGGGGCGAGTGAAGTCTTTCCCGACACCTGGACCGAGTTCTTGAAACCCTTGCCCCCCTCGGTTCGTACCAAGGGCTATCGCGAGATCATGAAGACGTATCGGCGGCTCTTAGCCGATCCGAAGACACAGAGAGGTGCCGTGAAGGGCTGGTGGGAATGGGAATCCTCCGTTTCCTTCTTGATCCCTGTGCCGGACGACACTCCTCCGAAGCAGGCGACCTCCCTGGCCATTCTCGAGAACCACTATTTTCTTCATAATGGCTGGCTGAAGCCACAGCAACTGATTCGGAACGCCGATCGACTCAAAGGGATCCCGATCACCATTCTTCACGGTCGCTACGACATGGTCTGTCCTGTGCGCACAGCCTGGCGGCTTCATGAGGCGCTGCCCGAGTCCAAGCTCATCATTGTGCCGAATGCAGGGCATGGAATGCGAGAACCGAAGACGTGGTCGGCGATCAAGAAGAGCCTTGCGGAGTTTACTAAGAAAAGTAATTTGGCTAGTCTTAGATAGAATGACATCGGTCTATACAGATGTGCTTTCCGATGAAGAGATTCACTATTTGAATCAACTTCCCGAAGTTCTTGCGGCCAGGGGATCCTTGAACTCTTCTTTTTCAGTACCGGTTACGGATTCAATTCGTGCGAAGTTGCAATCGCGGTTTGGCGTATCGCTCCCTTCCTCTATCCCTATGCGGTGGATGAAGGGAGATACCGCCCCCCACGTGGATGTGGGCGTCTCTGCCTTCAAAAATACCTATTTGATGTACCTCAATGACTCGCCCGGCGAATTCATTATAGATTCGCACGCATACCCTATTCGTGCCAATTCGGGGTTTGTATTTAATGAAGGACTGTTCCACGAGACCCAGCATACTGAAGATCAGCCCCGTTTATTGATGGGGCCCATGAATGAATTTGCGGAGCCGGTGGGTGGATCAATAACCGGTATACACTATTATGCTTTTGAGGAAGATGCGATAAATCAAACAAATCAACTCGATTTTAGTAGTAATTATGTAATTCTTCCTATTGGCGGATATACAAGTTGGAGAATTGCTTCTAGCAGCTACGGTCCCTCTTCGCAAGCTATAGTCTACACAGTCGGAAATACATTGGATTCGAGCGGTAACACTGCATACTACAATTTATATCCCTCTGCCCCTTGCTTTAGAGAAGGAACTACAATTCTCTGTCAAGTTGACGGAATTGAAACGCAGGTTCCTGTTGAACAACTGAAGACTGGAACCCTTGTCAAAACCCGCTTGGACGGATACAAGCCGGTTGTCTTACTTGGAAAAGGGACGATTCAAAATCCTGGTCACGATGAGCGAACTGAAAATCGCCTCTACAAATGCTCTCCTTCCAAGTATCCTGACCTCAAAGAAGACCTATACATTACCGGCTGCCATTCGATCCTCGAGTTCCCCATAACCGAGAAGCAGAAGGAAGACACACTTCGTCATCTTGGTAAAATGTTCATTACGGATAAGAAATATAGACTGATGGCGTACATTGATGAACGAGCCGAACCTTGGAACTCGGAAGGTGTCTATACCATTTGGCATTTTGCTCTCGAAAATCCAGATGATGGACTGAATTACGGTGTCTATGCAAATGGCGGATTGCTTGTGGAAACATGCGCCATACGAACCTTGAAGAATAAATCGAATATGACACTTTTGACGAGTGCATAAGAGCAAATCATTGAAAATCTAATTACCGTTAAGAATCTAATTACGCCCCTGGCCAGGGGCGTAATTAGATTCTTAACACTAGTGCTAGTATAAATTTAAGCCTCCACCCATTTGGGTGGTGGCTTAAATTTATACTAGGCGGTACTTCCCTCTAAAAAGGGAAGTAATTGGATTCTATTCCGTGTTACTAGGCGGTATGACCGTTTACCTTAAGAGCTTACTAAGCTCTAGCAATCGCAGCCTTCCCCATCGCCCCTGTCAGTGAAATAAAGAGAAACCACCAGAGCCAGTAGCCAATTCCAAGCCCTTTGAGGGCCGGATTTATTTGTTCAACAGACAATACATCATCCACCACTTTTACGCTGCTGATAACGGGAAAGGCACTGATTACGGGGGCGCGCACGTAGGCACTGCAACCTAGTACGAGCGCCCCGATCCCCGCCATCAAAGGGCTTACGCAGGCCGAGGCGGCGACTGCAGGATCTATTGTACCTGACGCCAACACCTGATTCAGCACAGTGGCCCCAAAACAGACGCCATAGATCAGAAGGGGGATTCCTAGCCAATAGATCAGATCTAACGCGGTAGTTCCAACCCTATTCGCATTATAGAAGACTGTAATCAATACAGCTACAATCAGACTCGCACTTCCCGCCACAAGAAGCATATTCATCGGAATGGTACTTAAAAAGTCCAAGGAGCCTCCTATGCTGATCTTATCGCGGTAATAGATAACCGTTCCGAGAAGAATGCAGACAAGTGGAATGGCAATCGCCATTTTAAAAAGTAGACTCATTCCTGTAAAGGTCTTTATGACTGTATCGAGCATGCTGCTCGGTTCATCGACGAGAGTCGTTGGACTACCATTCGCATAGGTTTGCGACATCCCTGCATTACACCCGATATAAGAATTAGATCGTGAAATCACAGTCTAATTCTTTTTAGAAATGCACAAATAGAGGGTACATGTCCGAAGATCAAGATCAAGATCAGGAACGAGAAGGAGAGGAGGAAGGGAATGCCCTTCTGAACGAAGAGGTCGTGGCAGATGAGGATCTCGGACTCCTCGGAGTGATTCCTGAATTGGCTATGCCTGAGTTGGCTGAGCCTGAGTTGGCTGAGCCTGAGTTGGCTGAAGAACCGAAGGAAGAACCGAAGGAAGAAGACGAACCGGTGGTTGATCCAAACGATCCTCAGCTCCAAGAACGCCGAGCCTATTTGCGCCGAATTGCAAACTTCTTTAAGGAACTCTCTCTCTATTATCGGGGCAACCGGATGCCGAAGGGTTCTGCGAAGCTAAAGGCAATGAAACTCTTCCGCCTCCGAGGCGAAGAGCTCCCCTCCAATGCCACCTATTCTGAGGACGGGCGGACGCTGACCCTCTTGTCTCGGACAGGCAAATTGAAGGACACCATTTCCATGCAAGACTATCGCCCTCCGACACGCGAAGAACAGATTGCATTTGATGAAAAACGACGACAGATCATCCGAAAAGCCGAAAAGGACTATGAAGCCGCCATCGATGAACTACGTCAGGTCGAGAAGACCAAGGTGCGATCCGACATCAAGCAGGCCCAACGAGCAGTCGCTATGGCCGATCGCCACCTCTATCAGTCCCGCTATCCGGAAAAGACCATTGATCACTATGACAGTGTAGAGGTTCGCCAGGTCGATTTCGATCAGCCGCGCGATGTCCACAAAATGTCCGTATTTGCCCTTCATCTTGCAACTCGGAAACGCCAGGATGTCTATGCGGTTCCAGAAAAGGGCGATGAAGAAGAGCCGGTCGTTGAAATCAAAAGCAAGAGCAAGCGCCCAATCGTATTCGCTGCAAAACCACTCGGCGAGTACGACTTTTTGAGCAGTTTCTACGTACATCCATTTGACTACAAGGGACATCGGTATATTACAGCATATCAGGCGATCATGGCAACTGCTGCCAGTAAATTCGGAGATGACGAAAAGGCAGAGGAGATTCGTGAGACAGAAGACGCGGCCGATATCGATTTGACATGGGACAAATTGGTTGGCGTGACCCATGCGGCCTGGAATCTCCAGCTCGAGAGCCTGATTATTAAAGTGAATCGTGCAAAATTTGCAAAGGGCTCGGAGTTGGCCGCGAAACTGTTGAAAACCGGAGATGCCCAGATTGGCGCCATCCCTCCTGAAGATGAAACCGACCCCTTTCAGGGCATCGGCCTCACCCAGGAGAATCCCGATTCAACCAAGAGGTCCAAGTGGAAGGGGAAGAATGTCTTTGGACTCGCGTTGGAGCAGATTCGAGAGGAGTTGGCTATAGTTGAGCCGAAGAAACCAACGCGATCTCTTCGTCGCCTAGTCCCGCTTTCTGTAAGAACGGCAGCAAGTGAAGGTCTGGCAACTGCAGCAAATGTTGCAACCAAAGGTCTCTCTGCTGTTGCAGAAGATGCGACAGCAGTGGCTGGTCTAGCTGAAACAGGCGCCTCTCTTGTATCTAATGCAGCTACAAAAGGGTTTACCGCCGCCACAAGTGCTGTAGGAGAAGGACTGGCTGCCGCTATGACAGTTCTTCAAGCCGCGCCGCGTTAATTCAATGGATAGTTCTTCAGAATCACATCCTTTGCGTCACAGCTCACCTCCTTGCTGCCATACTTATAGCAGACGTTGTTCTTATCTTTATACGCAAGAGTTCCTGCATTTGTAGGCGTCGGATATTTAAAGATAACCGTGGTCTCTGGTTTTATAAAACAGATTCCCACGATCCCCAGGACAAGGCCACAGAGAAACGGGAAAAATAAGAAGTGCTTGATCATACCCTCACCTAGTTCTGCGTAAGAATATAATTCTAACCATTCACTAGGGATGCTTACGGATCTATTAAAAAGTAAGATGTTTAATGTAATTTTCAGCGTAGTACTGGGCATTGGCCTCGTCTGTCTCTTTCGCCCCCAGTGCAAGGGCGACGACTGCAAGCAGATCAAAGCCCCGCCTGTAAGTGAATGGGACGGCATGACCTATCGAATGGGGGCCAAGTGCTATACCTACGCCTCCGAAATCATGGATTGTCCTGCAAAAGGTGCAATCGAATCCTTTGAGAATCAATTCAGAAATCGCAGGTCAGCGATCGCAAATCGCGATTAAGCGAAGACGAATGATTTCCAACGAAGAGTAGCAAAAATGGCCAATGCGGGAACAATGCTATCCGATCTCGGTGAGAGTTCCGGTGGCGACAGCGACTTCGTTCAGCGTATTCTAGCCGATCTGAACACGACCGGTAGTGGCAGTAATCCGGTCATGCAGCAGATGCCGCCCCCGGCCGGCAACGGCCGCATTGTAAATTCGCCTAATCCAAATACAGTTGCTCCATTAGCTATGGATCCCTCCACCGCCACCGCCCATATGATCGGCAAAGCCTACCCTACACCGGCGGACTTTGCGACGATGATGAACCAGGGCATAAGTCCTCAGCTCCAGCAGCAGTTTCAGCAGCAACAGCAGCAGCCTCCTATGCTCACGCAGCTAAGCCAAGGAAAGGGCTGGATGGCCGAGACCCTGAACCAGCTCCGCCAACCCCTTTTAGTCGCCATTCTCTTCTGCGTCATGAGCCTCCCCGTCATCAATGTCATGCTGGGATATTATATTCCTAGTCTCTTGAGGGCAAGCGGAGATTTGACTACCATCGGTCTTCTTGTCAAATCCCTTGCAGCGGGAGGACTCTACTGGATTCTCATTCACGTAATTGCGCCCCTTGTCAATGGCCAATTGGTTTAGAGGAATTAGATTCTGAACGCTAGATAGAGTCGAATGGTATCGAACACTATTACAGCCGGTTTAGCCGTTCTCGCCCTTGTTTTGTTTGGCGCCTATGTCCTGTTTTCACAGGGAATTCTGGGATTTCTGATTTCTATCGCAATTACCCTCATTACGGCATCTTTTGTCGATAGTATTGAATTAGTGGCCATCGGCGTATTAGTGGTAGGAATCACCTATATACTGGCAGTACGCAAATTCAACTGCAGGATGGAGGGCTTTGGCTCCGACCAGAATGACCGAGGTGAGATTCTTGCGATCAATAATGCATTTGCAAAGAAGATCCCGTTAAAGAAACGTAAAAAGGAGACAGTACGTGGAACACTCTCCACATTGCGTGGCGTAGAGGGGTTTGCAGATACTCCTTCCGACGAAAAGGAGGAGGAGGCGACGACCCAGTCCGCACCGGCGTCCGCCACCGAGACTCCGTCCACCCAGACCGATGCAGATGCCGCAGCTGTGACGGCGGCCATGACAACCAGCCAGCAGTCGCAACAGTCGCAACAGTCACAACAGTCACAACAGTCGCAACAGTCACCTGCCACCAATGCCGTCCCCGTCGCAAGTCCCGGAACCACAAATGCCGCAACCAACGTCGACACCGCCATGACAGCCCCCGCAGTGCAGGGATTCGAGGACGAAGAGAACTCGGGTCTCTTTAAGCTCGGCCAGCTCCCTTCGGAAATGAAGTCGGGTCCCTTCGTGGACGTGGCCTCGACCATGAGCAAGGCCATGGGGGCCTTGAAACCGGATCAGTTGGCGGCCATGACAGCGGAGTCCAAGAGCCTTCTGGAGACACAGCAGAATCTGATGGGTATGCTCGAGTCGATGCGACCGGTGCTGCAGGACGGTCGCCAGCTCCTGGACACCTTTGGGTCGATTTTCGGGAGCATGGGAGGGATGGGGATGGGGAACCTTAAAATGTAATGGGGGGACATCAGGGTAGCCGCTTCGCGGCCACCCTGCCTCCCCCCTACCCCCTGTTTACTTGAGTTTATGGGGGGACATCAGGGTAGCCGCTTCGCGGCCACCCTGCCTCCCCCCTACCCCCTGTTTACTTGAGTTTATGGGGGGACATCAGGGTAGCCGCTTCGCGGCCACCCTGCCTCCCCCCTACCCCCTGTTTACTTGAGTTTATGGGGGGACATCAGGGTAGCCGCTTCGCGGCCTCCCTGCCTCCCCCCTACCCCCTGTTTACTTGAGTTTATGGGGGGACATCAGGGTAGCCGGCCCTTGGGCCGGCTACCCTGCCTCCCCCCTACCCCCTGTTTACTTGAGTTTATGGGGGGACATCAGGGTAGCCGCGAAGCGGCCGCCCCCTGTTTACTAAAATTACAGTAAACTTCTCGAGTCGTATTTTTTATTAGGCGGTATATCTTATAATAAGGCATTTATAATGCCCTATTATAATTAGGGAATGACTAAAAAATATTCAGTGGATCTGTTTACAGGACTAATAGGCGGTATTCTTGCGCTCACTGTCGTCGCCTTGGCACTAAAAGGGTTGCAATCTATGATTCAATCGCCGCCCTCCACGGTCATCATTCAAGAACCGAGGCCCGTCGCTGCATCAACGGTGGTTGTCGCAGAACAGGGCGACGGCCGTTTCAATCGCGCGCCCCAACCTCTACGAGACTGGATGGCCCCTCCCGAACTCCCCCCTCGCGGCGGGATCGCGACCATCCCTATCAATATTCCGACACAAGGACTTCCCGAATCCTTCCAGGCCATGGGCAATATCAGCGTCCAGGGCGGAAAAATGCTGCCCCTGTACGGCAGGCGGACAATGCGCGGCTCCTCCGATCGCTGGAACTACTATACCCGCACCGATACCTACAATCCCGTCCCGCTCCCTCTTCGTTACAAGGGCCGAGACTGCATGGATGACATAGGATGTCCCGAGGTCTTTTCAGGGGAACGGGTCGAAATAGAGGGAACCGGCGAATCGGGCCATGTCCGTGTCTTTCGTTACGATGGCCCCAAATATATCCCTGGGTTGTTGTAGTGAGAATGGCGGCCTGTTCAGCCTACGCAATCGGTTCTTTTTTACACATAGATGCAAATTCATTAGCACAGAATCCGAAGGTACAGCCTAGTCAGCAGTCACCGTTTTTGCCCTCCTTTGCACCACAGGGGACCTTTCAGTTCCTTGATAATACAATCACAACGGATTCAAATAATACAATTTCCTTTCAAGGCAATGTCTATAATTTATACAATGATATGCAGTTCTGCACGCCCAACGTCCGTTTTACGGGCTCTCAGGATAGGAACGGCGTCGGCCGAGGCGTCTACACGACGAACGGGCAGCCCGTGGCCGCCGACCTTCTATTGACCTTTGTAAATTCTGCGGCATCACCTCAAGCGGTGATTGTGATTCTACCCATCTACGTCACAAATTCACAGGAACCCAATCTTCTGTCCACCCTTCTGCAGCAGAAATCAACGGTAGGAAGCCTTACGGGCCTATTTAACGAGAATTCTAGATCCTACGGCTATAACATCTGTATCAGTACCGTCGTAGATGCTCAGAATTTGTCAATCTACAGTGGAATCAACACCTATATTGTCAGTTTTCCAGGCGGATATTCCATGCCGCAGGCAGATATTAATCAATTGAAGAATTTACCAGACTACACATTTCGCCCTGCTCAAGGCCATCCGATCGTGACCGCCTTTGGATTCGACAGTGAGACCAACAGCTATCCGCCCAATCAGATCGATTCAGGAACGTTCTATTGTACATACGTTGCCGGCAATGACGAAAAGGTGTCAAATCATGTAACAAATTATGCGCAGTCGCCTACCCATACGCAATGGAAATCGGCACAATCGGCGCAATTTACGCTGGATCAATACAAATGCTACCCATTGAATGATCTCCAGAATTTGAAAGATGCTTCGGGGATAGTCATGCCAGACGCTATAAAATCATTGAAATCTGCATCACCTGAGAATAGTGGCTTTTCGGCGGGTATCCTAATGGTTTTGTGGAGTTTATTCGGAATTGCAGTTGTTGGAGCATTAATCGTAATTATCTCCTATTTTGTAACACCGGATGAAGTCCCTGCAGCGGTATTAGCAGCTGTTGCACCTGTTGCCGCAACTTCATAATTTATATTAGGCGATAATAGGTACATGAATCTCTTGTACATGCTTCTATGTCTTGTATTGATCATAATAGCCACCCTCGCCTATCAGAAACTTGTACTTATTCAAGAGGGCTTCAAGAATAAATCCGTTGCGGATACGGAGTCGAGCACATGCCCTACAAAACTAACGGCTGTACGGAAAAAGGGCATTGTATTTTGCAATGACAAGGACAATATCCCTGTATGCACGCTTGGTGCAAATGGGACAAATGACGATATTCCTGCATGTTCTGAAATTATAAAAAAGTACTTTGAGGATCAGGCGGTCAAGTTTTGCCCGCCCTCTATGCCAAATTATTTTGAAAATCCCCCTCGTAATACTTCCGGTTGTACCTCGGGGACTCTTAACCAGACAAGAACAGGGCCCGCCATAGATTCAGCAATTCAATGCAGTGTCTATGATTCTGATCTCGATACAACTACCCAGAGCAGTTGTTTTAATCAGAAGCAATTAGAAACAACTGTACTCTTTGGGGAGAAGTCTACAAAGAATCTGATCCCTATCGCCATAACCAAACCGGCGGCCTATATCACCGTTATGCAATATACACGGCCAGGCACTTCCCTGCCAAATGGCTGCGTCCCTAATGCACATGCGCAGCATATAATAAAATATATGCGATCTCATATTGATAAATCGCTGCCCGCCGATCGGCAACAAATGGAAATTACCGGTTTGGCGATGGCTGAGCAATTTATAAAAACTGGAAAATTCGTAGGCTCTTGTGAAGCGCAGAGGAAGGTCTATGTGGATCGTACGTTGCAGGAATCTGATCTGGTTCCTCAGCTGCCGCGCTAGAGGAGGGGGATAGCTCCTCGGGAGCTACGCTCCCGAGGAGTATGCCTCGCGGAAAGCTTTGCTTTCCGCGAGGGACATCTAGTCCAGACGCCTTCGGCGTCTGGACTAGCCTCCCCCTTACCCCCTGTTCATGTAGTTCTTTTGTCCTTATTCCACTCTAATGAACAATGTTGTCTGGACTAGCCAGTCCCTGTTCATATAGATCGTTTGTCCTTATTCACTGGGTCCCCTAAGGGAATCTAGTGAATAAGAATTCCTTGTACCACTCTATAAGTAATCCCTGAACAGCGGTGCAGACTTGTTCCCAATCGGAACAGTCGGCAGAGCCCTCTTGTCATTCAAGCTATATTCGGGCGCCAGTTCCTGGAAATCGTTCTTGCCCACCTGCGCCCCTGGTAAATAGATTGCGGTACGGTCATCCGCCTCCAGAAATTCCTGAACCGGCACCGTCTCCTGGGGCTTGGATTCCTCCTCCACCGTCATGTAGGCCGGATCCTTGGCCTCCTGCATCTTTGCAAACTTGGTGCGGGCATCAACCACTTTACTGCGATTGCGCTCCATGTACAGCAGGCAAATCGCAATAAGAGCCGCAACTCCTACGATCGCCGAGTGATGCGATGCGACAATCAATCCAATAACCAGCATAATACGAAGCACGAGGGTATCCAGCAGCAGTAGGACGGGGCTCGGTAGAACAGGAGCCGCAAAGCCAACGGCGAGAAGTGCAGCCATCAAAAGGAGATCTGTCTGTTTGACCCCGATCATACTCTACTAAATTTGATATTATTTATGCATAAAACAATTAATAATGACCGAACCGAATAGACTTTTAACTTCCAAAGGCTATTCTGTTCGGAAAGACAGTCTTACCGCGGATCAGATCGCCATTATTCAGAAGGAGCTGACGGTAAAGCCCAAGGTCCTCGAAAAGTTCAGCAAGGGCACGCTCTCCTTTCCCCTCTTCCTGGAGTCCACGGCGCGCTACTATCTTCCTCGCGTCTGGGCCACCGAGACCTTCGGCGAACCGGAAGCGAGTCGCTTGAATCCAGGCCACGATCTTCCCGCCGTCATGAAGTTCAAGGGCACACCCTATCCGTACCAAGAGACCATCATCGATACCTTCTTGGCGCAAGGTGGCAATGGTCTCATCTGCGTTCCGTGTGGGCGTGGCAAGACCTTCATGGCCTTGGCGATTGCGCTCAAGCTTCGGAAGCGCTTCTTAATTGTCGTAGACAAGGAGTTCCTCGCGAATCAGTGGAAGGGCGAGATTGAGCGCTACGTCGAGGGGGCACGAATAGGGATTGTGCAGAGCGACAGTAATCAATATGGGACAGAAGTATTAGTGTCAAAAGGCCCTACCATTGCAGAAATGAAGAAACTTGCTAAAGAGGCCGGTCTCAAGGTTGGAGGCAACAAGGATGTACTGACGAATCGTTTAACAGAGGCAAACATAGATGTGGCTCCCAAGACTGAAACAGTTGAATATGACATCACCATCTGCATGATTCAGACCATCTGTCTTCATGACTATCCTGCAGATGCCTTCAGTAGCTATGGCTTCACCATCTTCGACGAGTGTCACCACCTGGGCGCGCAGCACTTCAGCGGTGCGTTGCGGAAGATCCAGACCCGGCATATGCTCGGCCTGTCGGCGACCCCCCACAGAGACGACGGACTCACGAAGGTTTTCGAGTATTTCCTCGGCAAGCCCGTGTATGAGGAGAAGGGGCGGGAGCCCGATCCGACCGTCCAAGTCAAGGCCATCTGGTACAAGAACGACGATCCGGCCTACGCCGTTCCACCTGTGGATTGGCGGGGTGAGCTCGTGACGGCGCGTCTCATGACCCAGGTCGTGACCTGTAAGCCGCGGACGGCCATGATCCTCGAGCACTTAAAGGAACTGGTCGCCGACCCGAAACGCAAAATCCTCGTCCTGTCGGAACGGCGGGGGCACTTGGCGGAACTGGAGGCTGGACTGGCCAAAGAGGTTACAAAGGGCTACTATGTGGGGGGCATGAAACAGGAAGATCTGGATCGGAATGCGGAGACCTGTCAGGTCTTGCTGGCGACCTATGCCATGGCGTCGGAGGCTATGAACATCAAGGCACTGAATGCGATGATCATGGCGAGTCCGCGAAAGAAGGTGGAACAGAGTACGGGACGCATCCTGCGCACCACGGTCGACAAGAGGCTACTAGAGCCCCTGATCCTGGATATCATTGATCAACATGACACGTATGTTCGTCAATGGTATTTGCGAGGAAGATATTACAAGAAATGCGCCTACACGGTGACGCATGTGAACAAGCCGAAGAATGTGCGGGGCGAAGAGGCAGTCAAGAACGAGGTCGTGGTGGAAGAGGAGTGTCAGATTGTCCTCGGAACCAAGTAAACAGGGGGTATGGAGGAGGAGTGTCAGATTGTCCTCGGAACTAAGTAAACAGGGGGTATGGAGGAGGAGTGTCAGATTGTCCTCGGAACCAAGTAAACAGGGGGTATGGGGGAGGCAGTTCACCGGCCTTTGGCCGGTGAACTGATGTCCCCCACCCACTAGTTGGTCTTCAAACAGGCCCCGTTAAAATGCCGGGCGGCATAGGTACCCTGGTCACTAACTCCTGGATTATTCGATACAGCCGGGCTAAGGGGACGCCATTCATAGCCTGCCGTGGGTGCATTATACTTCATAGAATCGATCTGGCCCGCAAAGACCTGGGGCGGATTATTCGCTAGATTCTCCTGATTGGTCCCGCCACCTCGCTGGTTACGCTTTTTTTTTTGCTGCTTGCGAGATTTATGGGGAGGCAGCCGCCTCCCTCCCTTGAACGAAAAGGGTGGAACAAAAGAGGCAAATCCAGGCACAGGAGGCTCATAGGTCATGCGATTTGTTGTCTGCATCTGAAGGGCCCGATCTGCATTGAGCGCATCGTAGCTGCCGGACTCACAGGCGACACGGCCAATCGGCGCCAAACCCGCATACCCAACGCCATTGGAGCCATACACAGAGGCTGCATTGACGGGATCAAACCCGTAGCGACCTCCTGTCTGTGCCTTCTGCACCTCCTGCATATACTGGTACGTGTAGCCAGCCGGATCTTTGGGTAGCGAACCAGGAATGTTATGGAATCGGACCGAGCCCGGCTCTTCGCCCTGGTTCACGGCCACACCAAGCACCGTGCCGCCGTTCTGGATCATAGGGGTTCCGTTGTTCTGCACAACAATTCCCCCTGATCCGCGCTGGGATCCGCCACCCTGCGAGACGCCCGGTAGGCCTCCATTCAGACGTCCGATGCCGTCTAATGCTCCTGGCCTGGTCGGAGATCCGGCGCAGTCCATGCCCGTCCCTGAGTACTGCTGGTGCACCTGCTGACCAGGATAGATACTGAGATCGAGCTTTTCAGAGTAGCCGCCGCCCTTCTGATTACGCCGTAGCTTGCTACTCTGTCGTAGTGTCCTACGACGCTTACTGTGATGCTTACGGCGCATAGATCGTTTCGGCGCCATCCTCTACTTAAGCCTTTCTAAAAAAAGACGCAGCGGAAATGGGCGTCTCATCGCTCAAGACTTTCGTGATCTGGTATTTGCGGAACTCCTCGTTCCAAACCACTTCGACGCGCGCCTCTTTCAGTGTCCGCATCTGCTGTGAAAGCGCCATGGTTGCAATGGAGGCAATGCCGATAAACGAGTTGTCGCCGGCCTCCAGTTGATACGCATCAGGAAGGCCGATCTTCGTATAAGGTTTCGCGAGAGCACAGATCTGCACCTGGATCTCAGGGGCCCGGGTCAACGTGGGAGCTCTGTACGCGACCGTCTGTTTTGGCGTTATAGAATCCCACCAATAGAACCGCTGACTCCGAGGGGCATCCGGCTGAATGATCCAAGAGAGGGAGGCATCGTAGGCCTGGTCCCAGTCTTCCAACGAGATAGGGGTCACAATACGAGGGGTAACGGCCAAAAGGGGCTGGATTGCAGGGAGTCGGTTCCAGAAGTGCTTGAGCTGAGTCCAGCGTTCTGAGAACGGACTGCTTGTCCAGAGATCCTTGCCCTCGTAGACGAGGAGATCCTCAATCTGGAGAACCGATTCGCCTTTCAGAAGATTGGCGAGGCAGACGGTGTTCGAGCCAAATCCCGGAGGGAGGATCCAGCGAAAGGTGAGACCTTCCTGTCTGGAGGGATCCCAGAGGCACGGGGCAAACCCTTCCAAGAAAAAGAGGAAGGAGGCGGGGCGGCGGTCGAACTTCGGCCAGACGACGAGCTTCTCTCGTTCAAAGATCTGGCGTGCCCGGTGCCCGGGCAGATGGACTTCGAGGCGGTTGCTGAGAACAGGAAAGCGACGAACGCAAGTTTCGATCGCCTCGACATGACTAGTTTCGAGGCGAGCAAAACGGGGAATGCGTTTGTTTCCTTCGCGGTCTTCACGAGGCTTGGTTGCATGCATTCTAGTAATACTAGTGCGGAGGCTTTATGTTGGTGATAAGTAGAGAGATGTCTGAATTTATAACACCTGTTAAACGCCGGCCTCCGCCTAAGAACGAAGAGGAGGAAGAAGAGGAAGAGTACAGCCCAGCGGAACCTGTACCTCTATCCGCTATTACGCCTGGACCGACTGTAGAATCTACCAATGCGACTTCTTCAAATTGGGGAGAACAAGCCGGTAAGAAAGTGTCTGGTCTTATTACACCGCGACGCTTAGATAAACACCTATTTGGAGCACCTGGACACTTACCAGAACCTCCTGCTCCACCGGCTATTCCGCCGAAGGATCTACGCAAACCATATTATGTAAAGAACCCGAGGAGTGGAGGCCGACACAAGAAGAGTCACAAGAAATGCAAGCATTCCAGGCGTCGTGCAACCCGCAAAGTCCGCTTCGATCATATTTAAATTTATACTAAGCGGTATCTACGTCTTATTCTTGAATTTATGCCATTCAAGAATAAGATTGTTTACAGTCTACGAGTTGCGATTTGAACTAACGTTCAAATAGCAAGACCTATGTGCAATTATGCTAGACTATCTAGATAGCCTAGCATAATTACAACTTACGAGAATCGAACTCGTGCTACTTCCTTGGAAGGGAAGCATTCTACCACTGAACTAAAGTTGTAGAAGAGGGGGGGCTCCGCGCCCCCCTCTGAGGTAAAATGATGGATGGGCGGCTTTGCCGCCCATCACTCATGCATTTACCTTCGAGAATACCACCGAATTCCCATTCTTCTAGATCTGGTACTCTTTAAGTCCTTAAAAAGCGGAGAAGTTCGTATCCGACCCCGTGTCGTTCGCGAAGACGCCGCCATAGAACTCCCCCTGGTTCTGCACCATATCGAGGCCAAACCGCTGCGTATTCTGGTTTGTCTGGTTCTCCGTGCGCCCCGCAATCCCTCCTTCGTAGGCCAGGTTGACCTGGTCATTGAGCGGCGGGGGACGAAAGGACCGTTCAGGATAGGTCATTTTCGGCTGGGCGTTCGCGCCCTCCTCCTCGTCCGCCAACGGGTCTCGGGGTGCCGGATCGGCGTGCACGACGACCTCGCCCCTCGGCGCGGCCTGGGCGGGAGCGTTGGGGCCGGAAGGCATAACAATCTTCGGCGGCGAATAGGATTCGGGCATAACTTCCAGAGGCGCCCGCCCAGGGGCAAAGCCTTCGTAGATCTGATCTCGGTATTTGACATAGACTGCAAAAGCGACGATCAGAACGGCGACAATCGCCAGTGTTTGCAAATCCATCCTATTAGCCACTCAGAAATCGCTCGACCTCCGACCAGCTCGCGTCGGAGTAGAGATGGACTATGTCGAAGCCGCCGCTCTGAAACCAGAGGCCTTCGCGACTCTGTTTCACAATTGTCGCCGAACCCGTATCCGTCCCAAGATAGTGCATACCGATCCAATCAGTTCCTCGCTTCTGGAGCCGTTGCTGAAGAACAGATTCGCGAATCGCCTCTTGTTCCACAATCTCATAGCTTTCGGAGCCGTTGTTGAGTTCTTGGAGAAACCAGTCAATCCCTTTGATGCACGAATAGGGTGTGCTTGGTTTCCCTGCGTGGATCTTTGTGGAGGGGAATGTGAATCGTGTGTGCATTGATATTTAAATGTGAGCCGATCTTAAGCACTATTTATCCTTAAAATTGAAGCTGATTTAAGCAATTGGTGTAGTACAAAGAATAATGCCAACCTGCATCACCACCGTCCTCAGTGCAAAGGGAGAAGTCCACAAGGCCAACCTCCAGCTAACGGATGGGGCTTTGACCATGGACACCGTTCAGAAGTATCTGCGCAAGAAGGAGGCCCCCGAGTCGGTCGGGACCTTTTCGACGCCCACCTGTCAGGTGGCCGCCTTCGGATACACGAAGGGCAAGGCGCCGACTCTCAATCAGTCCTCTATGCCCTTTGCGAAGCAGCCTCTGTTCGGGGATGTTCTGCTGATCGGCTATGCAAAGGGAAGTTCGTGGGCGACACCCGTTCCCTTTACACCCGAGGATCTGGTGTTCGAGGACGACGAGTCCGAGGATGAAGATGAGGAGGAGAAAGAGGAGGAGGAAGAAGAGGAGGAGGAAGAGGAAGAGGAGGAGAAAGAGCCCATTGAGGATGAACTGGAAGGGGAGGAGGAACTGGAGGAGGAGATGGAGCCCGAGCCCATTCTCGTGAAGCGGAGAAAGATCACGACACTGAGTCTGAAGATCGACGCCAATGCGTTCAAGGACGAGATCGACGTGACCGCGCCGATCACGTCGCATCCTTTCCGTGTAGGATGTCTGCAGAAACTCCAGGTGTTGGCGGCCCAGTTCGACGCCGGCGCAATTACGAAGCTTGAAGTCGCCCTTCTGGTGCACGTTACGGAACTCGCCAAGAAACACTATATTCCGAGAAACTGGAAGGCGGGGCCGTTCTGCGATCTGTACAGGGCGCAACTACGGGCGCTCCTCTGGAATATTCACCCAAAGTCCCCGATTGGAAATCGCCGACTCTTGGAACGCTGTTTGGACGGCGAATTCCCGCTGGAACAGATTCCGACCATGTCAGCCTATGATATGTTTCCCGAACGGTGGCAGCAGCTGGCCGACAAACAGCTTATCCGGGAGCAGAAGATTCTGGAGGGGAACAAAAGTCAGGCGACGGACGAATACAAGTGCAATCGGTGTCACAAGCGTGAATGTACGTATTATGAGATGCAGACACGTTCTGCAGATGAGCCGACGACGATCTTTATTACGTGTTTGAATTGCGGAAAGCGTTGGAAACACTAAGTGGCTGGACTCCGCGTTCAAATTATTTTAACTTCTTAAAATAATATAGAGCGACATGAATCGAGCGAAGGAGGCCAAGACCTTCGTTCCTCTCTTTGCTCCTGTGGCGCCGTCGCTATTGCACGAAAAACAGTTTTTTCTGTTACTCGAAAGCCCTAAACGCCAGAAACAGAGGGCCTCGTCTGAGAAACAGAGTAAATCACTGAAAGGGGATGTGAAAAATAACAATAATAATGGGAGTTTGTTCTTTTAAAGTTGCATCAGATCCGCCAAGCGCCAGTATTCATAGGTCCCATTCGGCAACGGGCGTTTTACAATAAACGGCAGCTTCTTCTGTTCTAGTTCAAGCCGCGCAATGTCTCGTACATCCGTGATATGCGCAGGAATTGCAATGAAGGGCCGACCGCCCTGACTAAGCTGATTGGCCCGAAGGCCAATGATCTTAGTTCGCTCATAGAGTGTGAGAAACGGATAGGTGGTGTGATTGGCGTCAGGCGACGTGTCGGTCGGCTGCACGACTTTCAGATCCACCTTCTGCATCACAGTTTCAATGTAGTCAATGATAAGCTCGGGATGCTGGGCATAGAGCTTACGGAGTTCGGGCTTGATCCCTACGAGCTCAGGGGTGGCCAGATCATACGTGTCGTCCTCGAAGGCCTCCTCCGCCCCCTCAAAATCGCCTTCGAAATCATCCTCTCCGTCTCCTTGCATCTCTCTTTCTACTGAATGAGACTGCATTTTAATTGATCAAATTTTTACCTGATTGCTGTAACAAGAGATTTCTGTGTTTAAAAATCATGTTCAAAAAATTTGAACCTAAACAATTTGTAAAGTAATAGACATACTACATGGCAGATAGACTACCATCCATATTAAACACCATGGCTTCCAGCAAATCCGCAGACGATTACATTGCAGAGGGGGTTGTTCCGTACGATAGCTTTGAGACGATGAAGCTCCCCGAAGATCTGGAGCGCGGGATCTACGCGTTCGGCTTTGAGAAGCCCTCGAAGCCCCAGCGCCTCGCCATTATGCCCATGAAGAACAGGCAAGATATTCTCTGCCAGAGCCAATCGGGTACTGGTAAAACGGGCGCCTTCGCCATCGGCGCCTGCAGCTCTGTAGATCCTACGATTCAGGCTCCGCAGATTCTCGTTCTGTGTCATACACGTGAACTCAGCCAGCAGACCGAGAAGGTTATGCGCGGCATCGGCCAGTTCATGAAGGTCTCGGAGCACCAGACGGGGCTCAAGGTTCTCTCGGCCACGGGCGGGACTGCGGTCGGCCAGGACTTGAAGGCGCTTCGTTCAGGCGCGCAGGTCGTAGTGGGGACCCCTGGCCGCATCTTCGATCTCCTCCGCCGCGAGGGGGGTCTTCGCACGGAGCATCTCAAGTGGGTGATCCTGGACGAGGCCGATCAGCTTCTTGAGGATCTCTTCGCCGAGCAGATCAAGGCCATTCTGGCGGCTCGCCACTTCCCGCCTGAGTGCAGACTGGGCATGTTCTCGGCGACGATGTCGGGCGATGTTCTCGATCTGGCCGAGTGTTACCTGAAGGAGCCGGTTCGTATCCTCTTGCCGGCGGAGGAGGTGCGCCTAGAGGGCATTAGCCAATACTATATTAACCTGGAGAAGGACGAGTGGAAATACGATTCGCTGTGCGATCTTTACAAGCACATGACGATTAATCAGGCCATCATCTTCGTCAACAAGAAGCAGACGGCTGAGAAACTTACAAAGCGGATGTTCGACGACGGATATACGCTGGAATATATTCATGGCGAGATGGAGCCGGCGGAGCGCAAAAAGAGAATGGAGGACTTCCGTGCAGGGAATGTGCGCATCCTGATCGCCACGGATGTGTTGGCGCGGGGCATTGATGTTCAGACGGTCAGCGTGGTCATCAATTATGAGATGCCGATGAGCCGCGAGAATTATTGGCACAGGATTGGCCGCACGGGGCGCTATGGCCGCAAGGGGCTGTCGATTAATCTGATTGGTGGCGCAGATGAGATGACGATGATGCGCGATATTGAGAAGCATTACAGCGTGGTGATTCCTGAGCTGCCGGCGGATTTGAGTATGCTTGGCAAATAGTGGGGGACAACAGCCCTAGGCGGCGAAGCCGCCTAGGGCTGCCTCCCCCATACCCCCTGTTTACTTAAACTATGTAAGTTATTCACAAATATCTTATTTTTTAGTTCAACTGATAGTGGCTTTTAAATTATCACGCTAGAATAGAATGGATCTTCATCTGATTTTTTACTACATCGGCATCAGTATCGTGATTCTATCCCACCTGTATATGCTGACTATACCGGCTATGCGGTCTCATGCTATCCTAAATCTGGTGGGGGCTGCCTGTATTGCGTACTATTTTATGAATAAGGAGGGATTTATTCGGTTTTAGAGGGGGACATCAGTTGGCCGGCTTTGCCGGCCAACTGCCTCCCCCATACCCCCTGTTTACTTAGAACTATGTAAGTTATTCACAAATATCGTATTTTTTAGTTGAACTAAAAAATACGATTATATACTCTAAGTAACTCAAGAAAACAGGGGGTATGGGGGAGGCAGCCCTAGCCGGCCAACTGCCTCCCCCATACCCCCTGTTTACTTAGAACTATGTAAGTTATTCACAAATATCTTATTATCTAGTAAAACTAAATAATAAAATAACCAAGTAACTCGAGTAAACAGGGGGTATGGGGGAGGCAGCCCTAGCCGGCGAAGCCGGCTAGGGCTGATGTCCCCCACGGATGTCAGTACGGCAAATCGGGCACATGCAGCTCTGTTCAAACCAGTGCCCAATACAGTCAATATGAAACGGGTGATTGCATTGCGTAATACGGCGAACGCGGCTTCCTGCAATAAGCTCCTCTTGACAGATCGGGCAGGCCTCCTCAAGCGTAGAAGCGAGTGTTTCAACAGTTGTTGCTGCATCGATCTGTTGATTCGTTGGATAGACAACCACATCTGCAAAATTATTGTGAACAGGGGCTTGAATTAAATTATTAAAGAGGCTGGTCAGCATATTCATTCCAGCCATATCCTCCGAATAAGCAGTGGGAACTTCATAAAAGAGCGTACGCTGTCGCCGAGGTACACGGATAGTGGCTGGTGCTGCAGGAGCAATAGGGGCTGGTGCAGGTGCTGGAGCTGGAGCAACAGGAGTAGCAGGGGCTGGAGCAACAGGAGCAACAGGAGCAACAGGAGCAACAGGAGCAACAGGCCCTTGCTCCTGTTGATGCATCGAATGCATTCGATGCATTCGACGCCCATAGTCCATAAGATTGAAGCGACTCAGTGCCTGATCCTGTATATACTGCAGCACATCCTGCGTCGAAGAGAATCTGCGATGACTGTACAAAAGGTCAGGAAAATAATTATGCAAATCGTCCAAAAGACCGACGCCAAAAATTGAAGTGTACGAATCGTCTTGCATTATTGCAACCTGCTAGTACTAATCACACAGTACTTAAGCTCTTTATCCATAGTCTTATAATAGCCTATATAAGATGTCAACTGATTCTGAAGCTCCTGCGCCTAATAGTAGTCATAAGGGAGTCGTCGGTCTCCAGAACATGGGCAACACCTGCTATGCAAACACGACCATCCAGCTCTTGCGCGCCGTGCCCGAACTCAATGCCTTCATTCTTCGAGAGGATCTAGAAGCGGCCTGCCAGGATGTGTCCAGTGTTCCCGCCAAGATCCTCCTCGGCTATCAGGACCTCATCAAAAGTATGTGGGGCGCCTATAAGCCTGCCTATGTCCGCCCCCTCGGATTCTTGACGGTCATTCGCGACGCTGTGCGCGGCGGTCTCTATGAGTCTTTCGGTATGGCGCGACAGAACGACAGCCATGAATACCTGGTCTATCTCCTGGACAACTTTCACGAAGCACTGAACGAGAAGAAGGATTCGGGGGCAAAGGATGCCGTGGTGCCAGCCGGCGCCACGATGGCCGAACAGGCTGCCATCGGCTGGACAAACTACGTGCAGCGTCATACAAGCCCCATGATCGATCTCTTCTTTGGCCTGATGCGGAAGACAATCGAATGCCAGGGCTGCATGGCGAAGTCCTATCAATGGGAGACCTTCAATGTCTTCAAAATTCCCTGCAAGGGGGACTCGCTCCAGGAGTGGTTTCGCACAGAGTGCGCGCCGACGGACATCGAGGACTATGCCTGCGAATCTTGTCAGACGGCAGAGAAGGGGCGGCAAAAGGCGCATCTCTTTAGCCATGTCTGGCGGCTCCCTTCGTCCCTCTTTCTGGCGATCAAGCGGTTCTCCCTCGACGGCCGCAAGGATATGACCCCCTGTCCGTATGACGGATCTCCGATCTCCTTTGCGGAACACTTTGCCGAGGAATCAGATCACGAGAGCAAGGAGTGGCGCTACGAGTGCAGGGGGGTTGCCGATCACCATGGGGGCATGAGAGGTGGACACTATTCGGCGCAGATGGCGCACCCTGTTTCGAATGAGTGGTGGTGGGTCGATGATCCGATAAGTCAGTCGATGCCGAGTCCACGGTTCGGGTCGTCAAACTATGTTCTCTATATGCGGCGAATTAGCACTATAGTTTGACGAGCCCTAGTAGGGTGCATTTGCACCCTACGTCGGGTCGTCAAACTATGTTCTCTATATGCGGCGAATTAGCACTATAGTTTGACGAGCCCTAGTAGGGTGCATTTGCACCCTACGTCGGGTCGTCAAACTATGTCCTCTATATGCGGCGAATTAGCACTATAGTTTGACAGCGGCAAATCTACGCCAAAAAAATTTGATTCTCTTTTTTAAATACAGATCATCATCCATACTACACATATCACAAAATGATGAACATTTCACGCGACATCGCGCTCAATGAATTGGAGGACGCCTATTCGGAATTTCTAAGGGAGTTTGCACCTGATACGCAAGATTTCATGCTCGCCCTGCACCTCGTAGCAGAACTTCGAGTCAGATCCTACGACGATATGTCAAGCCTGGCCTACATCTTTATGAATCACTATCCCGCCGACCAGTGGTCCCAGCACCTCTATGAGTTCTTTCACAGCGAGGGAATTCATCGTACTAAACTCGACGATCTGCTCGAAGTCTATTGGGACTTCATGGATGAACCAATAGAGGTTCAGGGACAGGGAGTCCCTGTGGGATAAATATCTCCAACAGATAGGATGAACGCCCTTTTAATCGGCATTAACTATACAGGAACTGTGAACCAGCTGCAAGGCTGTATTTTTGATGTCATTGAGATGAAGTCACTGATCATCGATGCGTATAGATTCAATCCGAATACCATCGTCGTTCTGCGGGACGACGATCCTGCCAATCGGCCAACAAAGGCTCGCATTCTTCAGGAACTGAGACGCCTTGTCGCAAATTCCGACCCCTCTTCCAATACTTTTTTACATTATTCGGGGCACGGCACGCAGATTACGGATACAGGCCACGACGAAGTTGACCAGCTGGACGAGTGCATTGTTCCCTGCGACTATGCAACGGCGGGCTTTATTACAGATGACGAGATCAATGCGATTTTTAAGCCACTGAAAGGTGCGGGCCTGGCCATTTTTGATTGTTGCCGATCCGGTACGATCATGGACTTGTCCTGCAGTGGCATAAGCACAGTGCCAGGTTTCTACTGCTTCTCGGGCTGCACCGATTCTCAGGATGTCCAGGAGGGCACCACCTCTACGCAAGGCTCCAACACGGGGTTGCCCCAGGGCGCCATGACCATGGCCTTTATCAGCACGATTCGAACCCTCCAATATTATCCACCAATTCCCGTGCTTCTATCCTCCCTTCGGGACTATCTGCATGTAAGCGGCTATACACAGACACCTCAGCTCACCTCAAATGTGTCCGTGACGCAGATCACACCCTTTCCGTTCCAGGCACCTGTCGCACAACTCCAGTCACAGTCACAGCTAGTTTTATCGCTTCAAAGTCAGATTCCTGTCCTCGAGGCACAGATTGCTGTTCTGCAGCAACAGGTCGTCGGCATGACGATCCTCGAGGCCTCAAGCAACCTCCTATCCGTTGTCCAGAATCAGAACCAGATCCTCCAGAACAAGAACCAGGCCCTTCAAAAGCAGGTGGAGACCCTCCCCTCCCTTCGGCAACAGGCGGCCCTTGTCCCACAACTCCAGCGTCAGGTATCCCTCATTCCCGGTCTCCAGAACCAGATTGCAGTACTCATGTACCAACAGGTGCTTGTGCAGCAGCTTCAAAGGGAGCTAGCGGCCGCTAGACGCTAAGACAACCTCGCTCTTGTCCAGTTCCAGAACAAACGCCTTGTCGTCGTTGACGCCCAAACTGACGAAAAGGGTGCCGTCGTATTCGCACAAACTGCAAGGAAATTCAATATACGAATGGGTAAAGAACACGAATTCTTCGCTGTAGCATGGCGGATCCGCTGTATGGATCCACAGCCACCGATGCACGGTGCGCTCCCTGTTCACATGAATGAGGAAAAGCCAGCCTCCGAGCCAAGGAATGCCGTTCGTCGAACCGTGATACCCATTTAAGCCCGGCAGCTCCAGACCACTTAAAGGTGTTGGCCGCCCATCCATCACGGCCTTCGTCTGGAGCGGATCGACGCTGTAGATCACTTGGTCCCCGCCAAACGGCATCCAGTTCTTCTCGACGTTGCTGTTGGGCATACAGGGCCGCACATCCTGGACCCGATTCCCTATCAGTGTCCCCTGGAACAGGCTGGGTTGGCCTCTCGGATTGCATTCGGGAATGGTGGCTAGAATTGTGGTTTCATTGATGAAGCGGATATCCTCGAGGCCGCGCCAATAGGTGGGATAGGTGGCCAGGAGATCGGCCAGGAGAGGTTGGACAAAAAAGGTGCAGAACGGCTGCGTCACATGACCTTTTAGAATGATGTATTCGGACTTGGCCTGTGATTCGTAGATTGTAAAGGTCTTGTCGGGGAACTTGCGATAATTCACACGTCGGATGAGAACAGTCGCATTGCCGCTTGCATCAATAAAAAGGGAGGGATTCGTGTCGAGGTAGGCGTTGGGCTGGCCAAACCGGTCTTTGAATTGTTTGGGCTCTAGGAGCAAGGGGCTTATTTTTCGTATAGGAAAGAGTTTCATATATGAAAAATATAGACTAGGATGTTTAGACTAGAATTTTGTATTATTAGGTGTACTAGGCCTAGATCTGCACCCAGATCTAGACTTGATGGTCGCAAAGCGACCATCAAGTGTACATCTTCTGTCGCCCAAGGGCGACAGAAGATCTAGGCCTAGGCCTCGCTATGCGAGGCCTACGTGTACATCTGCACCCGGCCAAAGGCCGGGTGCAGATCTAGACTTGATGGTCGCTTTGCGACCATCAAGTGTACATCCCAAACGGAATGGGATTCCCTCCCTCCTTCTTCTTCAAGAACAGGTCCACGTGCTCCTTCTTAACCGTAAAGGGGAGCGCAAAGTCCTTGATATGGAACGGCAGCGCCTTGTCATTGTACAGGCGCAGCATATTGATCTTCTGCACAATCTGCTCAATGGAGCGCTTGAGCTCACGCACACCCAGCTCCTCCTTGGCATACTGCTCAATGATGTGGGCGACCACGCCGGAGCCAAAGGCCATGCGCTCCACAAGGTTCACGTCCTTGAGGGCACCCGGTAGCAGATACTGCTCCGCAATGGTCGTCTTCTGCTTCAGGTCATAGCCCTTGAGCTCGATCGTCATCAGGCGATCCAAGAGCACCCTGTCAATCTTCGTGATGTCATTGGCCGAGAAGACAAAGATCACCTTGGACAGATCGATCGGTACACCCGACAGATACTTGTCCTCAAAGGCCTCGTTCGAGGCCGGATCGGTCAGGTGAATCAACATGTTCTGCACCTCCTCGCCCTTCGGGGTAGCGCTGATCTTGTCCACCTCATCAAACAGAATGATCGTAGACATAGACTTGGAGGCAATCAACGAGTTTACAATCTTACCGCAGTGGCTCGACTCGTAGACGAGCTGGTGACCAGTATACGTGGAGGCATCGGAGTCGCCGCCTAGTGAGATGAACTGAAAGGGAAGGCCAAGTGCCTTGGCGATGCCATTCTTGATAATGGAGGTCTTGCCGATGCCGGGGGGGCCCACAAGAAGGAGGGACGTACCCTTGCCCGTCGGATTCGCGATCTTCGTCGTGATATACTGGAGAATCTGGAGCTTCGTGTCATCCTGGCCGTAGACAGCGTCATTGAGCGACTTCTGCGCGCCCTGCATGAACTTCGCACAGGCCTCGGAGCCGTCCTCGAGCTTGATCGCAATCTCCTTGTAGAGACCAAACGGGATCGAGACCACCTTGTCGAGCCAGTTCCGAAGCTTGAAGTACTCCCCCGTACTCGGCTCCAAACTCTGCAGCGAGTTGTACTTGGCGAGAACAAGCGCCTGCGTCTCCACGGGCAGCTTGAGCGTCAGAATACGCAGCATGAGATTCACACCCGTATCCGTGATCGTAGGACGATTCTCCAATGCCGTCAGCAGCTCCTTCTGCTTCGGCTCAGAAAGCGCCTTGAACTGGTCGATCTGTGCATCGATCGTATTGTCCTCCAGGGGTGCCGTCAAAAGCTTCACGAACTGCTTGACAGAGGCCGGCTCCTTCTTCATATTGTGACGCTGGGGGATCATGCGATCCGCGCCCTCGTCTGCAGCGCCGAATGAGATAACAAGGTTTGCAGATCGCTCCTCCTCGTCCACATAGGTCTCGTCCTCCTCATCCACATCAAAGTCCTCGAAATCATCCTCCTCATCGTCCGTGTCCTGGGATCCGAGCGTCTCGCCCTCATCATCCTCTTCGTCTTCTTCTTCGTCTTCCTCCGATTCTGGCTCTGGCTTACGTTTCTTAAGAGGAACGCGGCGCTTAGGCAAAGGCTTCTTCGATTTTACAGGCGCCTTCTTGGAACGCTTCTTCACCGGGATAGACTCCTCATCTTCCTCTTCCGTCTCCGTCGAGTATTCAATAAGCCCCCGAATATTGCCGCGACTGTCGACGGAACTGTCATCGTCCTCCTCATCGTGACGACCGCCACTCCTCTTCTTCACGGGCGCGGCTTTCTTCTTCTTTCCATCCTCATTGCGTTTTACCATTCTATGTCTATTTTTCATTTTATTATGAGGGATCTACACATAATAAAAGGAATGCTTTAGATCAAATTTTAGGATTATCGGCGGTGCTGACGCTTCTTTGTTCCACGCGGCAAAACATTGTAGACAATTCGATCCATACGACCCGTTACATTCTTGCCGACCTTATTGGCGCCCGTTAGACCGGTGTGCACAATCTTATCCACCGACTGTACAACCGTATGGGATACATTGTTGGCGGCCCCAATCACCTCGCTGATCGGTCGATACAAGGCTGATAAAAGCCCACGCTTGGACCCCTTCCTTGTCTTTGACCTTGTCTTTGACTTTGACTTTGACTTCGCCATTCTACTCTAGAAAAATATTTTATGATTAGAACGTCTTCAGAATATCGACGAGTCCCATCATTGCAAATCGACTACGACTCGAAACACCCAGAAATGTCTCATTCTTGGTCGACAGGGCCGTCAAAGAGCCCAGAAATCGCTCTTTGAGAACCGGACGCAGCTCCAATGCCAACTTTGTACGCTCGGCCTGAATGGATCCCATAATTCGCTGCAGGCATGACACATATTCATCCAGGGTCGGCTTCGTGGCTTCTTTCGTAGACATAACATGGATATTGGTAATAATGCTCTGGAGAGTCGCCAGGAACAGGCTCGTATCGAGAACACTGTACTTGATGAGTTCTCCCAGAAACTGGGCATAGCCCTTGCGATAGGCCTTGTCGGAATTCGACTCCAGAAGAGTCTTATAGCTATCGGCCTCCTCGACCTCCGAAATATCCTCGAAGATCGAGCCAAAGGCCTTGTACCGCTCCACCATCTCAACGAGCAGATGGCTATACTTGATTGTGAGCTCGCACAGAAGCCGTGCATAATGGGGGCAGATGCTCTCTTCTCGAGTCGCCTTCTGGAAGACGATCTTCATGAAATCCTTAAGGAAGTGCGTCTTTCCCGAGTCGAGAATCTGGCACAGGAACTCGTGAGTCTCCTTGTAATTACGGGGACTAAACCGATTCAGCTTGTCCTGAATGATCATGAGGACGGCATCGTCTCCTCCGGTTGGCTTAAATCGACTCACATATTTCATGGGTGCGGCAGAAGGGGGGCCGCCGGCCCCCCCTACTCGTGCAGGGCGAGGTGGCGGCACGACAAGTGGGCGGCTTTTGCTACGCCAGTCTACCACTTTCCGCCACCCCTGCTGATCCGTGCTCTTCGCCAGACAGTCGTGAACAGTCTGAATTGCTTTCATAATTGCAAGAGGGACGACCGGGTCTCGAATCTCCTTCTTCAGTGCAAGAATGTCCGCAATCCGACCGTTCACCGCCTCCTCAGAAAAGGATGACATGATAGTAGTAGTATGGATTATTTTTAAGTGCTGTTGGCGCACCATTTAAATGCATGTCCGCCTTCAAATTTTTGGATCGCGTTTTCTACAACAGGCTTTAAAGATGTCATATTTCAAGAGCGAATGGATATTGCACGACTTCAAGAAGCCACGAATATAGATGCCCTCGCTACGTACGTCGGTGTCCGTACGCAGGCGGGCCGATCCGCCCTCTTGGAGAAGACGGGCCAGTGGTCATCCGATCTCCACAAGCTTCAACAGAAAAGCGCAGAATTCGCCATTCTACAGAGCTATTCGAAGACCAATTCCGCCTTTGCAAAGGACCTCCAGGTCCAGTTCTCCGAATTTCAGGAACTCGAAGTCCAGTTGGAGGGGCTTACGACGAAGGCCTCGGATCTGGAGACAGAGGCCTTCAATGAACTGCTATTCTTGAAGAACTGGAGCAAACCACTCAACTCCGTGCCCTTTGTCCTTTTCCTCTGGTCGCTGCTCCGTGTCTACATCTTTCCGGGCATGTCCCTTCTGATGCCCCTCGCCATGCTCGTCCTGCCGTTCATTATTATACGTTTCATTTTCAAACTCCCGCTCACACTCGGGCATTACACCGCTCTTCTTTCGGCCCTCGCCTCGGGCCAGATCACCTCCGTATTTACAATGAAGGCCCCTGCAGAGCCAGCCGCCGCCTCGCCTATCGACATTATGCAACTTCTGAAAACATCCCTGCTCCTCGGTACCGTGGTCCAGAGTTTCCTGCAGCCCTATTGGTCCTTTCTGCATCTCTCCTCCATTGACGCGATTATTCAGAAAAAGGCAGACTCTCTCCTCCAGTTCCAGACTCTCTATTCGTCCATTCAGAGAACACTAAAAGGGTCTGGGTTTCGACTCTCGGCGAACCCGTTCGCACCTGGCATCGAGGATCCGCGGCAACTCGTGGCCGAGGCCCAGCTGCATCCGACCTATCTCCGCTTGGCGCTCAAGAAGCTGGGGTCTGTGGAGGCCCTGTTCTGTTTGGCGCAGAGCGATTTAACGCCGGTCCACTGGCTTACGTCGAGCAAGCCGCGCCTCGTTGTTCACGATGCATTCGAATATCGGGTGGACGCCTGCATTGGGTTCACGGTTGATCTGGGATCCGCGCAGTCCCATGCGCTCCTGACGGGCCCCAATCGCGGCGGTAAATCGACAACGCTCCGCAGCATTTTGAGTTCCTGTCTTCTCGCCCATACCTACGGATGTGCGTTTGCCCGAGAGGCCGCGATGACCCCGTTCAAGACCCTCTATGCCTGCTTGACGGCAGAGGACCTTCCGGGTAAGAAATCCCGGTTCGAGCGAGAAATCGAATTTACGGCGGCCACGTTGCACCCGCCGCCAGGGCATTCCCTTGTCCTTCTCGACGAGCTCTACCACTCCACAAATCCCCCCGATGCGGCTCTTGCCTGCGTCCACTACACGAGTCAACTCTGGAAAGCGGAGCAGACCCTGTCCGTTATTAGCACCCATCTCTTCGATTTCGTGGAACAGGCACCGACCTCCGTGCAACGGCTCTGCTGTCCTGCGACAGTACGGGAGGATCAGTCGATCGCCTACACCTATCAGTTAAAGGAGGGTGTGTGCCGTGTGAGCAGTGTGAATGAACTGCTTGTTGAGAACGGGTTGCTCGGATGTGCCTCTTCTTCCATTCGCCAGAGCGAATGGAAGAACGGGTTGCGTACAAGCGAATAAAAGAATTATCTGCTAACCGGCAGAACGATGTCTTCCCTGAATGATACGCTGACCCTCGGTCTGATCTTGATTCTCCTCTTCGGCGCGGTCAGTTTGTATCTCTACACTCGCATTCAGCAGTGCGAGCAGAAACTCAATCTTGTGGAGTCCATTCTACTGGATATTAAAATGAGCGCTGAACTCCGTGAATATCCTAAAATGGAAGAACATATTGAGTCAAGACAGTCGCAACAGTCACAACAACAGTCACAACAGTCACAATCTCCTCTCTATTCCAACGATGCCCCTAGCCCTGTAAGGGAGTCCGAGCCCTTTGTGGAGATGCAGGAGGAATCAGAGCTCTATCAGTCCGCTCTCGACGAGGCCGCCCAGGAAGTCGATGATGTCTCGGGAATCGATGTGTCCGACCTCCTCGATTCGAAGACGGCAGAGATTCCTGGTCTGAATACCAAGAGTATCGAGGTCGCGAAGTCACAGCCGAAGGCCAAGGCTGCCAGTCCGATTGTGACCAAGCTCTCTGCAAACTATGAGTCCATGACACTCGGTGAGCTCAAGGCACTCGCCAAGCAGCGCCAGATTACGGGCTCCTCTTCCATGAAGCGTTCTCAGATCCTGGAATCTCTTCGCGGGACGGAAAAGGTCGACGGGGGTGTTCTTTCGGCGCTCTCGGAACAGTCCGAGGAGATTGCGCAGGAGTAAAAAGGATATAGGCCGGCGGCTTAAATATAATGGTATCACCAACTAGGAGATGGATCTGAACGGATTCAATAAACTGACCTTGCCAAATTTCTTCGCCAGGCCGCCTCTCGGCACCGAATACAAGCAGGCCAAGCGCCTCGAAGTGCAGCCAACCATGGAGCCCGCCCGTGACAGCCGCTATCCGGCCTACGCCGGCGTCATGGCCGACGCCCATTTTGTGACGGACTATCGCCCCCACTGCAACTACAATCTGCCGCCAGGGAGTCAGTTTACGACTAAACAGTGGATGGTGCATCACGCAGATTCGATTATCCAGCTCGCGAGGACACGGGAGTCCGAATGGTCAGGAGCCGGCCTTCCGATCGCCCAGACCGTCCCGCCGCCGGCTGTCCTCGCCTATTCGAGCCCGTTTGAGAATGAGCTATTGACCACGAATTACAAGGATGGCCTGGGCGTGGAGCGCACCGGCGCAAAGGCGGTGCCTCTCTTTGGAACCTATACAATTCCGCCGACGGCCAATGAGATTCGTAATAATGTGAAGAACATTGCCCTCACACGGCAGGGCTCGGGCGGTCGCAATACACGAAGGGGGGCGAACGCCTATATTCCAGCCTAAGAATAGGGAATGGATTTACCTGCACTTGTATATGCATACATTAAATACAGCATTCTATTTGGCCTCACCTACGGCGCTCTCCTTCTTTTGATCGGTTCTTTCCTTATAAATGACAGCGGGTATATTGTGAATCACCCCCGATTCTTTTTGAGCGAGACGCTCGTCATGGGACTGCTCTCTTCTATGCCGATTTTGTACATCTCCTATTTGCGCCAAGGCCTGTTAATAACAACTGCCATGGAATTTCTAATCTTTTTCTTCAAGATTGCGATGATCCATGTGGGGCTCCAGTTGAGTGGCGTCTATTCGGTGCTCTTTCCAAAGAGCTGGGCACCGCACCCGGCTCTGTGGTAAATGTATGGTTGGTTTAAAGCATCCTCCATGTCTCAAGGGACGTAGAGCATGGTCTAAGGCAAGAACACTCATTCTATGAATGAGTGTTCTTGCATTCGCATCCTCTACGTCCCCAAGGGACGTAGAGCATGGTCTAAGGCAAGAACACTCATTCATAGAATGAGTGTTCTTGCATTCGCATCCTCTACGTCCCCAAGGGACGTAGAGGATGGTCTAAGGCAAGAACACTCATTCTATGAATGAGTGTTCTTGCATTCGATATCGGCATCAAAAACCTCGCCTTCGCCGTCCTCGATGCCTCCAAGAACTGCATTGCTCTTGAGAACTACGATCTCATGTCCGATCTCAAGGTCGCGGTCACGTCGTGCACCAGTTGCAAATCCAACGCATCCTATCAGTGTTCTCTGGGCCCCTTTTGCAAGCGCCATGTCCCAAAGTCCCATCCCATTCAAGAGGATGTCAAAACCGTGACGGCCATGAAAGCCTTTCTCAAGTCCAGGGGCTTAAAGGCTTTAAGTGGCAAGGAACAGCTCCTGGAGCAACTGAAAGGGATTGTGGCTGTGCCGTTGGCAAAGCCGAAGCTCGTCAGGGCAGCGGCCCAGACGTTGACATCACTGCATGATTTTCTGCGACGGTTTGTGGCCGAAAAATGGGATCTGTTTAAGAACTGTTCAGCAGTTTTGCTCGAGAACCAGCCGGCCTTTAAGAATCCCCATATGAAATCGGTGCAGGTGTTGTTGTTTGCCGTTCTGCGAGAATGGTTTCTACGATCTACGACTAATGTTACTGATATTCCAGCATTTCATCTGGTGCACGCCAAGAAGAAGGTGGTGGCGGAAGCAGGGGATGCAGGGTATGCGGCCAGGAAAAAGGGTTCTGAAGACCGTGTAACAACCCTTTTTACGTCTGGAACTGTACAGGGGGCAACCTTTCTAGAACACTTTCTAGCGGCTAAAAAACGTTCCGATATGGCCGACGCTCTGTGCATGTGCATGGACTATCTGGATAATGCGAAGACGTAGATTTTCTAGAGAATAAGTAAGGAATGCAGACTCGTAGGCGGCGGCGTTCTCTAAAGAGCATAAACAATGGCTCCAGCAACAAACTTGAGACCTTCTTTGCCAAGCATTCAAAGCGCTCTTTGCACTCGCTCTATTCGCAGTTTATGGTGAGCCCGAGCGGACGCATTGCTATTTTTCTGATTACACGGAACAATGAATTAATCGATTTGTCGTTTCGATTGAACAATGGCCGACTGACACGTTGGATGGAGAGCAAGCACGGACGTATCAAGGAATATAGAAATGCTACGATTCTAGAACGCTTTAAATACAAACCTTGGAACAAAGAGGATCGGGATCTGAAGGAGCTTGAAGAGCGCTTTTTGGCGATGTACCCGCCTCGAAAGAACTCCATTGAGCGATATGTGACGCCTGAGAACACGAGTATACAGTCGCTCTAAAACACAACTAACTCAAGTAAATAGCCTCTAAAACACAACTAACTTAAGTAAACAGGGGGTATGGGGGAGGCTAGTCCTTGGCGCCTTTGGCGCCAAGGACTAGATGTCCCCCTGTGTATAAACCGAAGCTTAAATAATCCATAGGTCTTCCAGGATATGAACGAACCCATCACCATTCATGACATGCAGTCCTTTGCAGAATCATTGGTGGAGCCCCGTATGAGCAATGATATTGGGAATGTCATCGATCTCGGCACGGACGGTGGCAGCCTAGGGGATGACCTCGGATTTGGATTATTGACGAACAGCAAGGTGATGAATACCGGCACCCGATCGATTTCGATCGCCCCCCCGTCTGTATCTTCCTCTTCCTCTTCATCGGGTCCCGAGATCACCATCGGCCCCCTGGAGCCCTTGGAGCCCATCTCCTTTGATCTTCCGTCGGCCTCCGAATCAGCCTCTGCTTTTCCCGAGGTCAGTGTTCGTCAGGACAATTCCCAGACGGCCACGGGACCCGGCATTCAGCTCTCGGCGCCGACCAAGCGCTTGACCGCCGAGGAGGAGCGGGCCCAGAAGGCGGAGCTCATTAACAAGCTTAATCGCCTGGAGGGCAAGGGATTTACGATCTCCAAACGCTTTACGATGGACAACAGCCTTGACGAGATTAAACAGGAGTTTGAACGCCTCATGGATGCCCGTAACCTGGAGTCCTCCATCAAGTTCCAGCGCCAGATGATGATGGGCGTTGTAACTGGCTTGGAGCTCATGAACAACAAGTTCAATCCCTTCGACTGGCAACTCGAAGGCTGGTCTGAGTCCGTGCACGAGAATGTGGATGACTACGACGAGGTGTTCGAGGAGCTCTATGACAAGTACAAGGGCAAGGGGCAGATGCCGCCTGAGGCGCGCCTGCTGTTCATGATGGTGGGCTCAGGCTTCATGTTCCACATGAGCAACTCCTTTTTCCGTCAGAAGATGGGGAACATGACAATGGATGATATTTTGAAGAACAATCCGGCGTTGGCGAAGCAGATGGCGGCGGCTGCCGCACAGGCGGCGGGCCCTGGATTCGGCAACTTTATGGGGGCCGCGATGGGCGCTCCTCCTATGCAGCAACCTAGCTTCCAGCAACCTAGCTTCCAGCAGCAGCCTCCTCCTAATTATCAGCAGTCCTTCCCCTCCGCAGCCCCAGGGGCCTCCACAGGCGCCTTCTTTCAGCCGCCTTCTGCTCCTGCTCCCCCTCCGCTGCGCCGTGAAATGGCCGGCCCCAAGGGCGTCGACGACATCTTGCAGACCTTTCAGGAAGTCCGTCAGGCAGAAGTCAATAGTCACCCTATCTTTTCACCACCGCCTTCACAGCAGTCTCCCGCGGCGGCGGCTCTTTCCGAGATCCAGAGCATCCACAGCGAGGATATCGCGAGCCAGGGCACGGCGGCGACCGGCAAGACGGGCGGTCGTAGGCGCAAGGCCCAGCTCCCTGTTGGTAATTCGATGTCCCTGAATGTCTAAGAAAGACACTTAAAGGGTGCTATGTACTTATTCATTGCAGGGATGGTCGAGCGGTCAAGACGACGTCCTTAAGAGACGTTACGAAAGTGCGCGGGTTCAAATCCCGCTCCCTGCATCCACATTATTTGAATGAGAATCCGTTGATTCTCATTCAATCAAAATTAGATGAATAACTTTAGACCAATGACAATTTATACTATTTATACAAGCGGTGGACACCGTACTAGATATGTTTTACGACCATGATTATTAGTAACATCGTCATCTGAACAGTCACTCACTAGTTCAAGAGTACAATTATGTTCTTTGAATAATTCTAATTGGGGAATCCCTTCTCTATCATTGTTTGTTTCAATAAAAAGAATAGGCGCGCATCTGATTGCCGATTGATAGACGTCCTTCCAATTTTTAATCCAAGAGCCCATTGATAACACAAAAATAACATCGTACCTTCTTGTAAATAAATCCGAAATATCATCTTTTTGTAAATCCCGCTGGATGAAATCTAGATGACTGTATATGCCGAGTTTTTTCTTAATAGTATTTGCAGCAGAAACGCATGTTGTATCAAAATCTACACCGATACCTTTCTGAATATCGAATAAATGAAATAGAATGCCGCCTGTATTACAGCCCAAGTCTAGAATTGATTTATCAGCAAAATCATACATCTTACGCATCTTGGCAATACGTTGCACAGGATTACGTTGACCAATAAAATTTACATTAAAAATAGAAAAGCTATGATATCCGTGTTCTTTGCGGTTATTTGTCCACCCATTATAATGAGATGCTTTTGTAGTAAGTTGTAAGGCTGTTCCTATCTCTTTAATAATAGATGCATCATATGTAATTTTATATAAATGTACAGGGAGTTTACTTCCCTCGCCATGTAATACATGCAAAATAGAAAGACGATGTACACCGTTTATAATATAAAAATTAACACCATCATATACTAGTTCAATTGGGTCCATCTTTACAGGATCCCATTCTCGAATGAGTTTTTTAAATATGGCAACGCTGTGCTCTTTCTGATTAGCCAATGTAACATATTCATCATAAATCTCATAATTAGATGTAGTTATTGCATTTACATGAATACAATCTTTAATTTTTAGATAAATCATACGAGCGTTATTTTTAATAATAGGAACGGCGGCACAATAGTCGTTTACTTGTTTGGCATTAAGACGATTCCAGTGACACACAAGAAGTTTATCAAATGGAATATTCATTCTTTAAATATGCATTATAACTACTTTAGATTCTAGATTGCATTGTATTTCGAATGGTACGGTCCAAAGGGTCAGCTCTAGATGTGCTTCAACAAGTTCTCCACCTCGCACTGGGCACAGACATCAATCCCTTCGGCCTGCGCCTGCAGCTCTACAATAACCTCGGTCGCATCCTCGCTGTCCTGGTCATACTGAATGAGCAGATACTGCTCCGCTGTCAACTCCATGCCATGGGCCCTGATGCGGGCCAGCGCGTTCACGTCCTTCGCCGCCGGCTCCGTCTTCTTGGAACGGGCAGCCGCCAGTTCCTCCTTGGCCGCCGGCTTCAACTCGGCCACCTTTGCGTCAAACCGGTCGGTTTCCTCCTTGGTCTTCTTTAAGCGCGCTGTCCGCGCCTTCACCAGGACCTTCGACTCTTCATTTGCCGGCTTTGCCTTCAACTTCGCAATGAACGCCTTGTTCATGGCCTTTGCGTTATTGTTCTTGGCGGCTTTGCGCTCTTCCGACCCCTGGTACGCCTGGATCTGATCAATCTCATTGGCAGTAGGTGAGTGTCCGATCGCCTTCTTAAAGGGGCGGTAGCGAATCTTCATGGCCAGGGCGGCAATCTCCTCTTCGTCGTTCAGATCCTCTTTTACCAGTTCCAGATCCGCCACCGTAAGCTTGCGGCCAACAAGCTTCTCAAGTGCAGCCCGGAACACCTTGCCCTTGTCCTTTCCAGAACGTTCGGCATGCGCTAGTCCGAGCTTCTCGAGCACCTTGTCGCGCGCCCCGTTCTCACCCAGCGTCTCCTTGTATGCATTGAGGAGATCCACAATCTTCTTGTCTGCCGCTGTCAGTTCTCGGCCGGTCGCATTCGCGAACTCCTTGTGCACATTGGCCTTTGTCTTCTTCTTTGTCTTGGGCGCGTTGTTCTTCTTAGAAACCTTCTTGGATGCACCGGCCGGCACCAACTTCCGCTTTGAACGCAGAGTCTCATTATTGCTCTCCGCCATTCTACAAAGAAGCCAGAAATACTATCTAGTGCAGCAAGCTCATATTTGCCACATATATAAGCGTGGGGTCCGCATAGTTTGAGCGCTTTTCTGCGTCTTTTTTGGCCTGTTCGGCTGCCGCATCGTAGCGCCCCTTCTTTTCGTTCAAGCGTCGGAAGATTTCCATCTCTTCGGGCGTCATACCCGCTGCCACTTTTCCGTCTGGTGTTGTTGCTGCAGCCTTTGTGCAAGTAGCTCCTACAGCACCACCCTTCCCAAGAATGCAGAAGGCCGAGTTCTCATTGAAGAGATAGCCGAGTGTCAGCACCACTATAATTGTAAGCCAGAAGGAGACTAAGAGGTTGCGAGTGGCCACAAAGAGCACAACAAAGATCAGAAATCGTCGGACCCAGGGATGTTGGAAAAACTGTTCCTGTTCCTTGGAAATCTCCATGGCGATAAAGCGCCCACCCAAGTTCAGAATCAGCATCATGATTCCGATAAAATAGAGGTTTCCGTTAAAAACGCCTAATACTGATTCAATCGGACTGGCGGCCAGCAGCTGTCCTAATGGCTGAGCAATCAGACCCGGGAGGCTCATCTCTAGTGGTTACTGGTATTTATTGTAAAGAGTAGTGTTGGACAGTGATCTAAGGAGGGGATGTGATTTTAGCGATTGTTGTTGTTGTTGTTGTAAAGGGCGTCAGCAACGTATGCATGTCGGCCAGATAGAAGAAGACAACCAAGGCCACCAGAATGCCAACGCGGGGTGACCACAGCATCGCGGCCAAGACGAGGCCGGCGCATAAAAGCCGCCAGCCAGGATACATGTAGAGATCAATCAGCTTTGGGTCGTACTCCATTTCAAAGACCATGCTGTACATGACTAATACGATGGCCAGGCCGATAATAAAGACTGTTTGAAGAGCTCCGTCCACTGTGATTGGATTCGGTAAGAGATCTGTGATCTTCGGCATTCCTCTGGTTGACCTTTAGAATTATTTGCTACGGCCGCTATGCTTCATCAAGGTCTCGCTATCATCCTGGACAGAATCCGTATTCACTCGACCGTCTATAATTCGTTCAGGGCGTTCTCCCAATACCTTCTCAACAAACCAGCGTCCCCCTATTGTTGATCGATCATCCGGATTTGCGAAGCCATCCATCGTGCGAGGCCCATCCACCGTGCGAGGCGACGAGTGAATCAGCAATAAAAGCACTGTTGCCGTAAGAAGACCATAGACCATTCCCAGAGAATAGAGGGATCCAAAGATCGCGGCGATCGCAACACACCGACCAAGTGCCGTATCCGCATACCGAGAGAGTGTAGGGGACAATTGATCGACGAACGCAATCAGAACCAGCATAAGTGTTCCATAGATCAGATGCGGTACAGAATCTAGCTGTTGTAGAATTGCGTCGACCGCCGAGGCCCCTCCCACTTGATTCGCATATTGGCTTGTTTGCATGGCCATTGCGGACATCTCTAGACACAGGTGGGATAATCTCCTTCCGTGTTTTAGATTCTTAACGGTAGGTAGGGTGTCCAATGAACTACTGTTCGTTGGAAGATGCATTTGGAGCTCCGGGATGTTCCTCGGATACGGCCGGCAAAGAAGCACGAAAAGAGGAGCGGCGAAAGGCCAAACGTTGCAAGGGCCCCCAGGCGACCTTTTTAGGCCTGGACAAGGATCCCGATCGCCAGAATCTGGAGAAGACGCCCTGTGTCCCCGCCATGAATCCACAGATTGGCCTCCGACAGCATGTTCCTGTAACGGCGAATCAGGGCGATCTCGAACCCTTTCAGAATGAGAACTGTGAAAGCACCGTGATGCGAAAGGACAGGGACAGGGTACTCGCCTTTGAAATGGCGGAGAATGACGACGAGGCAATTATTGCCCATCAGCGAAAATACGAGTGGCGGCCCCGCGACGATGGCCAGCCCGAGGGCGACGCGCAGAGGGCCACGAGGCCCAACCCGGCATCCCTTGTAACCGGCACGCCGAGCTCGTTCTTTGGAAAGGATCCTGCGGATGAGCTTTCGGCCGCCACTGGCCTCATGGATCGCGAAGGGTTTGCGAATTACATTCCCGATACGAAGAATTATTTGATTGAACCGAATTTTGCAGCGGCGTTCCAGCTGACACCGGGCGCAAAGGCCACATCCGGTTCTCTGCCGATTCCTTCGGTTCGTGATGTCTGGAAGCCGCCGGCCTATAATGGTACAAACACCTCTTATTTTGAACGGCTCCCGCCAACCAGCGGCACCTATCCGTCCAAGGATGGCGTGAGCCATGAGTCACTGAGCCGCAAGATCGATAGTATTATGGAACGCCTGGATGGAATGAATAAGCGTTCGAGCCCTGAACAGACACAGACGGATATTCTTCTATTCGTCAGTAGCGGTATTTTCGTTCTTTTTATGATGGATCTGTTGGTACGGAAGGGGTCTTCGCTGAAGTTCCTGAAGGGGTTCTAACGAAACCGCCGCAGTCGAGTTGCTTTATTTAGTGATCCTGGTGCTTTGGCCGCAGCCTCTGCCAATGTTGCAGGAGCAACTGCATCAGGAGCAACAGGAACAGGAGCAACTGCAGCTGCAACAGGGACAACAGGGGCAACAGGAACAACAGGGGCAGCAGGAACAACAGGAGCAACAGTAGCTGCTGCAGCAGCAGGAGCAACAGGAACAGCAGGAACAACAGGAACAACAGGAACAACAGGAACAACAGGAACAACAGGAACAACAGGAACAACAGGAACAACTGCAGCAGGAGCAACAGTCACTGGCATTGTTTGATCTGCGTCTGAATGAAAGACAATTTCCAATTCATCCGCTTTTAAGCGAATATCAATATTGTCAAGAGTTATACCACGCTCCTTCAAATTCTTAAATAGCAGTCTCACAGAATAGATATCATTAAAATGACTGCTTGAAATCGTGTTCTCAGGCTCCACCAGAATAGAAGATAACAGCCCCGCGGTCGCCACTGTTTGCAAGATCTCTGTTTTCAAAGCATTGTAGGTTGCAGACACTTTTAGTGATTCATAATATGTTTTCAAGTCAGACTCTGGTCGGGCTTTAATAGAGGCCGATAATTGGCCAAGTATCTCCTTCTTCGCAATAAACTGTTCTACATTTGCAAGGCCGAGAGGGGTAGATCCACCACCGCCACTCATTGGAACAATTGTACCTGATCCCTGGGGCAATAAGGAGGCCTGGGGATTGAATCCTTGCATTTACTCTATTGATTAGTGTAAATTTAAGTCGCATCAAAGAGAACCTAAATTCTCTCCACCTGAACCCTTCAGACATGGAGCAGCCCTATGCATCCGATCCCCAGACCCGTCGTCAGAAGATTCACTGCAAGCCCGAGCTGATTATCGCATCTCTCCAGAGGTTCTATGCCACCTATCCCGATATGACCAAGGTCATGCCGTATCTGATCGGAGATGCGGAGATCTCGCTCCGCATCATTGATTGGTTTGTGACCAAGTTCAGCCGCAAGAACTTCACTTCCTATGAGTTGAACGGGCAGCGCTTCGTTGTCTACAAATCCTATAAGGGTCAACTCGATGCCTATAATAAGCAGTATTTCGATACGAATTGCAGGCGGGAACGGATCCAGTTCAGCATCAAGGACTATGAGCCCTTTATCACGACCATCGGTAAACTCAACTTCTTTCGCTGGGCTCTGGAAACCAATTTGCTGGACTATCTGGAAGCTAATAAAGAGGAGTTGAAAGCCGGCTACAATCAGTTCTTGAAGGAGACGACACAGGCACAGAAAGCCTCTTCGAATTCTACGCCGACCTCAACGACCAGCGAGATTACTGCAGTAAGTGCCGATACGCTGACCTTGGCGCCACCGAAGGGTACGAGGAGGCGTAGAACGAAGCAGCAGGCCTCTTCTTTGAAGCAGCTCCAGATCAACACGGAGAACTTTGTGGAGCTCTCTTTCAATTAAGGAGGGGGACCCCTGTTTACTTAATTCCTTGCAATTATTCACTTTATTTAAAATGAATAAGAACATTCTATTTACGTAATTCCTTGCAATTATTCTTATTCACTTTAAATAAAGTACCGCCTAGTATAAATTTAAGCCTCCGCCCAAATGGGCGGAGGCTTAAATTTATACTAGCACTAGTGTTAAGAATCTAATTACGCCTCTGGCCAGAGGCGTAATTAGATTCTTAACGGTAAATAAGAACATTCTATTTGCATAAATCGCTAGGATTGCTCATAATACGCAACAATCTGCGCATTGACCGGCAGATCTTTCGGTGCCTCTTCATCCAACTTCTTCTTCTTCGCAATCGCCTCCGTCGCCGATCCCACCGTACTTCCATGAGTCTTGGCGCCCCGATTGAGGATGGCCGAATACTCTTCCTTCGTCGGCAATGACACGCCAAACGGCGCCAGTTTTCCCTGCAGATACTCATAGGAGATCGCCTCATCACAGATCTTGTAATACTCGACAACGACAACATTCGGGCATCGAGCGGCCAAGTACTGATACATGTTGTAGTAATGTTCATAGAGCTCAATAATATTCTTGTACATATATTCATTGATTTTAACTTCCGTATCGAGTTTCCCATCCCACCGAATCGTATAGGGGGTTTTCTGGCAGCTCTTGAGCCACGAATACAGAGGCCGATAACAGATCACGAACAGGGTTGTGCGATATTCCTTCGTATAGTTCTCAATCATGATCTTCTTCATACTGTGCTTCCAAATACGCGTAGAACCTTCATCCTTCGAGGCGAGCTTCCCCTTTAACAGATTGTGCACAACGTTCGTGCCCGAATTATAGGGTCCCAGCAGATTAATATGCGTGTACATCTATGCACGCATATATCACTTTTTATTTAGGTTTCGATCAACGTCTCTAACATTCTCGCTGGAGCCGCGCCATAAGAGGTCCAAGATCCGTCGCCGACCAGTGCAACTCTTTTAGTTGTTCAAAGAGTTCTAACGGGGTCCCCTGTAGTTTATGAATTCGTTGTATAAATTCTTTTGATAAAAAGGGATAGCACGCAGTTAATGCAGTTGACAGTACGGTTCCTCCATTCACAACGTAGAGAAACCGCAGTGCCCCATTATACTTGCTCTGTAAAAATCGAATAATTCCGATGGACACTTGCATCTGTACAATATGTTTCATCGCCATGTACTTGCAGTCCAGGATCCACCCCCATCCCCCGCTCAGATCGATGCGCCCCAATTCACCTGTAATATGGGCCAGAATTGCACTGGTATTTGAATAGTCTTTTGTATTTTTAAATGATGTATAGAATACAGTTGTCGATCCGTGGCGTGCAAGGGGTTCGAAGGAGTGCGTGAACGGATCGGCCTGACACGCAACACAGGCCATTGCTAATTCGCCTGAAAATGCTCAGGCGTTCTTGGTCACAACGCAATTCGCCGGCATCCGATAGTCCCTCTCAATCTCATCACGACTCGGGCGCATAGTAACGGCGGCTGCCGCCAACTGTGTCAGCTCGGCCGGATTAATAAATCGATTGTCGATGGAGCGAGTGATGAAGGATCGGGCTTCTCGAATCCCTTCCGTATCCTTGTCCTCGTAGACCACGGACTGCAGTTCTCGGACAGAATTCCGACTGTCCGAGCTCGTGTCATATTTATTGAAATAGGGATTCATACCGAATTTTGGCCCGTCTGCGTCAAACCGGGGCTGCCCTCGATAGTCCCGTTCTACCGAGCGGCTGTTAATGGGCAAGAACTCATGAAAGGTAGCCTGGGCATTTGGATCGGGTCTATTCTGCACCCCGTATTTGCCGTCTGTCTGCCATAGCTCAAAATTCCGGGCATTGGCCGTATCACGGGTCGAGGTCTCGCGTCTCGATCGAATGCTCATGGACTGCGGTGGCAACAGCTGCGTTGTATATAACGGAAAGACGGGCTGTGTCATTCTCTCCCTGTCCTCGGTGCAGATATTTTGATCTGTTCTTCAGAACTCGGTTTAGACTCGTGAAGATTATAAATGGGCACACATTAGGTGCCCATTTATAATCTTCACGAGTCGGAAGGCCGCCGAATCATATAAAATGTGGGTACCGAAGGTACCCACATTTTATATGTTCACCGGTCTAAGGTGTTCTCTCGTAGTCAAATGAATGATTCTTGTCCCCTTCACACATACAAGTGTTCTGAAGAACAAGAAAACCGTCCATACAATCAGGCTCCTCTTGGAAGGAGGGCAGCGGTTCTGGCAAGAAGAAGCAGATGTCCAAACCGTTCTAGAACTTAATGAGCTGGTCGCTCTGCAGCAATTTGCAGGAGATGACAAACACTATGTACAGATCGATACGACAAAGACCCCTATGGACTCCATGTACGACTGGCGAGAATGTCCCTTTGACACCGATCTGCTGTGCTGGAGAACCTATCATGTGATTCTGGATGGCGATCAGCCCTGGATCTCTTTTTCTGATCCGATTCTTCAGTGCGTTCTAGTTCCTATCCTAAAGGGCGGCCACATTACTAGGTAGGCACCATGGACACTGGTAGACATAAGACATTGAAGAGACCCGTGTCAGCAGACGCAGATGCAGAACCGCCGGCCGGTGAGTTGGAGCAAGCAGCATCAGCATCAGCAGCAGCATCAGCATCAGCATCAGCATCAGCACCATCAACCGACCCCTTTCGGAATCTCCTCGACGAGTCCGCCCGCGACGCTTTTCGTCGTCCTTGGCACCGCCTGGAACGGGGCCTCCGTCTCAACCGGCTCCGCATGTACGTCGAGGAGATGTCGGCCCAGTGCAGTTTCAACGTTGAAGAAAAGGGCCGATTCTTCATCTTTCTGCAGAATGCACTGGATCGTAAGCTCCTCAACACCCATAAGATTGTGGAATATCTGCCCGAGCTCCAGAAGATCAAGAGTATTCGCGGCCTGGAAGTCCGACGAAGTCCTCAAGGAGAGGCCAAGTGGGGGTTTATTCGTGTGAAGAAGGCAGACGGAACCCGCCGCATCAAGAAAGCAACTGATAAAGTTGAAGAGCAGGAGATCTCCTCTACTCCGCAACCCCTTTGAATGAATACCCTTCTAGAACGGCTTATCGCATGGATAACACTGATAGAGTCGATGGTACAGCCCCAGGACGGAACGCAGCTGGAGCAGTGGCTAAACGAGGCCGAGAATTTAACGGAGGGAATGGACCTGGAAGACCCGGTCGCTCAGATTCTGACTGAACAGATTCTGAATGGCTATGAAGAAACTCTGCGATTCAGATTTGAGACGCGATCCCTGGATACGCCATTAGAAGCCCATATCCAGGATTTATGCACGCGCCCCCAGCTGGAGCAGCGCACCACGGCCTGGTACAAGCAGATGGGGACTCTGATCAGCGCTTCGGAACTCGGATCACTGTTCGGCTCCCCCAAACAACGAGCGCAGCTCATTATGTCCAAAGTGAACCCCGTTACACGCCCTCCTCAGCCTCTGGCCATCGAATCGGCCCATATGAGCGCGTTCGACTGGGGCATTCGCTTTGAGCCCGTCGTGAAACAGATCTATACTTACAAGTACAACACCACCATTCAGGAACTCGGTCGCCTTCTCCATCCAACGGATCCGAGATGCTCGGCCAGTCCTGACGGCCTCATCATTTCCCAAGAACGGTACGGGCGCTTGCTGGAGATCAAGTGCCCCGTGACGCGGCAGCCCGACGGAAAAGTGCCCAAGGACTATTACCATCAGATGCAGATGCAACTGCATGTGACGGGATTGGATATCTGCGACTTTGTCGAAGCAGTTCTCTTCAGCCCCTATTCGTCTCCTCTCAAAAAGGACGGAAAGGGTCTGCTCTTCGGCGCAATCGCCCTGGTCTACACGGTAGATAGCCAGGGGCTCGATCAGAACGGGCGGTACGTATACGGCCCGGTCGACACAGAGCCTCGCACATTCGAACCTGTTCTGAAAGACAATGAGCGCATCGGCGAACTCATTCCGTGGAAGCTGCTCGAATGGCACGAGCAGCAGGTCGTTCGCTCCGAGCCCTGGTGGCAAACCACAAAGGCGTTCATGGATCTGTTCTGGGATGACGTGGCGAAGGCCAAGGTCGATCCCTCCTTCTTGAACGAGTACTTAAAGAAGAAAGCGGAGCCCGATGTCTGCCTGATTAAACTGCCGCCTTCCTAAGGGCGGGCTCTTAGATGCAGTTCTTCGGTACATCCACCTTCAGCTCCTTGTCCTTGTAAAAGGAGAGCACCAGTTCCTGGTACGGGCTCGAGCAGCTGTCGGGATAGTCCCGCCTGTAGTTATTCGTGAACTGCCGAAAGTTCCCTGTTTTTTCGACCAATCGATCAAAATCCGTTGCAAAGCAGCTGCGGCTATTCACGCAACTGATCCCGGAATCCAGGGGCTCCAGCTCATCCGACAAGAGCATATAGTTGGACCGGGCCCCGAAGTCCACGGGGCTCGGCTTGTTGGGCGGGAAGTTCGTCACAGGATTCCCTGGGACCTGGGTCGACATCTTCATGTCCCCTCCTCGGCCCGCCGATTCGACTAAAAGGGATGCATCCTTCTCTTCGGTCAGCGCGTTGCCGGCCAGATAATTATCAGGATCACTTTTGAATCCTTCGGTAATGTAAGTGACATACTCGAAGGCCCGATCTGCCAAGGACGGCAACTGGCCCGTGACCTCATAACTCTGTGCACCATTGATGGGAATGTGATGCTTGAACTCGCCTTTGGGCGCATACCGAGGCATCCCGTTCGGCCCCGTCCATTCAGGAACGCCGCACTCCTCCTGTTGCCACCGCGGCACGAAGGTAAACATTTTGTAGGGCCTAAACGGTTCCTGGAGCGCCAAGCCGCCAACAGAGCCCACGACCATGAGAATAAAGAGCAATCCGATAAAACAGACGAATGGACTCATTATCGCCATCGCACACCTATTAGTGTTCTCTAAAATTTGATAGTGGTCGAGGCATAGATCAGGGACAATTCGCTCTCTCCGGAATGAGCTCCCATAATAGTATGCAAGTTGTAAAACGTGATGGATCCAGGGAGGATGTAAGCTTTGACAAGGTGTTGCTGCGCATTCGTAAATGCGCAGAGTCCCTCGATGTGAATCCAACCCTCATTGCCCAGAAGACACTGAGCCGCATTCACGACGGGGTGAAGACCTCTGAGCTCGATGAACTCGCCGCCCAGCTCTCCATCTCCCTCATCACCACTCATCCCGACTACGGCACTTTGGCCAGTAACATCATTATCAGCAATCACCAGAAGAATACCGATCCGAGCTTTGTAAAGACCATGCGCCGCCTAGCGAATCAGGCCCACGAAAAGACGGCGTCGCCGATCTCCTATCTATCGGCGTCCTTTATGGAGGCCGTCGAGGAGTTCCAGGTGGAGCTCGATGCAGCGATTCAGCAGGAGCGCGACTTCCTGATCGACTACTTTGGCTTCAAGACGCTGGAGCGCCAGAAGTACCTTCTGCGCTCTGCATCAAACGTGACCCTTGAACGGCCACAGCATATGTGGATGCGTGTGGCCGTGGCTTTGTGGGGATCATGGGCTGTGAAGATGAGCGCGCCGGTCCAGGACCCCATCATTCAAAAGGATACGAGGGCCCTCGCCTTTCAGCGGATTCTCGAGACCTACGAGCTTCTATCGACCAAGCAATTCATCCATGCAACGCCGACCCTGTTTAATGCAGGATCGGAGCGAGCCCAGATGAGCAGCTGCTACCTCAGTTCAATGGCAGCGGATTCCATTACAGGAATCTATAAGACGCTGGCAGACTGTGCCCAGATCAGCAAGTACGCCGGTGGCATCGGTCTCCATGTCAGCAATATTCGGGCCAAGGGCGCCTATATCAACGGAAATGGTGGGTCATCAACGGGTATCGTGCCCATGCTCCGCAACTTCAATGCCACGGCGCGCTATGTCGACCAGGGATCCAAGCGCAACGGATCCTTTGCGATCTATCTGGAGCCGTGGCACGCCGATCTGGAGGACTTCTTGAAGCTCAAGCTCAACACGGGCTCCGAGGAGGAACGGGCACGCGACCTCTTCTACGGTCTCTGGATCCCCGACCTCTTCATGGAGCGTATCGAGACCGACGCCAAGTGGACGCTCTTCTGCCCGTCGGAAGCCCCTGGACTCGCCGACGTCTGGGGCCCCGACTTCAAGGCCTTGTACGAGCGCTACGAATCGGAAGGCAAGGGACGGAAAGTGGTGGAGGCGCGCCACCTATGGGAGCGGATCCTCGTAAGCCAGATCGAGACCGGCACACCCTATCTGTTGTACAAGGACGCCGCCAACGGCAAGTCGAATCAGCAGAACCTCGGCACCATCAAGTCGAGCAATCTCTGCGTAGCCCCTGAAACCCTACTATATACCAAACAGGGTATTATTCAAATAAAGGATATTGTTGACAAACAAGTTGAAGTTTGGAATGGAACAAAATGGAGTTCTACGATAATAAAACAAACAGGACAAAATCAATCATTAATAAAAGTAAATCTATCCAATGGTTCTACAATTGATTGCACACCATACCACAAATTTATTGTAGCAGAATCATATTCGTCAAATAAAAATATTAAAGATAGTCTTCGCATTGAAGCAAAGGACTTAAAACCTGGTATGAAACTTCAGAAATGGAAGAATGCATTAATGCAGGGAGATAAGCAAAATGATTTCAAATATCCGTATACGCATGGATTCTTCTGCGGGGATGGAACTTACTCTAATGGTAAACCAGTATGCGCATTATATGGAGCAAAGAAGCTATTAATATCAAAACTTGATATTAAATCAACAAGTGGTCAAACCGATGCTTGTGAAAGACTTAATACTGTATTACCAACCGATCTAGAACAAAAATTTAAAGTCCCTATTAATGCTTCTATTGAATGTCGTCTAAGATGGTTAGAGGGAATATTAGATGCTGATGGGTGTGTTGCTAGAAATGGAACGAATGAATCATTACAAATAGCAAGTATTAATAATCAATTCCTACAAGATATTCGTATAATGTTAATGGGGCTAGGTGTTAATGCAAAAGTAACAAAATTGTTTGAAAAGCGTCAAGCACTATTACCAGATGGACACGGTAATACAAAAATGTTTGATTATCAAGAATTATGGCGATTGCTTATATCTAGTACAGGTCTGTATTCCCTTGTTGAATTAGGATTACATACACACAGATTAATTATTGCAGGTAATAAACCACAACGATGCGCAGAACAATATATTCAAGTAATATCCATAGAAGATAATGGTCGTATTGATAATACATATTGCTTTAATGAACCTGAAAATCACGCCGGCGTGTTCAACGGAATCCTAACAGGGAACTGCACGGAGATCATCGAGTTCTCGAGTCCCGAGGAGACGGCCGTCTGCAACTTGGCGTCTCTGGCTCTACCGGCCTACGTGAACACCAAGACCAAGACCTTCGACTTCGATGCGCTCCGTCGTACGGTGAAGGTCGCCGTGCGCAATCTCAATCGCGTGATCGACATCAACTTCTACCCAACCCCTGAGACCCGCACCTCCAACATGAAACATAGGCCGATCGGCCTCGGTGTCCAGGGCCTCGCCGACGTCTTCGCTATGCTCCGCATGCCGTGGGAACAGGCGGCCGCGAGCCGCCTCAACCAACTCATCTTCGAGCACATCTACTTTGCCGCCCTCGAGGCGTCGGCGGACCTGGCCGAGCTCGAGGACCCCTATTCGTCATTCGCAGGGTCGCCGGCGTCCAAGGGCCAGCTGCAGTTCGATCTCTGGTCTGTCACGCCCATCACCCAAACAGACGGATTGCTTGACTGGGCAAGCCTCAAGCATCGCATCCAGACCAAGGGACTTCGCAACTCCCTCTTAGTTGCCCCGATGCCCACGGCCTCTACGAGCCAGATCCTTGGCTTCAATGAGTGCTTCGAGCCCTTCACGTCCAATATCTACACCCGCAGGACGTTGGCCGGCGAATATATTATGCTCAACAAGCACCTGGTCCGCGACCTCCTGAAGCTCGGACTCTGGTCCGAGGACTTAAAGAATCAGATCATTGTCCGCAACGGCTCCGTGCAGGGACTCGATATTCCAGCGGCCCTACAGGCCCTGTACAAGACGGCCTGGGAGATCAAGCAGAAGACGCTGATCGATATGTCGGCGGCAAGGGGCGCCTTTGTCTGTCAGAGTCAGAGCCTGAATCTCTTTGTACCTGATCCGACGCACAAGCTCCTTTCGTCCATGCACTTCTATGGCTGGAAGAAGGGACTGAAGACCGGCATCTACTATCTCCGAACGAAGCCGCAAGTCATGGCGCAGAAGTTCACGATCGATCCTGAGATGCAGCGGCTTGCTGAGCGTTCTGAACTGGAGCGGCAGGAGAAGGAGTATGGAGTTCCTGAGGGGTGCTTGACGTGTTCTGCTTAGAGATAAAATGCAACTATTATTTAAATCTCGCCCGCGGAGCACAGGTCCTCTGCTTAATAAAATCCGGTAGGACAGATAGGGACGATGAATCTATATGAATTGTCACGAAGAACAGATCAGCTGCTGCAGGATCCGTCCACGGCCGCTCATTTTTCATCGGGTTATGAAAAAATGCTGGAGTTCTTTGCTGTTGCCATGGAATTGCAGGGGCAGCCAGGATGGTATCTGGAAGTCAATAAGCGCCTGGGGTCGGATCTCACTGAAGAAGAGGCGGAGAACCTCGAACCCTCTCTCTCAGCACTCTATGGGAAAATGGTAGGAGGAAAAGCCCCTGAGCCTCTCTACTACGAATCGTGGACATTGAAATTCTTTAAAGAGCTGGCCGAAAAAGTACAAGAGATGGGCCCTTTTAATTACAAAGACACCGATGCAACAGATTCGGATATTCAGATTGGCCAAGCCATTGCAAATACACTGACACTGATTCCTATTGTAAGGGCGGCGGAACTAGCAGAAAATGCAATTCCAGGAGATACGCCGAAAGTGTTCCAAACAATTCGCAGCATCGTTCTCCCGTATCGCGCCGCGGGCGCGATCATTCATACCTTGCTTGGTATAAGTCGATTTAGAGGGGCCGTGTCTCCTACGGATTCCCCTTTTTGGCGGCAAATCCAGAGCTGTATCTCCGCGTTACTGGAACTCATGCTGGGGGACTGGAAATCCGCAGCTCTCTCTCTCGCAGGAATCTATAGCCAAAATGCAGCCTATGCAGGGATTATTGCGCAATTAGTGCTTAACCTGATGTCAATGATGGATCCTGATTATCAGGAGTCTATCGTGGATGGAATTACGGCCGTTCCCAAGTCGATTCTTATAGGACTCTTGTTGCATACATTCCAGACATTTGCTACGAATAAGGTGCGCCTTTCAGCAATTGAGACCTTGGCCAATCTGGAAACCAACATCGAACAGAAACTGACAGCGGCGGTTGAGAAATCGGCGTTCAAAGACGAGCTGATTGCAGCAAAGCAAACAGGTATTTCTGAATTGAATTTTGGACGAATCAATCTTCTACAGAAGATGATACATCGAAAGGCAATGGTATGTGATGAGGAATTTCGGCATATTTTTGAACATAATAACGTAAAGGACAACGCGATCCTTGTAATTCTTTTTAAGCTCATGGATATTCCTATTACAGAAGACGAATATGCGCGCATGTGCCCTTCTAACAAATGGGCGGATGGAATGTTTGCAAAAAATAAGAGATCGACTGCTGTGGCGGCTCCTACTCCTATCGTTGAATCTGTAGTTTCTGAAGCTGTTCCTGTAGCTGAAGCTGAATCTGAAGCTGCTCCTGTAGCTGAAGCTGAATCTGAAGCTGCTCCTGTAGCTGAAGCTGAATCTGAAGCTGCTCCTGTAGCTGAAGCTGAATCTGAAGCTGCTCCTGTTGCTCCTGATGTTTCTGAAGCTGAAGCTGAAATTGCTCCTGTTGTTTCTGAATCTGAAGCTGCTCCTGAAGCTGAAGCTGAAATTGCTCCTGTTGCTGAAGCAGAAGCTGAAATTGCTCCTGTTGCCCCTGCCCCTGCCAGCCCTCTACCACCTTCTAACCCTAGAACAAATCGCATAAAAGGCGGCCTACGCCGTTCTCGCAAAAAGCGCTCTACTTCTTCTTAGCCTCCTCAATCTCAATCCCCGCGAGGCCATGGACAAAGACCAGGTACTCCTTCGGAAAGTTCCAGAAGCACGCGACCTCCTTTAGGTCCGAGGGGGGAATACGGCGGCTGCTGGCGTTGTTTGCGTGGCTAAAGGCCACAATGATCTGCTGCGGCGGCAGCTCAATGCAGACATTCTCGCGGCCTTGAATCCAGGCCTCCCCTTCCGAAATTGAGACATCCTCGAACTTTCGGCTGAGCCATGCACTTCGGCGAAAGGTCAGGGTTGCCTCCGAAATCCGTTTACCAAACGAGAGGCCATTCGGCGGCACATTCACTGCGGAGACTCCGCGCACCAGATCGTACAACGCAATTGTCGTGCAAGCAGCAATTTCATTGTATCCCGTGCCCCCCTTCAAAAGCCAGGCGACGCGCCTGCGAAAAGAGGTCACAGGGTAATGGTCATCGTCGTCCATGAAGAGCACAATGTCATGCGTCGCATTCTCGATTCCCAGATTCCGCTTCATGCCAATCGACATGCGCCCCTGAATAGGAATGTACTTCACGGTGATCGTGGGATTGTTCACCTGAAAGTTCATGATGAGTTCCGAGGCCATTTCGGTCGAGTTCTCATTGTCTTCGACAACAATCCATTCAATCTTCTCCTTCGGGTAATCCGTTGCGATGAGATTGTGAAAGGCAATGTCCAACAGCTTTCTACGATTATAGGTCGGTGTCACAATGGAGATCGACGGGCAGTCCTCGACCGTCAGGATCGGGGGGCAGTGAAAGATCCCCTTGGGCTTCTTGGACGTCGCAAGTCCAAAGACCTCTTGGAGCCCCTTCAGAAGCGTCGCGCGATCATCCAAGGCCGAATACGGGAGTACGGCATCAAAGGACGGCACATAGCTGTTCCAGTCCGAGGACCAGTTCTCTCCGTCCTTCAGAAGCACATTTGCAAAGCCATAGCCGACCCCCACGAACAGGGGAATACTGAAATGGATGTTGATGTCGCCGTGCAGCAGCGGCTCTCGCAGATCGAGGTGTCGCGGCTTGGAAAAGGCCGGCAAATCGCTTCGAAGCTGTACAAGAACTGCCTCGAGAGCCTTGACCTTTATAACGGTTGCAGCGGATCCCTTGTCATAGAAAAAGTTCAGCTGAATCGGCGGCATTCTTCTAGTCTAGAGGCAATCCCACCTTAGACTCTTAATTTTATAGGGGGTGCTAATAGGGGGCGGCTATGAAAACCCGAAAGAACAAGAAAATGAAACTAACAGGGAATCCCGTCCGAGAACTGTCATTCCTGACCTGGAGGAATAACACGGCGCCCCTCGAGACCATGCGATCCTCCCTCTGGAAGCGAACATTGGCTCGAGAACGCACGTTCTGGAACGCCCTTGTGCGAAAAGCCCATATTAAGCAGCTCCAGAAAGACTTTGAAGCAGAGCTCCGTCAGGCAGCCGGCCCCACGAACTTCCGATTCCTGACCGTCGGCTGCGGCGCAATTCAGATTATGCACAGCAATGCATCTAATTTTCATTGGAAATGGGCGTGGTCCACACGAAAACACTATGCCTCCGAACTCGATTTCTATGAGAACAAGGCCTACTATATCACCGAAAACGAAAAGGACAAGTATATCTCCAATCTCACCTGTCAGTCAATTGAGGGGCACAACCTCTGGACAAAACACGGCATTAGCGGCCAGGTGGCCGTAAAAGACGGCCTCTGCTACTATGTGAATGTCGAGTATCCGTTTAATACCACGGAGCTCATGTGCTGCGACGCCCTCACGGGCAAGAACGACCGGCTCATTCTCAAGGAGCCCTCCGAAGAGCGCTTCATCAGCCTTGTCAAGGAGAGCGGCAAGGCCCTGTACTGTAAAACGGGCACCTGGAACGATAGTCGTTGCTGGCGCATCAATGGGAAGTCCGCCGTTGAGATCCAGAAGGGCACGCGCTTTCAGTATCCTCTTGGGCTCCTCGACGGGCACGAGTGCGGATTGTATATGAAGAAGGACACGAGCGAATGGCTCCGATTCGGCGGCCCCTTTCAGTCCTGGATTTTGCCGACCGGTTCCCCCCAGTGGATCCATCTACAGTCGGGACACGTGCTCACGGTGGAACAGGGGCGGCAGACACTCTCTTTGTGCGCGCCCCATAAGAAGCCGATCAAGATTCATTCCATTCAGGCCGGCGATTTTAATCCAAATCCCTGGGCCAAATGGGAGGATGCCCAGGTGCAGCACTTTACCCTCTTTACACCCGAACGGCTGCCCTACTCCCTTTTCGTGGCAAATCAGAGCGCGACCGCCAAGCTACTGCTACCGCCCAATCCAAAGAATCCCTTCGACGATCTGAAATCGGCGCTCCATCATGCAACCTCGGCCGACGGTACAAAGGTCCCATATCTGCTGGTGAAATCCGAGAAGACGCATAGGGTGCGGGGACTTCTCTGTTATATCTATTCGGCCTACGGCAATCCGACGAATGTCAGCTGGCCGCATCAGGGCTGGGCGCCGCTGTTGAAGCGGGGCTTCGCAATCGCCTACTGTTATGCACGGGGATCGGGTGATAACGGGATCGAATGGATGAATGGGGGGCAGGATATTGAACATCATAAGACCGTGGAGGACTTTGAGGCGACCATCCGGGCTGCCCAGAAGGTCACCGGCGTCAAAGCCCGGCAGACGATCCTCTACGGCCGATCTGCGGGCGGCATGATGGTCGGCGCCACCACAATGCGGAACCCCGACGGCTCTCTGCACGGGGCTCTGTTTACGGAGGTACCCTTTACGGACATCCTACGGACGCAGACGAACCCGACCATTGATCTGACCCCTTCGGGCATGAGCGAGTACGGCAACCCGATCCAGAACCCGGTCGCCTTCGAGGCCATGCTGCGTCTTTCACCGATCAACTCGATGCCGGTCGACGGCGCCCCCGGCGTGTTTGTTCTCTGTCGAACCGGTTTGCGCGATCAGCAAGTTCTGCCCTTCGAGCCCGTTAAGTTCATTCAGAAACTCCGGGGCTTCGTCCGTGGAGTTCCGAATGGAAAGTTTTTGGACTACGAAAAGGACGAGGCGCACTCCTACTCGTGGGCGACGTTCCTCCGAGAACGGGCGACGGACCTGGCTCTTCTTTTTCGCTGGTCGCAAAATAAAATCTAAGACTTTAATATAAATGTCTCAGCAGCAGAAGAAGCAGCAGCAGGGTGGCCGTAAGCGTCGTGGAACCAAGGGCCGCAAGGCCGCGCGTCGTGCGACGCGCAAGCAGCAGCGCAAGTAGAGCTGTGCTCATAGAGGGGTTGCTAAGCAACCCCTCATAGCTCTGAGGGTAAAATAATAGATGGCCCGATCATGCATTTACTCTGATTATATTACTAATTTCATTTATGAATTAGTACTATAACTATTTCTTTAGCCGAATCAAGCACTTGTCGATCGACGGCTTGCGATACCCTTCGACCACCACATTCGGTTTCGGCAAACTCTGTTCCATCGGTACATATCGACGGATAAAGGTGCGCCTATGGAGTTCATGGGCTCCATGGGTCTGCAGGGCCAGGCGGTGAACGGCCGTGCCATAGCCCTTCGACGTCCTTAATCCATAGCGCAGAGCACACTCCTCCTGTCCGTCACAGAAGGCCTGTACCCAGCGATCATGGGTCACCTTCGCCAGAATGGAGGCTGCACCAACGCACAAATAGGTGTTGTCGCCTTCCACGATCGTATGCTGTTCCCCCGTCCAGTCAGGGATCGACAGTTCGCCGTCCAGAAGGAGCCTGGCTTCCTTTAAGCCCTCAGGATCTAATTCGAGACCTTTCAGTGCTCGGCGAAATGCTTCCTGATTCGCCCAAGTAATGCCTTTTTCGTCAATCTCAGCGGCCTCTACGGACCCAACGGCGGCCTTGAGAGCCAAGCGTTGAATGGCATCCGCAATCAACTCTCGTTTCTTGGGGCTGATCTTCTTGCTGTCCCGAATCTGTGGGGCGACTGTTCTGTGCTCCTCTGTCCACGTTGACTCGGGAGGCCAGAGGACGGCACCGGCCATGATCGGTCCCCAGAAACATCCCCGTCCGGCTTCATCGCAGCCGATCTCTTGTAGCGCGTCGTCGGTATGCCGCAGTGCAAGCATGTTGTCTGTTGTCTGTTGTCTGTTGTCTGTTGTCTGTTGTTTGACAGAAATATCAAATTTTAGCATCCCTTCTAGTAGGGTATGACTGGAACTAATAAAGTAGTCATCTTGGTCTTGCTTCTAGGTCTCGTCGTTGCGGCCTGCATTGCATTTCCGTCTGTTATGGAGGGATTTGCGAGTCCCATGCCAAACGCGAATTGCGTTGAAGGATGTCGCACCCAGGCAAAATGCTATGCTGCGTACAATGGAAAGGAGAAGAGTAGTATTCTTGATATGTGCAATGCGCAGCCGAGTGCCTCGGATGAAAATTCTTGCAATCGGTGCAAATTCTGTCAGTGGTGCCCCGGAGTTCCTGAGAATTCGTACGATGCAAAGTGTATTTCTATTTATGAGAAATGCCCTGTAGGAAACCCTGATAGAAAGAGTGAGCGGTCCGCGGAAGGAAGTATGCTTTCCTCCTTTGATTTTAAGAAGTACTTTGGATCCTATAAACAACAACCGGCCATGGATGCATGTGGAGTCAGTATTTCTGTATGGGACAATCTCCAATCGGGTCTTCAGAATCTCGAGTATGTAAATTCTTCGAAGAAGGAAGACAATGAAGAGAGCTGTGAGGGAGATAATTCATGGCCTGAATACGCGAGCGATCAGCATCGTATTGCTGATGAGCAGCAGGAACGCATGGCCATGATGCGATCTATGAAGAAGGCAATTCGGAATGAACTGGCAGATCAGCTGGGCAAGGGAACTGCTATGCGACAGGCGTATGAGGAGGACTGCGAGAATAATCATGAGGATGAGATGATGGATTGTAATGACAAGAAAAACAGCAATGACAAGAAAAACAGCAAAGACAAGAAAAACAGCAAAGACAAGAAAGACAGTAAAGACAGTAAAGACAGTAAAGACAGTCAAGAGTGTGATGAAGAGAAGACTGATTCTATGCAGCAGGGCAAAGAGATGCAGCAGCAACGTATTGATATGAATAAGTATATTCGCAAGGATAGTATCCCTTGCTGGGGATGCGACGTTAAATAACGTCGCTAAGATGCGACGTTAAATAAATAACGTTGCTAAGATGCGACGTTAAATAACGTTGCTAAGATGCGACACTAAACTCTAATGAAGCGTCCGGCCGCTTCATTAGATTCTTACAGATAGGTAGGGTGAAATGTATACCTTTCTAGGTCTTTTATCAATTCTAATTGCACTCTTCGTAGTTGCAAAGGTCTATGCGAAGGAGGGATTTGTAGGGTTTGTGCCTTTGAACACCGATTCCAAGCCGAAGATACCTGACAATATTCCAACTCCGGTCAACGATGCCGTGATCAATCCTAAAATGGCATCAGATCTGCCAGGCAGTCTTCCGACGGCCCCCTATCAGCAGATCGGACGCAATCTGCCGACCCCCTATGCCGATCCTTCGCTCGTGAAAACCACTCGGCAGCGCATTCTGAATGTCCTCGAATCCTTGAAGGGATTTCTGGCCTTTCAGGCCACCGAGATCGAAGACCGCTCCGACCCCTCCATTCAGCTCCCGCTCCAAACCGCCAGGGGCGACTTCCAGCGCCTCGAGTCCGAGGCCAATGTGCTTCAGCGCAACCCTGGGCTCACGCCGCATATGACGGCCATGGAGATTGCCCAGATCGAGGACAATATGGCGTATTTGCAGGTGGAGGCCGAGATGGTGGGTGTGAACCGCCCCTACCAGAGTTCGGTGCACGATGCCGATCTGGAAGAAGGGTTCGAATCGGGGGATAAGACACCGGCAACGCTGCCCGAACTCCTGGATTTTTCCACTCGCATCCAGGCCGCCATCCAATCTTTAAGTTCTTCGGGCACGACCGATCCGATCGTACAGGCACGGATAGGGAATCTGACGGCCATGATGGCTGACGTGGATGCCGTGATTAGTAAGATCCAGTCGGGGGCGTTCCTCTCCACCCAAGTCCCGATTCTGCGGTCGGATATTGAGAAGGCTCTGCCGGCCTTGAGCAAGGTGTCGAGCCCTTTGCCGGCGATTCTGCGAAACTTGGCGAATAATTCGGGTCAGGGAGGACAGGGCGATGTTCTGAACACGCTTGTGCGCTATGCCGAGAAGATCTTTAGCAAGGCGGAGAATGGCTTCCATTTCAGTGTGAATTATGATGTGCAGAAGGGCTCTGTGGGCGGTGACATGGGAGTAGGACAGAATTCTAATCGATCGAGCCTCTGGGAGACGGGATTTCCGTCGGACCGTGATCTCGACCAGGTGGCGGAGAGTCCGGAACTGAATCGGATTCGGGCGCCCCAGAATACGTCAGATCCTTGGTCCCAGGATCCGAGGGCGGAGGGGCGGCCCTCCATGCCGTTCGATTGGCGCAGCCGATCCAATGCGATCATTGAACAGATTCAGAAACGCGAGATGAATCCGACAGATTTTGGGGCGATGCCGCGAGATGCCGTTGTGAGCAATGACTTTGGCTGGAAGGGATATGCGAAAATGATCTGCACGCGTCTCATGACGACGCAGCAAAATAAGATGGACGAGATGTGCGGCTGCCCGCCGCAGGATTGGGCCGGGTGGGGGACCTCAAGGTAGGTGGGGGACCTCAAGGTAGGCGGCTCCGCCGCCTACCTTGCCTCCCCCATACCCCCTGTTTACTTATGTTTGCTTACATTGCTTACGTTGCTTCCTTCGTGACAGGGGGTATGGGGGAGGCAGGTGCCGGCTTTGCCGGCACCTGATGTCCCCCAGTGGAACCGAAACCCCCTTCGCCCCGCTCCGTATTCATATTCACCGCATCAAACACCACCTCAAACGGCACCAGGCTCGGCATACAGATCTGGAAGAGGCGATCCCCTCTCGATAGATTGTAAGGGGCGTTCGAGCGATTGTCCACAGCCACCTTCAGCGTCCCTCGGTACTCCGCATCAATGATTCCGACCGAATTGGCCAAGCGGAGCGGCGTCTTGCTGATCGAGGAGCGCGGATACAAGTAATAGCCGTGCACAACAGACCCCTTTGGGCTTCGAAGTTCACAGCGAACACCGAGATCAATCATAGTGGTTGAGTTCGGCTCCAGAGTCAGTGCAGCCGGCATATACAGATCAAACCCGCTGTCCGTCGAATAATTAGACCTTGCCGCATACAGGGTCTGCAGGTCTTCGCTCATCTCTACAATCAAGGATTCCATTCTGCTATCTGCAGGGACTCTTGGATTGATCAAATTTTTATTATGCGGTACCGTTTAATATCAAATAACGCCCCTGGCCAGGGGCGTAATTAGATTCTTAACGGTATAAATTTAAACCGTCTGGACGGTTTAAATTTATATTATGCGGTAACAAATAGAGGTAGCATGCTACGGGATTATTTTGCACAAATGGTTGGGATCCTATTGGTCGGCGTCGTGCTCGGCATTGTCTTTCGGGGATCCATGTTTGTAGAGGGATTTGAATCAAAGAAGTGTACCGACTGTGCCCGCGAAATACATCCGCCGTGCCGCGAGACGGACCTGAGCCGCTATGTTCTGAAGAGCACGGTGCCGCCGTGCCCAAAGATGCCCGATCTAAGCAACTATATTCTGAAGTCCGAGGTGCCGCCGGTTCCTGATCTGAGCAACTATGTTCTCAAGTCATCCATTCCGAAGCCCCAGCCGGTTATTCTGGACTGCTCGAAGTGCAACCAGCCGAAGGGGGATTGCCCGCCGTGCCCGCGCCCTCGCTGCCCCGAAGTCATTTGTCCGGCTGCCCCGAAGTGCCCGCCGCCAGCGCCGTGCCCTCGCCCTGTCTGCCCGCCGGCAGTGGTCAAGTGCAAGGCGGAAGCACCGGTCGACAGCCCTGTGCGTCCCTTCTTGGCCCCGTTGAGTTACAGTCCGTTTGGCATGTAATGTGGCTCGACTCCGCGGAGTCGAGCCACTAAGCCACAACCCTTTCAAAAAAGAGGAGGTATCCATAATTGAATCCCATAATCTGCAGATCCGTAAACTTGGTGTACTTGAATCCCATTTCGGACGCAGATGCCACAATCTTTGCAATAGACGGCATATAGAGCGTGTGCTTCTGTCGCCGCACTTTGCCCTCGTCCTCCCCTTTAAACGTAAAGGTCTCCTTAAACGTCGCCTGATCCTTGATCAAAACAAATTCCGATGCATAGTCAAACTTGTCAAAGGCCGCCGCCGACGTCATAATCCGTTCCTTGCTATACTTCTGGGGACTCACGGCCAAGAACGGGTTTGCCACATCCGGTACCGGCTCGAACTTGTGTTTGTTTACAACCTCAATCGCGAGCCCACCGCCCGGTTTGATCCAGAGCGCCAGATTCTTAAAGAGAACATCGAGTTCCTTGAACGAATAGATGCTAAATGCGAACAGGCAAGCATGCGTGAACTCACTCGCATGGGCAATAAACGGCGCATAGGCATCCCCGTTCCGCCATAGAATCCGCCCCTTGTCCTTCTCGGCCAACGTGGTAGCAGGCAAGACCACTTCGTCCGCATAGTTCAGCATCGCCACGGACTTGTCCAGGCCACAGGCCACTCCGCATCCCTGTTTCACAAAGGCGCAGGCGCCAACCCCCGTTCCACACGCCACATCTAAAACCCTGTATTCGTCGATCTTAGGATCCTTCTTCTTCCACTCTAACAGTGCAATGGCCGCCTCCGCCTGCACTAAACCATCATGCTTGAAGATCTTGTTGTAGACCTTCGCGTAAAAGGCATCGTAGGGGTCATCGATCCAGCCGTTTGTGACATCGTCGGAGAATCCCTCCTGCAAACTAAAAGCCGGTGGGGCTAATCGATCCTGTACCACAATCGCTATATAATTGGCCAACAATAGTATCAGTATAACGGATAATATAATTTGCCATAGATCGAGACCCAAGAACATCCGCTACTCAGACCTCGATAATATTAATGCCGTTTCTTACGGCAAGTCTTCGCTCGCCGCGCTAACCCGCAGCCGCTCGAGAACGAAGCGATTCGCCTGCAAATAGACGTATAAGGGTCCTTGAAGTCAGGATCCATGGCGCAGCGTTGGCGCCAGAGCCAGGCGACAACGGACCGTCGACAACTCAGATCCCTTTTCGTCATTGTCTCGGCCTCTCGCCAGGTGGATTCTATAGTTCCTAGAACAGCCGGAAGTGTGTCCCAGAACTGCTCGTACCAGTGCATTCGCTGACTCGGTTCCATCGTGTTCCAGCGATTGCGAACACACGGATCTGCGCACCGCTTTGCTTGATCGGGGCAGTCCTGAATCGGCATAGATCCTTTGGAGGCCTCTTTCGGGTGATTGTAGGCGACGGCAAAGAGGAAATCCCAGAATGTGGCTAGGCGTTCCAAGGGCGGATATTCATTCATCCAGGTCGTGTACAATAATTTTACTTCTTGCAACGTAGGATTCTGCTCAGGATGGAGGCTCTGACTGCGTAGCTTGTCGTTCACGCAGTTATGGATCTCGTAGAGCCACTTGACGAGGGCCGCCTGTGAATTCAGCCCCTTTTTGTAATCATGAATCTTGTAGAAATCAGTCAAGGAGGTTCGACAGAACTTGCACGGCAGAATATAGGGAATTGTTTCCAAGAAGCGGCCATAGAGTGAGCGCTTGGCTGGACGATAGTCAAAGGTGGCTTGATGGAGGAGTTTCCAGCCCGAAGGCCCCCAGAACCGTGTGTCCATCCTCTTACTGATAAATTTAGATTTTAATTCCCAAGTCCATTACGGCAGGCAGATCCTTTATCAATGTTTCTAGCTCTTTTATCTGAATCAAGAGGGGTCTGAGAGTTTCATCGATCAGCAGTAATTCTGCATCGGTGGTCAATGCGCTTGCCAATGCACTAAACTTAACACGAACAGTAATCGTGACGGGCCCATAACTCTCGGCCGTTGGTGTTTCGGGCGCTATGAACTGGAAGGCCCCCATATCGAGCATCTGCGTGGCGAGCTCTTCCAAGTAGGTACGAAACGTGGGGCACTTGGTGCTGAACATGATCTGTCGGTCATTTGTACAGCCCAGTCCAATCTCTTTAAAAATAGTTGAAATCCACTCAGTTCCCTTGCTGTGCTGCTTCGCATGATTGATCAGATTCAGTTGATCGGCAATTATGCGATAAGCCGGCCGCTCTTTCCAGTCTGCAGGCAGATCCCCTGGGGGGAGTTTAATAGGACGGACACCATAAAAGAATACATCTATGCCGTCTTGTCCATCTAGTTTAACGAGCGCGTCGATCTCTTCAGTGGAGATAGAAGCAGCCATCCCTATCGGTACCGCCTAATATAAATTTAAGCCCCCGCCCATTATGGGTGGGGGCTTAAATTTATATTAGCACTAGTGTTAAGAATCTAATTAAGCCCCCTCCTGTGGAGGGGGCTTAATTAGATTCTTATCGGTACCGCCTAAAAAGAACAAGGAGTCTAAATGCACGACTCTACAACGAATAGGTGATGGCAATTGGTGCAATTGTTCTGCAAGGGGTTCAGTACGTTGTCTATGACAACGGATTGCGTATACTCCTACCGAAAAATTCAGCCTGGATCCCCGGAGATATAGTTGATACGAGTATTAATGCTGTGATTGCTAGGCAAGAACAGATGACCCTTGCTATTGTACGAGGGCGGTACAAGACCAATGCATTCCTGTTCTGTCCTTTGCTCGGCCCCCTCTACAATCCGTTGATTGTCGGATCCCATGAAATCGGCACCACGTGGCTTCTGCACATTCCATCGGACCTCCAACAGCCGCCGACGCTGGTAAAACAACTCGGCTCCGTATACGATCGCACCTCCGATCTGAATGCATTGATTGCAACCTATCTGCACAGCCCCTCTTTGCCTTGGACACGTCCTTCGTATCAGGCACCCCTCTATACCCGAGAGCCGCAAGACCAGCGGTCTCTGGACACCTTTTCGATCGATCCAGAGGGCTGCAAGGATGCCGACGATGCCCTTACGGTTCTGCCGGCCGAGAACCGCATTCTCGTGCATATTGTGGACATTCATAGCCATGCATCCGAAACAGAACAGCAGGCGTTCTTGAAAGCCTTCACACTCTATCTGCCTCATAAGAACACCCATATCTTTCCATCCGAGGACGCCGAAGATCGCTTCGCACTGAAAGTGGGGGTTCCGAGGCCGGTGATCACGATCGATATTCGATTCAAGGCCGGCAGCGCTCACGTGGACGCCTTCGACCTCTATCGGTCCACCATTGTGAACAAGCGGGCCTACACCTATGAAGAGGTCTTGCCGCGACTAGAGAAGGATCCGTACATACAATCGCTCCTGTCGCATATGTCCACGAACACCCTCCTACTTCCAACGATGCAGCTTGCAGTCGATCCAGTTTCAGGGGCACTGACAGGGTGTACGGCGGTCACGAACGTCGATCTCGCCCATAAGTTCGTGGAGCGCCTCATGGTCTTGGCCAATATGCTCGTAAGCCAGCATCTGTCCGAACATCCGCAGACCCGGGCGACCTATGGCCGGATTCCCCAGCGCTTCCATTCGAAGCTGAAGGCCATTCCTGATGCCAATCCATCCCTTTCCGTCATCGCCAACTCCTTTTTGGCCATTAAGTCCTATTCGGCGGCCACATACGATGCCGATCAGACCGGGCATTTTGGCCTCCAAGTGCCGACCTACACCCATTTCACCAGCCCTATTCGTCGCTATTTTGACTGCATTCTCCATCATATGTTGGCGGGGGCGGTCTATGAAGATGCGGCCCTGGATGCTATGCTAACCCATATCAATGGCCAAGAACGCAAGGTGGAGGGGCTCCAGAAACTGTTTCGGCAATGGAAATTCTGTGACTATTTGAAGGTTGGCGCAACCTGTAAGGCCCTTGTCACAGGAATCAATCGCGCGGGCGTCTATTTCCTGATTGAGGAGTTCATGTTGGACGGATTTGTCCATGTGAGTAAATTGGGAGGGGGGCGTTGGATCTATTCGGAGAAATCCCTGACATCCGATTCGACCGTTCTGCATCTTGGCTCCTCCCTCGATCTTTGCGTTGAATCGGTGGATCCGATTCTGTCAACAATTGACTGGACTGTTGTTACAACAGTTGTTACTGTTGTTGCAAAATAATATTGCATTCTAATAAGGAGATGCCCATCTACGACGTATTTCAACCAGGGCTCCGACGGGGTGCCGAGCGTCTCCCCTTTGACCCGTCGAAGGCCTATGCCTACGTTGAACACCCGACGGAGGGATGGCGCGTCTATTTGCGCACCGCCGTATTCCTGCATCAGGCCGGCGATTCTAAAATGGATCATTTTCTGGTGTTCCGCAATTCCAAAAAAGGAGCTTCTGCGGGTACCTGGGAACCGCCCAAAGGCCAGATGGAGGGCAAGGATCTGCTGCGTCATGCGTCGGAACCCCTGCTCCCTCTCATGGTTCAGTCGCTGATGCGAGAAGTGGAAGAGGAGGCCCATATCACGGAGGTCCTCGGAATTCGCTACACGCGGCTCGTATTCCAGAGCGTCGAAGACAATTATCCACGGGACAAAAAATGGTTCTTCCAGTATCACCTGTTCCAGGCCACCGTGACGCCACAAGTCGTACAAAGCACCTTCCACACCTTTCAGTGGATGAAAGAGCATCCGAAGGCTGTTCAGCGCTGGAAGCGGGATCGGAGGGAGACAGACGACGTGGCCTGGTTTCACCCCAAACGGACTCCTCTCAATCCTCGCTGGTGTCCTACGATCGTATTTGCCTATCTCGACGAGTTTGACCGTTGACTAGATTTTCTCTAGTTTTACCGCCAAACCCGAGGTATCGAGCTGCTTTTGTAGCAGTTCTCGGCTCGAATCCCTGTAATTAAAGGTACAGGTATGTTCCGAGGCTGGCAAATGATTCACGCAGAACCCTTTCTCACACTTGCACATATAGGCCATGGTCAAACGGGCCTTGCACAGAGTGCACTTCACCTTCTTCGTTGAATGTATGGATTGCATTTGATTGCAGTGCTTGATAGTTATATGCGTTTCTTTAACACCTATAACTATCAAATTTTAAACCAGGGTATGCAGTCCTTCTGGAACTCCATGATTGTTCCATGGCCGCGCGCTCGGTTCGAACCCGTTCTGAGAACAATGGAACCGAGTACAGTCCCCTTCCATGTAGCCACCCAACGAGACGTACCGCGACTCACAGAGTTCCTAGAACAGTTCTTCGGTCGCGAAGTGACTCTCAAACCTGTTCTCAAACCGGCCCAGGAGATCATTCTCTGGATCGAACGGGACAACCAGATTCTGGCCACCATTCGCTACAAACCCAGCGCCTTTTTTGAAGGCCAGCCCATCCACCTGATCGACTGCTTCTGCATCCATCCATCGGCACGGAAAACCGGCCTTGCTACGCAACTTCTCACGGCTCTCCATGACCATACGAACCGCCGCCATCTCCGCTACAGTCTCTTCTTGAAGGAAGGGAATCCCTTGCCGCTGCACATACCCTTCTATTCGTCGTCCTACGCGTATCGCAGAACGCCGCGTTCTAAGGCGTCAATCAAGGACTTAAAGCCTTTAAGTCCTCATAAGGCAGCGGCCCTCGTCGCGCACTATCGCCGCCTTCGACCGGACACGGTCTGGATCTATGATGAAGCGAACCCGAATCAGCTATGGCGATTCTGGAAACAGGGTCTGAACTGGATGCTGGCCTGTATACAGGATTCGTTTCAGGAACTGGAGGGCGGGCGTATTGGCTGGATGACCGCATTTTTTGCATCGGGGGACTATGATATCAATCAGATGGTAGTGAATCTGCCGTTTGATTGGATCTGGATTGACGCCGCATGGCTACATAAAACAGAGCATTGGACACGGGATACGACCTTTCATTGGTACGCATATCAGTGGACCACGTGCCTTACGATTCGTGATTTTTATGGAATCGTGGTCTAAGTGTAGCACTGAACAGCCATCGGCTGCATAGAAATTAAGGGATACTTCCGTTCCTTTGGAGCAAATTCCTGTTCTTGGCCGAACCCTTCTCGAACGGAAATGGTCATAAGAATCGCAGTGCCGATCAGAATTGCAAGAAGCATCACTGCGAATGAGATCTTTGCCATACTAGCTCTATTTAGGTCATTCTAAATTAGTAACAGACACCGAAAAGAGAACAATTGCTGCCTGGGCAATCATCGTCGTTGTTACAGAACATAGGGCCTCTCTCTACCTCTTCGGGATACGCATAGGTGGTGACAAACCAGGTAGCAGGAAGCCAGCCATACCAGCTGGATCCGTACCCGCCTCTAGATCCATATCCACCATACCTACCGCTGGATCCGTACCTGCCTCTAGATCCATGACCCATTCCATGACCCATTCCTGATCCATGACCATGGCCCATTCCATAACCCATTCCTGACCCATGGCCCATTCCTCCAGATCCATGACCACCTCCACCTCCACCACGAAATCCTTCCATCTGATGTGCATACAAGAGAAAACCACCTACCGCAAGTAGTAACAAAAAGATTGTGAGTATTGATTTCATCCCTACTAATTAAAATCAAATTAAGGTCCGCGCGGCACCTCTTCCTCATCCGTTTTCAGAATGGTAGACACACCTTCACGATAGAGTTTCTCGCAATTCTCATAATAGGCTACCAAGGTACGACGGGTAAGCTGATTAATACGATTTATCTCCGCAATCCCCTTTAGAAATATATTCTTGTTAATCACAATCGACTTGACGCCGCTCACATTTACAATTGTAAATAGCTGTTCGAGAATCTTGCCGCATTTCTCTGCATGCGCCACCTGTGCCCCAAACAGCTGCGCGACCTTCTGAATAATTGCCGACCCCTCCGTGCTTTTAATAGGGAACTCCCGAGTTATATACGTATTGCAGTTAGCCGTCATCCGTTCATCTTTGATGTCATCTGCAGAATAGACTTCGCCCTGTGACCGTTTCACCTCAGGCCGCTTTTCTTGTATAATCCGAGCATACTGCCCCGTTTCACTCTTCTCACCCTTGTAAATCTTGGTCATCTTGATCAAGAATTCCATATATTCATTCATAGAAATGGGCGATTTCGTAATCTTATATTCTCGGAATTGATTGTCATCATAGAACAACTGGGTCAATAAGCGAATGCCGTCACTGTCGAACAGGGATTTGCCCATCGACGGAATCGCCGTTAATCGCGGCACCACCTTTCCGTCCTTTTCCTGATATAAGAATTGCTGCTCGCAGATGGCCGGCGTAAATGTGTCATTCATGTGATTTCCGAGGAGCTGCAAGGCCCGTGCGGAACAGAGGGCAATTGGCCGATCCACGCGCAGCCCATTAATCGGCTTGAAATCGAAGACCGATTTGATGGAATCCTCGAGGGATACATTTCGTCGCGTCGTATTCGCCGCAGCCACTTTTCGTCGCAACCCGAGTTCTTGGTCTATTATCTGTTTCAAAGAAACCATAAATTTCTCAATAGGAATTCCTTCTGAGCGCGTCTTTACAAAGACCCTATAGTCTGCGCCGACGAGTTCAAATCGAAATTCACTGTTCCGCACGCCATAGATGGACTCAAATATACGATCTAACTCGACCTCGCCCAGATCGCGCATCTTATCGGTCGAATAGTCCTGTGAACGACTGGGCAGCCTGCGATTCAGCTCGGTTAGGAGCATTTTATACTGAACTTCGCGGATTCGAAGATAGTTTCCGCTTTCTCTACGACCCGCGCCTGTTACAATAGAGGTTTCTACCGCATAGAAGTTAGTTTTTGCACCCGTAGGGGTATCAAAGAAGAGGGTTGCATTTGTTTCGCTGGCCTTGGACTCTGTGAATCCGCCCCTTGGATTGAGACGAAAAGATCCTTTGAAATTAGGAATCTGAAAGAGATAGCCGCCCTCCTCTGATTTCTCTGCACGAGGCACGACTTCTAGTTTCCCGATATTCCTGTCCGTGACGAGTCCCCGAAAGAGTTTGAATTTACCGAGTTCTTCTTCTTTGAGGGCGGCGCCCCCTGCCTGATGGACAGTGTTCAGATGGGCATTGTTTCGTCGTGTTGAATTGCGATACGGCGTAATGGATTCAAAGCGGCGGTCTACTGTGCTATTCTTTGGAGCGCCAGGGGCACCATAGAAATCGATCTCTCGGTCAAAGGTGATCGATCGTAGATCAATCCCCTGCTCCTTGACGGCCTTACTGATTACTTTGGCATCGTCAATGAGCGTAAGGGCAATGGCCCCATAGATCTGAAAAATACGGATATAGAAATAGGCCAAGAACAGGCAGAGACTCTCGCGCTCTGCCTTCTCTTTGGGCGACGGAGTTATGAGTTTATCAATGGGCTGGAACACGAGTTTGCCGGCGCTTCCTCGTGCAGGGGCAAAGGAGAGGCTTCGAAAGGTGGTGTCGAGACGATTGGCCAAAAAGATGACGTACTTGCTGCATTCGGTGCGGCTCGCAAGTCGATAAAAATCGTTGATATTGAGGCGTTCAATCATATATTTCATAATCTCGTCGCAGAAACGACGGACATTGCCGGTTGCTTTTAGGGAGCTTTCGTGTGTAGTGCCGCTTGCTCCGACGCCCATTGCCCTACCATGGGGGGACAATTAGTTGTTGGCGGGCTTTGCCCGCCAACAACTACCCTCCCCCCTACCCCCTGTCCAGGGATAAGCAACATGCGCAACATAAGCAACATGCGCAACATAAGCAACATAAGCAACATAAGCAATATAAGCAACATAAGCAACATAAGCAACATAAGCAACATGCGCAACATAGGCAATATCACATAATTTACCCTGGACAGGGGGTAGGGGGGAGGCAGGGACAGGGCGTTAGGGAGGAAACCTCGGCCAAAGGCCGAGGTTTCTATCCCTAACGCCCTGCCCCTGATGTCCCCCCCCTGAATAAACGTTCCAGATCCCCTGCATGCAGTTCGAGGCGTCGCAAGCACTTCTGCAGCGTAGCGATCGAAATATCACTAGCATCGGCGATCTGCTGTAAACCAATGTCCAGCACTTCGCACCGTTTCAGTACAAAGGCCACGCAGCCAGCGGCTAAACTCGGCGGCATATTCTCTTGGCCGAGGCCGAGCAGCTCCACCTGTTCGGCCACACGGGTGCACAGGATGGTCAGGTGTTCTTGTTGGGCCCTCTGCAGCGGGAGTTTTGAAAGCGGCAGTGCAATATATTCAATAGCTTTGGTTGACGTGGCGCTTGTCTTGGCCTTCGTCAACGAGAGAAGTCCCTTTTGACGAGCCATCGCTAGAAGCTCCTGGAGCTGTTTCAAAGCCTTCGTAAAGGAGGCACTGCTCAGGGCGAACATATCGGCAATGTCCTTCGGCTTTCGGGGGCTGCCGGATTCCTTCAAAACCAGATACATGCAGCCGGCGAGCATGGCATCGCGACTGAGCCCCTGGCGCCCACCGATCTCCTTGATCGTGATGTACATACAGCGGCTGCTCTCAATCACGGATTGGTTGAGCCCCCGATTTAGGCCAATTAAGGACAGGCGCTCATTGGCCTGCATGATCGATCGCTCCTTATAAGGTACTGTGTTCCAGGTATGATACTTGCGCACTTTGTACATGGTCTTGGCTTTCCCTTGTCCCAAGATCACCGTGCCGAGAGACGCTTGAGGCAAGGAAGGATCCTGGGGTGCGCCCACGCGGGTCGGATCGCCACCGCGATCGTCGTTGCTGAAGAAACGATATTCTGCCGTAGTGTCAAAGGGGCGACTAATCACATCCCCGCAGCTCTTGCAGATCAGAAGATCGGATCGGTCGAAGCAGTCTGACTTCAGGCAGGCGGGGCAAGTGTCCGCTGAACAGGGCTCACGAGCCTTGTCATCATCCTCGGCCCATCGTACACACAATTCGATGGGCCGAGGCTGTTTTTGGAATTTGGTGAAGATCAGTTCCATTGCCTGGAAAGGAATCTGAAATATTTTTCAAATTTTATACCCTTGGGTGGGGGACATCGGTTCTGCCCGCCTTCGGCGGGCAGAACCGCCTCCCCCATGCCCCCTGTTTATTTAAATCGGGGGATAGCTCTCCTGTCGCCTTCGGCGGGCAGAACCGCCTCCCCCATGCCCCCTGTTTATTTAAATCGGGGGATAGCTCTCCTGTCGCCTTTAGCAAGCAGAACTGATGTCCCAAGTCCCTGTTTATTTAGACCGCTGGGCTTTTTAAATGCCCGTTGGTCTAAAGCGGCAGGAATTTATTTGGAGTTAAACATTCTCTCCAACTCCGCCTCCTCTTTTTTAGAGAATACGATGGTTATGTCCTCCTCTTCCGTTGTAGATTGAGGCTCTTCTACTAGCATCATCCCTTTTTGAGGCACGTAAATCTCAATCATTTTCTTTTTCTCTCCAATAACCTTCATTATAGAAGGCCTCTTACCGGTAAACGTAGTCCCTGTGATGATCAATACCATTCTGTGCGGCGCTATTGTGTATTTTGGAAATTAATTTTTTAGGCTTCAATATTTCGTACCGCTTAGTATAAAATTACGCCCCCTGCAATTTGCAGGGGGCGTAATTTTATACTAAGCACTAGTGTTAAGAATCTAATTAAGCCCCTGGCCAGGGGCTTAATTAGATTCTTAACGGTACTACCTGCTGATTGTAGACCATGGGTCTAAATTAGTTGGATCGCTTTGCCTTCTTCTTGCTGCGGCGGAGCTTTGCCTTCTTCTTGCCTCCTTCTTGTTCTTGGGGGACATCGGTTCTGCCCGCCTTCGGCAGGCAGAACCGCCTCCCCCATGCCCCCTGTTTACTTAGATTAGTTGGATCGCTTTGCCTTCTTCTTGCTGCGGCGGAGCTTTGCCTTCTTCTTGCCTCCTTCTTGTTCTTGCTGTTCTTGTTGTTCTTGTTGTTCTTGTTGTTCTTGTTGTTCTTGTTGTTCTTGTTGTTCTTGTTGTTCTTGTTGTTCTTGTTGTTCTTGTCCCTGTTCCTGCATAGAACCGCCGCCAATCATTCCATTTGCTGCAGGATTTAGTACAGAGTGGCTAATCGTGATATTTCTATACAATAAATTGATAGCATTTGCAATTATTGGAGCCAGAAGATTGTGAACTGCCTCTACAGTGGCCTTGTCTTCGGCAACAGGGACTGATAATAATGCATGCAAGGCCCCTCCAGTAAGAACTCTGCTTGCGCTATATGTCATATATGCATTAATATCATCATCATCTAGCAATAGTGGCAGTCCTGGCGCCGTCCAATTCTCCCCCATACTTCTTATAAGTTCTTGCTCTAGACGTCCAGAAACATCGGTTGCACCCGACCTATGAAATTTAGAAAATGTATTCTTGTACAGGTCTTTATATGCAACTGGGTACAGGGATTCTCCACCAGTTTCAGGAGGAGAAGAATCGGTCGTTATATCACGCAGCAGTTGTTTCGCAATTCCAGATGCATCGGGAATGGCTTCTCCTAGAACAATTGCCTGTACATCGAGTTTACCACCATAGTCCCAGTTGGTTCCAGGCTGTCGTGTTATATCCCAATTGTTAATAGCACACTGATAGGCCTGCAAGGCCTCTTCCATCGCTTTCTGAAAAATAGTTTTAATATCATCGGCCGTTGCAGCATCGCCGGCTCTGTCCACTATATCTTTCGGCATTTCAGCAACGGATCCGAGTGTTGCAGAGAGGGCTTTAAATGCTGTGCTCGCAACTGTGTATGCGGCGGGCATAGGAGGTTCCTCAATCTTTAATTTGTGAGCAACTGCCGCAATTTTTAAATACATGTCTTTCGTGGATAGTGCACTATTGCTGTAGATATCTGTAATGCAATCGACATAGAGAAGGCAGCGAAGAGCATAGGATGCAGATTCACGCGGGGTAGCTAAATATATTTTTTTAATTACATCGACACTCATTTTTATAGCAGCAGCATCTGTTAATGTTGCAAAATCTGTAATGAAAGTATCATTCGGTTTAGCAGGCCATGAAATAGTCGCTACTTCATTCTTCAATGCAGTAAATGCCTCTTTTACTTGACTTAACGAAAAATCTGCCGCAGTACCGGCAAGCATACTGCTGTTTACAAGCGTGCTCATATCTAGGCGAGTCAAACTTCTTAGAACACGCTGCATAGGTAAGATTTGCATAGACGGTATAGGGGTTGCACCGATTGATGTTGTTGCTGTTGCTGCTGTTGCTGTTGCTGTTGTTGCTGTTGCTGCAGATCCAGAATCGGCTATAGCCGCCTGAATCACCCCAGAGGCCGCCAGTTTCTTTTGGAAATCACCTATCTTTGTCTTATCATTAGTATCAATATACTTATAGAGTGCATCTGTAATTTTAACAACAGTATCTGTTGCACTAAGTGCCTTTGATACAGACGCCATCCTCTACTTTTCCTTCTATATTTAATTATCGCTTATCGTCGCATTTATTCTTCCTTTTCCTTACGTAGAGGGATGAGTCAATCATCCGATGTTCCACAACAAGGCAATGAATCAAGATCGTCTATTCTGCCGACGGCCGCCCCTGGAGGCCTCGGGTTCTTCGGAAGTCCGTACTCCGCCGCCGATCAACTCCCCAATCCCGTGGCCTATGGGTGCGCAGACGGAGACTCTATGGATTCTGTTATAGGCTGTGTCAGCAGTGTTGCCGCCTATGTAGATACAATAGGATTCGGACAGTCTTCGAGCTTTCTTACGGCAGGCTTGCCCATTAAACCGCTCGGAGTGAACTACTTTATGAATACGGGTCAGATCTGTGACAACGGCGCCACCATGTATGAGTATTTTGCAGGCATTCCTGAAGGAAATGCACTGGGTACGAAGGTTCAGAAGGCGATGTCGGATATGGGCTTGCCGGCGCTCCGAGGGTTGGCGCCGGGAATGGTGGAAGATGCTCAGCATGCACTGAACCCGATGCCGCTGCTTAATTCCATGCTCGGATCGGGGTATCCTCGGTGTATGCAGGTCACAAAGCAGGTGGGAGATATGACGGGGGCGATTGCGGATCCGGATACGGGAACGCCGTGGATTGAGAATCCTGAAACGGCATACAAGGGATCCAATGGCCTCTATTACCAGACTCGCTGGGTTCAGGCGCTCAGCAACGATGGATATCCGATTACGCTGGACAAGACGGCGTGGGATGCGACCCCGAAATCACTGAATCCGGATGGGACGCCGAAGTCCATTTCGGGATTTCAGTCGATGATAACGAGTCCGCCGAGCTTAGCGGTGCTCGGAATCTTGCTGGTGCTGGGGTTTGCGTTCGTAAGACCCCGACTTGGAGCTTAGTGGAGTTCGACTCCGCGTCGAACTCCGATTGTTCCGCCCTTAAGGACGGAACAAGAATATCATCCCTGCTTCCTTTGGAAGCAGGGATGATCCGATTGTTCCGCCCTTAAGGACGGAACAAGATGATCCGAAGGTAAAATGATGGATGCTCGTGCATTTACCCTAGGAATTAACATGTAATTAACTTCATACCACTTTTAGTCTTTACAAAACACTAAAAGGATGTATTAAAGTGATAACTTAGGGTAAATGCACGAGCAATACTCGCCCAAAGGGCGAGTATCCATCATTTTACCCTGGGATATGCGCGGAGTCGAACTCCGCTTAGCTCCTTTTGAGCGTCTTGTACGCATAATACGCCGAGGCGCCTCCCGCAATCTGGGCCGTCGCATAGCCAAGGAGTTCCATCGGCTTCAGCGCCCCGTCCAGGAGCGTGGCCACCGAGACCGCCGGGTTGACATGACCACCGCTCACGTCCGCCGTCAGATAGATCACAAGGGCCAGTGCCGCGCCGATGACCAGGGGATTCCCCATAGAAACGAAGATGACAAGAATAAAGAAGAAGGCGCCAACATATTCTGCAAGGTACGATGTGGCGGTGACACGCATTCTACTTTAGAACGGACATATTTTACTGAACGGGTGAGACATCCGTGACGGGCTGGTAGATCGGCACGTTGGTGTTCTGGGTGGCGGCGGCCGGCGCATTGCCCGATACATCCAGGTACGTCGGAGACAGGCTGATAATGGTGGCGGGGCTCGCCCGGTAAAACACATTTATGGCGCCGCTCGAGATCTCCGCAAACTTGGAGGAATTGTACATGCCGGTCTGGGGATTAAACTGGGGGACAAAGACGCCCGTCTGCGCCGCATTGGCCTGCTGCCGCGCCCGATCAAAAAAAGCGGCCTCATTGCGATCCCGCTTGAGTTGCGTGAGGCATTTCGCATCGTAGTTGCGGGTGGACATTCTCTCCTTAGACCTTCGATTCCTTTTTAGTTAGGCAGTTATTATCGCCAGATTTTAGACGGCACTCTTCGGCGGCTTCTCGGCCGGACGCAACAGCTTCTGGTTCGTAACCAGGCGACTCCCAATGCACATGGTCTCCAGTTCCTGCATGAGCAACTTGGAGGCATAGGGAATCTGAATATGGGCGAAGTTCGTGGTGTTAGAACAGCCCATGCAAGCCCAGATACCCTCCTTTTCGTTTGCAATGGCGATCAGGCCGCATTCGCGGCACGAGTAGCACAAGAATGCGTCCGAGCACTCCATCAGGCGCTCCTTGGTAAATTCGCTCATTCCGTGGCCAATGACGCAGTCCCTCTCCATTTCTCCGAAGCGCAGGCCGCCGTCACGGGCACGCCCCTCGGCCGGCTGCCTCGTCAGCATCACCAAGGGACCCGACGAGCGGCTGTGGATCTTGTCGGCCGAACAATGCCTTAAGCGCTGGTAATAGCAGGGTCCCACAAAGATGCTCGTCTCCATCATGCGTCCCGTATAGCCATTGTACATGAGCTCATTTCCATAGGGCTCCAGGCCGTAGGTGTCCCGGAGAATGGCGGCCAAGTCATCCACCGTAGAGGCGTTAAAGGGCGTCCCATCCCCGAGAGCCCCTGCACAGCAGCCGATCTTGCTCATGAGCGTCTCCATGAGCTGGGCGATCGTCATGCGGCTCGGAATAGCATGGGGATTGATGATGATATCCGGGACGATGCCCGAGGCCGTCTGAGGCATGTCCTCGGGATTGAGAATCATGCCCGTCGTGCCCTTCTGCCCGTGGCGACTGCTAAACTTGTCGCCAATCTCAGGGATTCTGTCCTGGCGCATGCGAATCTTGGCAAAGGAGTATCCCTCGCCATTGCGATTCTTGTAGACACGGTCCACATAGGCGCTCTCGTTGTTCCTCGGAGTCTTCGAGACATCGCGGCACGTCTTGGACCCGGCCGGTAGCGTCTTGCCCGTCGGAATCCGCAGAGGCACCACCTTGCCAATGAGAACATCCTCGGGCGTCACATAGGTGTTCTCCGCAATAAATCCGTCCGATCCGAGCTTTCCGTAGTTCGCATTCTTCATGTGTTTCGTGACCTCGATGTCCGGGCTGCAGAAGCGCTCCTCCTCTCCCGACGACTGGTTCTTCTTCTCTTCGTCCTTGTACGTCCGATAGAAGATGCTCCTAAACCGGCCCCGGTCCAGAGATCCCCGGTTAATCATATTGGAATCCTCCTGGTTGTAGCCCGTGTAGGTCATAATCGCGACGACTACATTGGAGCCGGCGGGCAACTTCTGCGCCCCGTAGAACTGGCTGTTGAAGGGGCTGACCATAGGAATCTCGGGATAGCAGAGCAGGTGGCTCATTGCATCGAAGCGCTCCTGGAAGTTCAGGGCAAACATGCCCATTGCCTGCTTGGCCATTGCACTCTGATAGGCGTTACGGGGACTCTGGTTGTGATCCGGATAGGGGATCATGGAGGCAATGGTGCCGAGCATCACGGAGGGATGAATCTCGACGTGCGTACGGCTGGTGTCCTTCAGTGCCGTCTCGTAGTCCATGGCGATAAAGGCGCCGTCCGTTTCGCCGGCGTCGATGTACTCGATGAGATGCTTGCCCGTGGGACTCGCCCACAACAGGAGATCGTTCCACTGGCTCAAGGCCTCAATCTGGGCCTTCAAGCCAGGCGTGGCCGCGATCTCCCGCAGCGCCGGCGCATACAGAATAGGGCGGACGACGCGGCCGGCCTCCGTGGTCAACCAGAGTTCCTTGAGCGCATTCTTCCAGACAATGCCCGTGTGGATATGGATCATGCCGGATCGCTTGGCCTTGCGCAGAGAATCGACCATCGCGGGTGCGTCGGCGCACAGAACCACGCCGATCCAGGAGCCGTTCAGGAAGACACGTACATCGTTAAACTTCTCCTCCAATGTCGTTAAGCGAATGGGCTTCAGCGTTCCGAGACGCTGCATATGCAGGAAGACAGTCGCGGGGCTGCTGAAGATACTGATCAGGGTGGTGCAACTCATGTTCTTGATCACGCCGACACCGTGACCCTCTGGCGTTTCGCACGGACAGATCATGCCGTACTGCGAATTGTGCAGCTTGCGGGGCTCAATGAGCTTCGCCGTCTTGTCAATGGGCGTCGACAGACGGCGCATATGGCTGATGGCGGACGCGAAGTTCAGGCGATTGAGCACCTGTGAGACGCCGACCTTGGACGGACCCCCGATCTTGCCCGAGCCGAAGTTGCCCGTGGCCAAAGAGCTCTTCAAGGCCACGTCGAGAATCGTGGACTTGATGATCTTGTTGATGTTGTTGATGTTCACGATCTCCGACCAGTTCCCCGTGGCCTTCCACGAGCCGCCGTGGATCTCCTTACTTAGGCAGGCCCGCATATCCTTCACCATGCGATTGTTATAGGTCTTGCGCAACAGGTCCGCCAACAGGAACCCGGGCACATCCACGCGCTTATTGGGATAGGCGTCGCGATCGTCCTTCTGGATCCGCTGGCTCGAGACCCACAGCACCTTGCGCGTCATGTGGGCGAGGAAGCACGCCTTTTCGTATTCCATGCCCGAGCCGCCGATATGGGGGAAGAGCTCCTCGGCCAGAATATCGCTGACGACCATCTGCCTCTGGCTCTTGGCGGACCAGCTGCTGATATGCTGGGAGAGCCACTCGATCGCCAACTCCTTTTTCGTAATGAGGGAGGCTTCCTGGATTGACTCCTCGATGATGTTGTCGTACGTGGGATCTCCCTCTGAGCCCAGAATGAGCTCATAGATGTCGCGATCCGACTCGATGCCGAGCGCCCGAAACAGGATAAAGAGCGGGATCTCCGTCTTGATGCGGGGGATTGTCGCCTTCAACATGGTCACGAGATTGTTCTTCGGATGATACATGATCTTGACGGAGTTCGACTTGGGGACCTGGTCGTTATCCGGCCCGATGCACTTGATCTCCACGACCTCCTTGTCCTTGATGTTCATGCGGCCGTTGCGAAAGACAAAGGGGCGATTCTCAGACATGCGCTCCATGCTGATCATAGTGCGCTCACCGCCCATGATGATGAAGTAGCCGCCGATGTCCTCGGCGCACTCACCGAGAAGCCGCGGCTCCACGTGCCGCTGATCGTTCAGCAAACAGTACTTGGATCCGACCATAATGGGAATCTTGCCCATGTGGACATTGGGGAAGACACGCACTTTTGATTCCCGAATGGAGCCGCGCGTATGGTCAATAAAGGTCGTCGTGACCTTCACGTCGACGTTCAGAGGGGCCGCATAGGTCAGATTCCTGTGACGAGCGTCGTTGGGCAACATGGGATGTACGGCGCCGTTGTTCTCGAAGATGGTCGGCTTGCGAATCGAGATCTTCTCGAACTCGAGACTGATCTCGTATTCGTGATTGATGGCGCGATGTGCAACAACAGGGACTGGTACTGTTGTTGCTGTTGGTTGAATCAGCGCATTCGCCGCCGTGGTGGACAACCCTGTGGCCGCCGCCAAAGCAGACCGAGGTCCGGCCAAGGGAATCTCCGGCGAGCCGCGGCTCGTAATGGGATTTGCCATAGTAATGATTTCAGGAATATCAGTTTCAACAAATTGATTAAAGGATCCAATTTGATGAGCCAGTACTTCCCTGCCTTCGGATTGGTTAAAGTAGGCACGAAGGAGGTGCCGATAGGTGGGCAAGACAGATTCAGTGGAACGATTCATGGTGAGCCTTGAAGATACTCTGTGCTAGAGTCTTAAACTCGATCAAATTTAGTGCTGATGGAAAAATGATGGATGGTCGCCGACCATCACTTGTGCATTTCCCGCTAGAGTTGAGAGGGGGGCATGGCTAAATTTATGATATCTGCATTCTATAGGGATGTCCGATGTAAAACAGGTTCAGATCACGGGGGGCGCTGAAATTATGGGTGGAAAACGGCGGCGATCACGAAAAGGGGAGACGGGGTCCAAGAATCAGACCTTGCAGGTGCAGAAGGGCGGGGATTGCGTCAAAGGGTATTTGAATCCCATGCTCGTGAGCAGCGCCGCGTCACTCGGGGAGGCGTTTAAGCCCCCGATGCCTTTGGCAGAAGTCTCCAAGCCAATTCCGGTGGCCGCCGCGGCGCTTCCGTCGGCAAGTCAGGCGGGTGGCTCGGCTGTTTCCACAACTAAAGTCGAACTCCGCAAGGCTCCTCCCCATAAGAAGGTGCAGCTGCATTCCAAGAAGGCCGTCACCTTTGCCAAGGGGCAGACCAGGCGCAAGACGCGGAAGATTATCCTCGGCCTCAAGGCCATGGAACATCGGATGACCCGGGCCAAAAAGATCAGTCAGCGCATGAAGGAGATGCCGATTGAACAGCTCAAGAAGCAACTCGTAGAACAGGGGCTTATTAAGGTCGGGAGCAAGGCCCCCGAGTCCATTCTCCGTCAGATTGCAGCGGATGCGCAGATCGTCGGGGGGAATGGGCTTTAAATAGCAGGTATGAATAGGGCACGAGAATGGATAATTTATTAAAAATTGCTCAATGGAAAAGGGCATTGAAGAAAAAAGAAAAAGACCTCGCTGAGGCGGATGGCACCGTGAGAAGTAATTATGCTAAAAAAGGAAATGAACGTATTGTGCGAATACATGTAGCTGATGTTATACGTATCAAACATGAAATTGCGTCTTTAGAACGAGATATAGCAAGGCTTGAAGCAATTGATAGTGGTGTAGTTGCGACTAAAAGGTCTGCGGCGGCAGTTAGTGCACTGCCTAGACATTCGGCAAGTGGCGCAATTACAGCGCCAACCTCTAAGTTTTTTGACAGACATATGGCGGCTGCTGTGACAAGAGCAATTGAACATCCTGATAGGAAAGAGTTTGTCGCTGATTTAAATGCATATATGGCCGCAAACGGTACAAGACCTACACCGTTTGCTGGCTCGCAAGCATTTAAAAATGCAGTTTCGAGAGCAATAACGCCCGAGAAAGAAATAGAACAGGCGAAAGCACTTGAAGCTAGTTTAAGAGCTAAACTAGCTGCCGAGGAGAAATCCTCTCCAAGTGCTGTTCTTGCTACACGACTCGCCAGTATAACCGGCAAACCAGCAAAAGGCGGCAGTCGCCGCCTAAAGTCCAAGCGCAATAAACGTACAAGGCGCCATGTACGACGTATATAGGAAATTCTACGAAGAGAACGTGATGAAATATGGTAGTAAAACTGCCATATTTCTCATGGTGGGAACCTTCTACGAACTCTATGATCTCCAGAACATTAGTACCGGCGAAACGGAGTTCAATGTTCGCGAAATCACCGATCTGCTCGGAATTCAGTTGACCACGAAAAAGGATGCGACGCCCGTCGGTACCGTCGGCCTATTCGCCGGCATCCCCGACTATACGCTGCACAAGCATGCGGCGCGACTCACGACGAACGGCTGGACGGTGGTCGTCGTGGACCAAGTGAAGGACGCCAAGGGCAAGGTTCTGAAACGTGTCGTGGGCCGCATTCTGAGTCCGTCGACCCACGTGGAGGCCATGTTAATCAATGAAACCCCCTATGTCACACTTTTGGTGTTCGCCAATCCGCAGCAGGTCGCCCTGGCCTCCCTCGATCTGACCACGGCCGCCACCAGTACCTATCAGAGCATCGGATCCACGGATGATGTGCAGCAGCATCTGTCCCTCTATAAGCCGAAAGAACTCCTTGTCTATTGGAGCAAGCAATCCGTCGATGTTCGAAAGATCTTCGCGTTGCCCGCGTCCATTCCAATTCATTGCAAGCCGCTGCCTACACTCACGCCCTCCCCTCTTGCAAATGCGGACTATTTGCGCCGCATCTACAATATTAAGAGCCTGTTGCCCGTTCGCGAGTATCTTTCTATCCGTTCCGACTTGGAAGAGCTCGCCCTCCTTCTTCTGCTCCAGTTCGCCGAAGACCACATGCCCTCGGCCATCCAAGGCTTCCAGCGGTCTGTTCCCTGGATCCCCGAACAGAATCTGGTCTGCGGGAACCATGCGCTAGAACAGCTCCAGATGGACTCCGTGGTTGCCTTGTTCAACTCGTGCATCACGCCAATGGGCAAGCGCGCCATTCGAGAACGCCTTCTCAAACCCCTGACCCATGCATCGGCGATTCAGAGCAAACTCCAAGAGATCCAGGCGTTCCAGGCCTGGACTCCCCTGGAACAGAAGAGCTTCACCGAGCAACTCCGCTTCATCGGCGATCTCCCCCGCCTTCATCGCAAAGTCCAGCTCGCCACGGTCACGGATCAAGAGTTCGTCACCCTGGGCCAAAGCTACGCGGCCGCCACGAACCTCTTGGCGCAGTGGCCAGCGGCGAGTCCGCTGCAGCCCTCCCTCCGATCCGAGGACTTAAAGAAACTGGTCGCCGTCTTCGAGGCCCACATCGTCATGGACAAGGCGCTGCAGGCCTCCGAGGACATGACACCCTTTTCATCGCCGGCCGTCTGCGACCTAGAGCAGCAGATTTCGAAGGTGCTCCAGGAGTTCGAGCGACTTCGCAGGTCACTCTCCACGGCCGCCTCCTTGTCCGCGGACGCCATACGCTTAGAGGCACGGGAAAAGGAGCCGTTCGGCTTCAAGGCGTCCTCGACAACCCTGAAAGCGCTCCAAGCTGTGCACAGCTTGTTGCCAAAGGGCACCGCGATCCAGGCCCTCAAATCGGGCGGCTGGATCGACCTGCCGGCCCTCCATACACTCAATGCGCAGCTCGTAAAACTTCGGCTCCAGCTCGAGAGCCTTCGCCGAGAGACAGTCCTCGAAGTCTCCGCCATCCTCTATCAGTCCCAACAAGACGAACAGGGATGGCTGCAATTGGAAGAATGGATTTCACACATCGACTGCATTCGGTGCATCGCCAAAGTCTCGGCAGAACGGGGCTTTACATGCCCCCAGCTAGATCTGGAGGCAGGGGCGGCGTTCTTGGACATTCGGGGCCTGCGTCATCCGTTGGTGCAGAGCCATGCTTGTCGCGTGGCCTATGTACCGCATGATGTGCAGCTCGGTCTTGGCACGGACTCCTGGCTCGTCTATGGAATGAACGCGAGTGGAAAGTCGACGCTGATGAAGGCCGTGGGCATCACGACGATTTTGGCGCAGAGCGGCTGCTTTGTCCCCGCGACAAGCATGTCCCTGCGACCCTTTTCGTCCCTCTATACGCGCATTCTGAACCACGACAATCTCTTTGCGGGCATGAGTTCCTTCGCTACCGAAATGGCGGAGCTACGGCCTATACTGCGTCAAGCGACCGAGCAGACCCTTGTTCTGGGCGATGAACTCTGTTCGGGCACGGAGTCCGTGTCGGCGATGGCCCTCGTAAGTGCCGGCATCCAATGGCTCTCCAAACGGGGCACGAAGTTCATTTTTGCAACTCATCTGCACGATCTGCCGACCTTGCTGGATCCGCCCTCGCTCCGACTCAAAATCTGGCACTTGCATGTCGAATACGACCCTGTCAGTCACAAACTGGTCTATGACAGAACACTGGTGCCAGGCTCGGGATCGACCCTGTATGGACTAGAAGTGGCGAGGGCCATGGACTTGCCTCTGGAGTTCTTAGAACTTGCGCAGCAACAGAGACATACGCTGCTTCAGAGTACAACGCATCTTGAATCAAAGCCCTCGAGCTATAATTCGCTTGTCCGTCGCCACGCCTGCGAAGTCTGTGGCTCTGCCGTCTCATCGGATCTTGAAGTCCACCATATAGAACAACAAGTGACCGCTGTCAATGGCATTTTACCAAATGGTATGCCGATGAATGATGCGGCGAATCTAGTGGTGTTGTGCGCTACATGTCACGACAAGCACCACGCCGATGCACTCGTTGTGCTGCCGCTTGTTCAGACATCCGACGGTCTGGAACGTTCGGAGACGCAGTCCACAAGGACAACGAAATCGGCCGCATTAAAGAAGCCCAAATGGACGGAAGAGGAGATGACACAGATTCATCAGCTGCTCACTAAATATAAAACAGCCTCTTTGAAGGGTGTTGTATATCAGTTAAAAGAACAGTTTGGGATTACTATCAGTAGTCAGGCATTGGGAACTATCAGGAGATCATTATAGAGCTAGGAGGTTGTACTCGTTGTACTCGTTGCTGCTGCCACTGTGGCAGCAGCAGCCTTCGCCTCCCTCGCATCCTTCTCCGCCACTGCAACACGGGCCTTCAGCAGGTTGATCTCGATCGTGTGCACATCGAGCAACTTCCGGAGCTCCGTAATATCGTTGCGGTTTCCCTCGATGCCGAGGCGAACCGGATTTCCGTTCTGGTAGTTCAGGCCGGCGTTAAAAAGAACAGAGGTCATTCTGCTCTGCTCAAGAGGATTGTCGGACATCTGTGGACGCACATACCGTTAAGAATCTAATTAAGCCCCTCCTGTGGAGGGGCTTAATTAGATTCTTAACACTAGTGTTTAGTATAAAATTACGCCCCCTGCAAATTGCAGGGGGCGTAATTTTATACTATGCGGTATAACAGCTATCGCACTATCGCATCCAGCAGCTATCGCATCCACCAATGATACGAAATATAATCGAAGTCAGCCCCCGTATCAAGCGTTCCTGTATTGATCCATTTCAGATCTCGAATCACAATTGCATCCGCGTGCATGTAGTTCATATAGTTAAAATAGAGTTCGTATTCGGAGGCTCCCTGCCAAATCGGTCACGTTCTTCAAGAAAATATCATAGAATAGCCCGCCATGTTTTACCTCTACGAGACCCATGAGTTCCTTCACAAACTTCGTTTCAAACATCATATGGTGCGCAATGCCCGACTTATCCGGAAATTGTCTCTGAAAGTTTTGATGGAGGGCCCGCATATGAACAAAATACGGCCGGTGATACTGACGACCCACCGTGTACATACATTTATTGTCCTGCACGAAGGAAATGGGCCTCAGAAAGAAGGTGTCGCTATCGACGATCAGATACCGCTCCAGAATCCCCGGAATGACAAATCCGGCGTACAGTTTCAACAACTGCTGCAAATACCAGCCATTCCGATCACCCTTTCCATGATGCTTTGCAACCGTCTCTAGTGAAAAAGGAAAAGCAGACTCTGCGATCGTGGTGCATCCCTCGACCTGCAGCGAGAGATCTCGATAGATCAGATAGATGTTTCAAAACCCCAGTACATTCTTTTTCGTAAATACAAGCTGTTTCTGAATTACATCAATATCATTCGGTCCTACAGGAATCACGATATCAAAGAGATCACTCATTCTACGAATAGGGGATGACTCTTAATTTAAGCTCTACCGTTAAGAATCTAATTACGCGTTCGGCCAGGGGCGTAATTAGATTCTTACCGCTCTGTAAATTTGACGTTTCCAAAACCCTCCCATTCCATCAGAGAGGATGATCATCCCTATCCGTTGTATGAATTGTGGGCTTCCCCTGGCGAATCTTTGGCGCTGGTATCAAAAGCGTGTGGCAGAGTTGAACCGAGAGATGGGGATCACGAATACGACGGGCCCTACCTACATGGATGGAACGAGTGTTCCGGTCACGGCAGAACGGAAGGCCTTGGAGGAACTGGGTCTTAACCGCTATTGTTGCCGAAAGCACATGTTGACGAATAGGGATTTGATTGACAAAGTTTAACACTCTATTGTAGGTATGCAACTGTTCTTTCCATCCGTATTGCTCGTGCTTATTGCATTTCTGATTATTTTTCTGATTATGCCGAGATTTAGCCCGCTCGTGATTGTCAGCATCTCTGCAGTTCTTTTGGTCGCTGGCACCTATAACCACTTTACCACTTTTTGGAACGAGTACCAGCAATCGACGTGGCAAAACAATTTGAAGCTCTTTGCGCCCGGTATCTTTATCGCACTCCTGTTGGTCTATGTCTTTCTTGCGATCAGCTCCTTCTTTACGGGCGGCTCCGTTCCTGTTCCGACGCTTCCTGCGATAGAACTTCCAAGCGCTGAATCTGCCACAAATCCGGTTACGGCGGCTATCAATTCCACAATGAACGGTGTTAATACGGCCATGAACGCCGTAACAAATGCAGCAAATTCCGCTGTAAGTGCAGTATCCAATACGATCAGTAATTCCGCAAAGAACCAGAATGGCAATGGCAGAAACAATAACAATAATAATGGAATCACGCGGTCTGCCTTGGCGACGGTCTAGAGCAGTCCTAGACCCTGGCTCCAAACAAGCAAACGCTTATTTTGATCTAGAGTAGCAGCAACTGTTTAATTTATTCCTAAACAATAGAGGGATGCAGAAGAAACAACGAAAGACGAAAAAGGCTGCCGCCAAGCATATTATGACCATTCCAGAGATTCGTCGTGCCTTTGAGCATGTAGAAACCTTTGTAGAGATCCACGCCTCCATGCCGAAGCAGGAGCTCGTGGCGGCCTTTCAGAAGGAGTGGCGGCTCACCTTTAAGAAGGAGGTTGACGAAGAGGGTGCGCTCGCTTATGTGGAACACGCACTGGCCGAGCTTCCCAAAAAGCACCCAAAGCATCGGCGGCATCACGGGGGAGCTGTGCCCCTTGCGGGCGCCCCGATTCTAGGAAACGAGACGCGCCCAGGGCTCTATATTTCACCCGGTGTGAATCAAGGTTCCTATGCGCAGGTGCCCGCCTATGTGGACAAGGGATTCTGGAATCCCGAGCAGGCGCGCGACTACGACCCCGTTCCAGGCCAGACTCATTATGTGACAAGGACGCCCATGGGACTCGGCTCGAACCAGGCCGGCGGCAGCAACAATAAGAAGACCCGAAAGCAGAAGAAAATGCAGCAGCAGACAGGGGGCGACTTGGGATCCGATTTGCGCCAGATGATCTTTAATCCCTTTGCAAGTTCCCCTCCGCCCACCTCTCCTCTGAAAGATGTCGGGTCCTATCTGAATGCAACCCCGCTGCCCCCCAGTCGTGATGCCAGTCAGAGGCATCCTAACTATCAACTGGTCTAAATAACAACAGTGCCATGAATAAACGTCTCAGGTGTTAACCTAAGAAGTTTAATTAATAGGATTCAATAGATGGCTCTGTCTCCAGGAGATCAGAGTAAAGAGGTCGCCCGATCCCTGATCGACACCTACTTCCGAACCAACCCCTATCCGTATACCCGCCATCACATCGAGTCCTATGACCATTTTCTGAGTACGGATCTCATTAATATTATTAAATCCAGCAATCCAATCCTGATTTTAAAAGACAACATCGAGGGTACCAATCTCTATCGGTACAAGGCAGAACTCTATATCGGCGGCGAATCAGGCACCGAGATTCAGATCGGAAGTCCCACGATCTCCTTGCACGATGATGTCCGCCTCCTCTTTCCGAATGAAGCGAGGTTGCGCAACCTGACCTATGCCTCCGCAGTAACTGCCAGCATTCATGTGAAACTCTTCTATACGGAGAACGCCGCCTCGAGACCCGTTCCGCTCGAAGTGCCGCCCTTCCAGAATGTACCCCTGTTCAAGATGCCCATCATGCTGCACAGTAGCTACTGTATTCTGCACGACAAGCCAAAGGAATTTCTACGGGAGGCCGGCGAATGCCCCTATGACAGCGGCGGCTACTTCATTGTAGACGGCTCCGAAAAGGTGCTCGTAACCAAGCAAGAACAGGCGTTTAACACCTTCTATATCGCTCAGAAGCACGACGATCCGAAGGATCCCCGCTCTGTTCTCTTCGCCTCCATGAGCTGTCTGTCCGCTAAGACGCGCAAAGTGAAGCGGATCACAATGCGCATCTGGAAGGACGGTGAGATTTTGGTGGGACTGCCCTTTGTCCGTGATCCCGTGCCCCTCTTTATTCTGTTCCGAGCTCTGGGATTCCAGAGCGACCAGGAGATCTGCAAGTTGATCTATCCCGACTTAGAGGGATCGGAGGCCAAGCTGTTCTTGCCTCTGTTGCAGCCGTCGATCCTCCAGGCCTGGCCATTCTTCAACACCTTTACGTGTGTCCAGTATATTAAGTGTCTGACCAAGGGCTATTCCGAGGCCCATGTGCTCGACATTATTCGGAATCAGATGTTCGTGCATATGCCGAACGACCCCATGAGCCAAGCGCTCATGCTCGCCGAGTGTGTTCGCTCGGTGCTCCGTGTGAACCAGGGCTTCGAGAAGCAGACGGATCGCGACGACATTCGGAACCAGCGATGCCTGACGAGCGGCTTCTTGATTCAGATGCTCTTCAGCAACTGCTACGCTAGTTGGATCAAGGCCAGTCGTCTCGCGATTGATAAGGAGTGGTTCTACAACAAGCAGGCCTATACGGGTACGGATTTCAGGCGGATCTTTGACCCCTCCAAGTCGGCCATGATTTTCCCGATCAATCTTCTGACCGAGTCGATTCTGCGCGGATTCAAGGGCAAATGGGACTCGGGACTCGGGGAAGAGAAGGCCGGCGTGATTCAACTTCTGAGTCGTCTCTCTTATTGCGACTTTATGAGCCACTGCCGCCGCGTCATTCTCGACTTCGATACGAGCTCGAAGCTCCAGGGCCCGCGCCGTCTGCACGGCTCTCAATACGGCTATTTCTGCACGATGGAGACGCCCGGCGGCGCCTCTATCGGTGTTGCCAAGAACATGAGCAGTCTGACGGCCTTTTCGCTCGGCACGTCGATCGACGAGTTCCTGGCCTGGCTCCAGGCTAAGGGCGGCCTGCTGAAATCCGAGAATCTGCTGGAAGACCAGCGCCTTCGCTATGTCCCCGTGTTCCTGAACGGCGGCATTGCCGGCTATACGAAGCAGCCCCTCTCCCTCTATGCCGTTCTGAAGGCGCTCAAGCGCACCGGCTGTCTGCCTTATTCGACCAGCGTCTCTTTTTCGTATACACTCCGTAAACTCCAGGTCTATATGGATGCGGGGCGACCGCTGCGACCCCTCATCTGGCTCGGGCCCGGTCAGCAGGAGAAACTCGGACGAAAGGCCGATTGGCGCACGCTCGTTCTCGGCACGCTGCCCTTGACGGCCGCCCATACACTCCGCACCATCCTTTTCGTGGATCCGCTGGTTGATCGGCCTCAGGCCAGTCACGAGGACTACTTAAGGGCTTTAAGTGGTCACACGTCGACCCTCGAGTACATCGATCCCTATGAGCAGAACGAATCCTATATTGCGAATTTTCCAACGGACATCAAGCCCGAATCGACGCATATGGAGATTCACCCGTCCACCATTCTGAGTTTCATGACGGCCATGATCCCCTTCTGCAACCACAATCAGTCCGTACGCAATCAGCTGGGGGATTCACAGTCCAAGCAGGCCATCAGTCTCTATGCGACGAACTGGAAGAATCGCTTCGACAACAACGCCCATGTGCTCTGCTATGGCGAATCCCATCTGACGGGCACCCTGTACTCGAACTATCTGGGAGAGGGACGAATGCCCTATGGCCAGAACATCATTCTGGCGATTGCCCCGAGTGGCTATAACCAGGACGACGGCATCGTCTTCAACGCCGACGCCTTTGAGCGCGGGCTCTTTCGCACCATCGCCTATCGGTCGTATATGCTGCGCGAAGAGGACGATGTGATGGCGAAGACGAAGGTGCGCATCGGCAACCCCGCCAACATTAGCTCATGGAAGGACTTAAAGCCAGGCATTGACTATTCGAAACTCGATGAACGGGGCATTATTAAGGAGGGGACGTTCTGTGACGAGAACACCGTTCTTGTGGGGGGCTATATTGTGAATGAGGTGGGCATAAAGACGGACAAATCGTTGCGGCCGCAGGTCTGGACAAAGGGCCGCGTCGAGAAAGTCGTGGTTCTGGTGAACAATGCGGGGCTCATGACGGTGAAGGTACGTTTAGTGCAGGACCGAATCCCGGAACTGGGCGATAAATTCTCCAATCGCCACGGTCAGAAGGGCACCGTGGGCGCCACGATCCGAGGCCATGATATGCCGAGAACCAAGGATGGCATTGTACCTGATATGCTCATGAACCCCCACGCCATTCCGAGCCGCATGACGATTGCCCAGAACATCGAGCAGCTCTTTGGAAAAGCGATGGCTGCGACAGGATCTCGGGGCGATGGCACAGTCTTCATGAACGATGGTAGTCCCGAGGAGGCCATTGGAAATGTGTTGGAGGGCCTCGGCTTCGAGAAATACGGAAATGAGCTGTTGTACAACGGTATGACGGGGGAGCAGACGAAGGCCGCGATCTTCATGGGGCCGGTCTATGGCATGCGACTCAAGCATATGGTGGAGGACAAGTGGCAGGCGCGCGGCCAGGGGCGCAAAGAACAGATGACGCATCAGCCGACGGGCGGACGCGGCAACCAGGGCGGCCTGAAGATCGGTGAGATGGATCGCGACTCCATTATTGGCCACAGCATGACGGAGTTCGTTCAGGAGTCCTACATGAAACGGTCGGACGGCACGGTCATGCCGATCTGCACGAGCTGCGGCACCATGCCGATTCAGAACAAGAAACTCAATATTTCGCAGTGCCCGTTGTGCGACGGCCCCTCCGTCTTTATTGGAAATTCGGCAAACAATCTGGAACTGCTGCCGCCGCTCCATCGGCAGAAGGGGCGGATCGTGGACGTGGAACTTCCTTATGCGACCAAGGTTCTGATGCAGGAGATGGCTGCAATTATGAACATTGGTCTACGCCTGATTACAACAGCGGATACGCAAGTGCTGCGCCCCTTCAAGTCATTGGATCCCAGCGTTCCCGTTGATCGCAAGCTCGAAGAACGCAAGATGCCCGAGGCAATCGTCCAAGAACAGATACAGGAGCCCGAGGATGTCACGCAGCAGATATCGCTAGATGCGCTTCAGGCGATGGGCGTGGAATCGGCCCGTGTTGCATCGGCTGCTCATGCTGCCGCCGCAGAGGATCAGCCGATCCCGGATGAAGAGGCGGCAGTAGAGGTGACGGGCAATCAGCAGGTCATTCTTATAAATCAAGGCGCAGAGCCGGTGGTTCTGGTGGAGCCACCCGTCGAAGCGTTGCAGCCAACAGCGTTGCAACCAACAGCGTTGCAACCGACAGCAGTGCCATCACTCCTCCGTCGTTCTGCAAATGCAAGAAACATTGTCATTCAGCCGCCGGTGATTGAAGAGGTTCCGTCAGGAGCCCCCGCCCGTCTCTTTCCAAGCCCCATCCCTGGGGCTCCGCCGACAATTGCTGTGGCCAGCTCGGCTCCGTCCGTTATCAATGTCGACACGAGTCCTGCCGCCATGGCCGCGGAGGGCTTGGCACAACAGCCGCAATCGAATGTCCGTCGTGCAATGGTAGGTAACTTTACGGTCCAGCGTTCTGAACCGGCCGCGGCAACAGCAACCAGTCAATTTAGCATGCCGATCATTGTGCGCAAACTAGAGTAAATTTGATCGATTTGGAAGACAAGATACCTTTTAGTAGGAATGAACTTCGGTGACATTGAAGATATCTATCGATCTCGGCTCACGCTGCTCGACATTCTCGAGGAGCGTGGCTATGCTACGGAGGCCTTTCGCAAACTGAGTCCCGACGAGATTGCGGCGGCGGTCCCCAACGCCGACGGCCTCTTCTCTCTGAGTTTTACGGCAAAGAAGAAGGACGCCGACGACCCAAAAACCTGCCTCGTCCGCTATGGAAAATTCTCTAGACAAAAACTCAGCAACATGTTCGACGACTATCCCGACGAATCAGTGGCTGAGACAATCGTAATGATCATGGAACCCGTGGTTGATCTGCACCATCAATTGGCGCTCAAGCTCTGGCTCGGACCGTCTCATATCCGGGTCAGCTTCTTCAGCATCTATCAGCTTGTAAACAATCCCATGAAGCACTTTCTGGTGCCGAAACACGAGATTGTACCCGTCGAGGATGAGAAGGCCATTCTGGAGAAGCATCATATGATCTCAAAGTCCAAGTTTCCCATGATTCGATTTCATGTCGACCCCATCGTTCGGCTTTTGGGCGGCGTTCCAGGCAATCTGATTAAGATTACGAGGCCGAGTTTGTCGGCCGGCGTCTACGAGTTCTATCGTGTTGTTTCTCCCTAATCGTTAGGGATGAGCTGTACACTAGACTTAATACGTCAAAACCAATATGCAGCGGATAGCAATCCGATGGTACCTGTCTATGAACAGATCCTGACAACTACAACAAACGCCTACGATGCCGGCCAAACGACGGCCTGTAACACGATTATGAATGCCGCGGGGCCCTATAATGCATTAGCAGAAATCATAAATGGAATCAATGCAAAGACACAGACTCTGACGAGTGCATGTGTGCAGGAGAGTCCAGACTTCAAAACAGCAACGAATAAAATCAAGCAGCTGGAAGGCGAGATCAATGAGCTGTCGGCCGACGAGCAGACCGCAAAACTCCGCGTGGAACTTCTCCGGTCAAGGGACGTGAATGTCACGAATCATCAAGTCTTTTTATTGGGACGCCCTCTGCGCCCGGCATCCATCCCGCTCCTGTGGGCCCTTTCCGTCCTCTTTATCGGCATAGCCCTCCTCATCTTCTATATGTTTAATCCGTTCGATTTATCTCCTTCGAATGCACTGCTCTTCCAGGCCTATCTCTTTGTTCGAAATCCGATCTTTATTGGCGTTGCCCTCATGGTTACTACAATCGCCATTATTCTAGGAACGTTCTATAAGATGGGAGTCTTGTAAATTATATAGAGATTCCTTAGAGTCATGGCGTCCTTTTGCCCACCGAATAAAACGACCTATAGTTTAACCGATTATAACAACGCATCCTATCCAGACGGCCTTCTGGAACTGGTGTCTCCCAGTGCAGAACGGGATCCGGCCACAAATCTCTTAACGCAGAATGCCTGCGCAGTTGTCTACAAGACACTGGTCATTAGTGATACGCGTCTCTTTACTACAAATGTCACGAACGAATACTGCTATTTTAACGGCCTCTATGCATCGGCCGCCGATCATTTTCTATCTATGACGGCAAATAAGAGTGCGTCTTCGAGCCCGATCGACACCTATAGCAAGGCCACTATTCGTTTGATCGGCAATCTCATCGATCTCAGCACTCTGGTCGCCTATATTGGAGCGCAGATGCCGAACGACGGGGCCATTCAGGCCTTGGCCGCACAGATGCGTTCTGCGCTCCAGACACTCCAGAACCAGCTCGGAATGATTACGAATGTTACAAAGAGCGCCGGCCTCAGCACCCATACACAGCTCTATAAGGAGATGGAGAAGTACTCGCGGCAAAAAGCGGCCTACACAAACAATCTCCTGGGCTTCTACAGCTTTCTGAATATCACATCCCTGGGACTCCTGTTCTATATCTACAGTTCTATGGAATAGACCGACCATTCAATAGAATTTATACAAGACTAATAGAGTGCGAATGGCAAATTCCGGTGTATCACAAGATCCCACGTATTATATTGAGCGGGATCAGGGCCTACGTGTCTTTGACGCGGGTCTGGCGCGTCGCCAGAACGAAATTAACCAGTGGGAGGCGGGCAACAAGATGGACACCCTTTTCGTCTATCAGCAGATGCTCATTATCCTATCCGCCATCATAATAATGACCTATTTCTTGAAAAAGGGTATACTCTCCACTACGGTGTTCTGGTCCCTGACGGGGATTCTGATCGCCATTTTCGTATTTACGGTGGCCAATCGGGCACAATACACTGATAAGATTCGGGACACGCGCTACTGGAACAAGCGCCAGTTCCCTGTGAACGTAACGCCTGTTCCTACGGTTTGCCCTTAGTGTCCAGCATTCGTATTAAAAATCTAATTACTCCTCTCCTAGAGTTTTAACACTAGGAGAGGAGTAATTAGATTTTTAACAGTAGGGATACTAGAATGTCTTTTATCAGCAACATATGCGCCGGCGAGAGAAATCGGGCGGAAGGAAGAATTAATGAAATACAAAGGGCGGCGGAGGATGCTGCTAGAGCAGCAGCTGAGCAGGATATAGTACAAGAGAATCAACTAAATTCTGTGCAGCAGCAGCTAAACGATACTACAGTTCGGCTGGGGTCATCGAATCAGCAGATTCAAGTCAATAACGTTCAGTTGGCAGCGAATCAGCAGAGGATTGCGGCGGATACAACTACGATTCAAAGCCTAAATGCACAGCTGATAAACTGCAATGCCGAAGATTATGTAAATATTAAAAATATACTCAAGAGCTATACGACCGCTGTGAACAACAATACGGCCTTGGTCAAATCGGTTGGCATCCAGGATATTGCGAATCGCTTAACCGCGGTGGCGGAGAAGAATGCCTATTTGGAACAGGAAAAGGCTGCAATGATCAGCAGCATTGAACAGCACGAGCGGGATTTTGTAGATCTGCGGGATGCATTGCCTGAAGTGCTCCCGACTACGAGTGTGCATATCTTGGATGACTATACGATGTGGATGCTTGTTCTGAGCTACAGCCTTTTCGTTGTCTCTGTGATTTTCTATTACTGCTATATTCATTCGTATACACCCACGTCCATTCTGATTTCAACAGTGAGTGCCGCGTTTCTCACAATTATTCTGTTTATTTTGACGATTCTTTTGCTCTAGAGTATACATGAAAAAATAGGGGTTCGAATATGATCTACATACTTGAGAAAGCGCTTACGCGCTTTCTTTGTCGTACTCCTCAATATCCTCATCCGATTCGAAGAGCCGCAGCCTCTTATAGGTCTTCTTATCCGGCGGCGCCCCAAACTCGTCGTCCATCCTTTTTTGCAGCTCCATCATGCTCAGCCTCTTGCCCCCTGCCGACCCCACCATCTCCGACCACTGCTTATAAATGCGCCAGATCTCCTTGATGGCCGCCTCCTCGCCTGCGACCGGTCGCAACCGGGCCTGCTTGAACTTCCCAAAGGAATCGAACATCGACCGATAATTATCCGACTCCTGCCTGACAATGGCTGGAATCGGCTCAATCCCCTGCTTGAGATACTGGGTCTCGTAGATATGGACGAGTCTCGCCATAAAGGGCGTGCGCCACCGCTTCAGCTTCGCATCCAGGAAGTTGTCCCGCGGCCAGATGTTCTTGGTCGGGTCAATGTCCTTGCCCTCTTCCGAATCCGGGTCGACGAACTTCGACTCAAACGGCACAGCCATCACGCGCCGCCACGTGCCCCTGTCCATTGCATGGATCGCCGGGAACTTGTTACACAACATGAACATCTTGCCCGTGATCTGGAACTTGGACTGATCCTCGAACAGGCCACGGGCCTCCACGACGTCCTCGCCCGTGAACTGCTTCATGCGGCTCGTATTCAACGCCTCTCCGTCATCAGGCTCCGCCATGTAGATGAAGCGTCTGTTGCGAACGGCCATGATATCAGGATTCGCCGCACCCGACTCGGGCCTTTTACGTGTCAGAACCGTCGACTGCAGCGACACGGCATAGTCCCCGAGCGCCATCGACATCAGATCGACGAGCTTGGACTTACCGTTGCCACCAATGCCGATCCACGTGTCGTATTTTTGCTCTCGGTTCGTGCCCTCCAGACAGGAGGCGAGCTTGCGCCACATATAGGCACGAAGGTCGGCACGCGGGAAGACCTTGGTCATGAAGTCGTCAATCTCCAACTGTTCAGGATCATCGGCCCTGTACGGCTCGTAGTTGATCGGCCGGCACTGCTTGGGATCCCAGCGGCCCGCCTGGTAACTCACAAAGTCTTCGGGCTTCCCTTCACGAAACTGGCAGTACTGTTCTGTGACACCGGCTGCATTGGTTCGTTCCGCCCGCAGATCGAGAACTCCGTTTGCAAACCCGATCAGGTAGGGCTGCGCATCGAGCTTCTTACTGAAGTCCTTCTCGTAGAACAGCCCGATCGAATCTCGCACCGTCGCATCCTTGAAGGCCGCCGAGTACAAGTTCCCCTCGAGCTTGTGCAGTTCCTTGAGCTTCATGACCTCGTACTCCTGCTCGATCTCGGTGCCGGCCTCATTCCCTTTCCGTTTCGTGATGTTCTTTGCACGGTTCACCAGATCGGCCACCTCTGTGCTCATCTTGTTTCGGAACTCCAGACCTTGCGGGGACTTCTCCCAGCAATTTTGCCGGTACTCGAACCACTCCGTCTTCTTGGTGTCGACGGCCGCCCGGAACTCGCTCCAGTACATCCGCTGCATGAGCCGTGCCACGTGGTTGTTCGTGTTGTTGACATGCCGGAGCACAAACTCCACGTGGCTGTCGTCCATGATCTTTTTGTATTCGGCCAGATTGTCGTTGCGCGCCCACAGATGGAGGGAACGAATGGTGAAGCAGTTGCCGTGGCTCCTCCAGCCCATGGTCCAGTCCCTTTGGAGACGGCTCACGTCGTTATGCCGAAACTTGGGGCTTTTCTTGCTAAAGGCCATCCAGGCATCGAACATCTCCTCGGAATTGGAGATTGCATAGAGGCACCAGCCGACCTCCATCCAGGTCTGGTACTGATCCGCGCGCTCAACACTCAGGCATATCTCGGCCAGTCGTTTGGCCAGGGCAATCTCGTCGCCCGTATAGCCGGTCGACAGCCAGGTCGGGAACATTTCGGCCCCCTTTTCGGCACTTGGTTCCACGCTGTTCACGTGCTTCTTCTGCACCAAGTCGAGGCACCGTTGCCATTCGTCGGCAGCGTCCTTCTGCACTGTCACAAGTGACGGCACAATCTTATGACGCACCGAGAGCTTGTCCATCAAGTCCCGCGTCGTATAGAGATCGGTGCCAGTCTCTTTCAGTTCATTCGTGTCTACGTGAAACTGATAGGCATGGCTCAAGGAATACGCAGGAATGTCGGGCTTCGATTCGCCGTAGAAGAACCAGGCGCCGTTGCGAATCGAGACCTCGTCATAGATATCCTTTTCCGCGTTGATATAGCCCGTGCCCGAGAACGCCGTTTTGATGACCTCTAGCTCCATGAGTTTCTGACGAATCGCCAGCTGATACTCATAGGGGATGTTGAGGTCGTATTGAATATGAATGCCATCCTTGATGGCCTTGTCTTTTTTGGACTCGTAGGGGGTGGGTCTCAGAGAGACAAAGAACTGCACAGATTTGCCCGTTAGATCGAAGAATGTGTTCAGTTGTTCAAGATAGGAGCGCAGGAATGCGCGAATATGGGTCATGTTGAATCGGCGCTTAATGGAGCCTTCGGGAGCGTATTTGAAATCGAGGTCGATCAGGCCTGGCTGGATCCCGTCAGGGCGGCGCTGCTCCACGAGGTTCAGGGGCCTGAGATTCTTGACGAAGAGGTGCTCGTGCAACATGTCGAGGTAGGACGAGTAGTCCTCGTCCTTGATGTTCCAGCGCCCCTTGTGATCGCCCATGCCCGTGACCGAACAGGTGCCTCCCCGTTCAATCCTATGAGAACGTAGGAACGATGCCAAAGGACCGTCGGCTAACATTGATTCTGAGATGGGCATTCTACTTGCTTGTATGCTTTTGAATTGGCAAAGAAACGCATCAAATTTTCATAAAAAATTTGATGCGAAAGGATTCCTACCCATTACTAGTATGAAGTTCTGTCCGACCTGCCACTATTATCTCTACATGAAGGTCATGGAGGATGCGGCGACTACCCAACGCTTGATTATGCGCATCTGTCACAACTGTGGGTACCAGGAGGAGGATACGGCAGGGGGGCTGATTATGGAGACCGATCTGCAGGAGAAGACAAGTGAGGGCTACAAGGTGCTCATGAACGAGTTTACGAAGCTCGATCCCACGCTGCCCCATCTCCACACGATCAAGTGCCCGAATGCCACCTGTGGGTCGAATGTGGCGAATAAGGAGCCTGACGTGATCTACATGAAGTATGATGCGCAGAACTTGAAGTATATCTATCTGTGCAACATTGAGGGATGTGGGGCTCGGTGGAGGTCAAAGGGAGCATGAGCTCCCTTTGACCAGCAACTTGTTCCGAATGCTATGCATTCGGAACAACGGAGATCCAAAGGCGCGTAGACGCCTTTGGATCAACAACTTGTTCCGAACGCCTATCAATCCCTCTTCCATACTTGAAAAAAATAGTCACGGCACGCCCCCCATCCTCCTCCTTCCGAATAGTCTATGCAAAAACCTCTTGTTTTTAAAACATTGTCCACAAAATATTTATGATCCACGTTATAATAATCATTTTCCATTATAATGAGCTTGATAGAATCCAGAATCTCTGGCATATCCTGTAGAATATAATAAAACGCTCCTTCGCAGTCTAATACAAGTGTATCAAATTGAACATTGTATTTGGCCAACAATCCATCATAGGATATACTTTGTACCTCCTTGTATCCTGGCAGAACAGTATCGCTCGGCATAGTATCCCATTCGCGTTGAATTAGGCGGCGCTTCGAAAGTGCCGAATTTTCTATGTGAAATGTCATATTGTTCAAATTGCGATTCTCTTTCAGCTGGGCATATATATCGGGATCCGTTTCCAGCACAACTAGATTCGATCCCACAATAGATCCAATTACCAAGGAATTTCTGCCAATATTTCCGCCAATTTCCAATACCTTTTCGTTCCCTTTTAAATATCGAGTCACCATTTTCTGCTCAGGCACCTCTTCACTAAACAATCCATGTTTAATTTTCAGAGTCTTATGAATCTTGTTGAGTCGTGCATCCACAGAAAACTCTGTACGTACCTTATTTGATGAAAGATCAATGTACACAACATACGTATTATCATATTCTGTAGTGCCATTCGCATCCGTTATAAAGATTGACTTTAGAACGTATGGCAAAGGATCACCAAAATATACGGCTTTTGTATCATCGGATGCAGGTATTACAATACAATTATTTGATTGTAATCGAAGTTTACAGATTTCGGTTACATCTATTTGCGTGCCCCCCTTTCCATAAGTAATCAACATACTGTCTACATACATCTACACATCTATCCTTAGATGCTCTGCAGTAAGCGCAGTTCCTCGCATTCGGGATAGATCACCTTAAATTTCGGATAGTGGGGCGTAGACCAAGGCTGATGACAGGCCATTGTTACCTCGGTGAAGGTTTCATCGACTGAAAAGCGCCGTGCATCCTCATAGGGTGGCTTCTGTACCTGCACCGCATCGTACCGTGTTGAAAAGTACAAATCCTCGTACATATCGTTGTATGGAATCTTTTCAATAATTTCCAGCATCTTGGATTTTCTACGCAAACTAAATCCCCCATTGCCAATAAAATCGCAACGGCGGGTGGGCGGATAGGCCGTTATAAGCCAGGGCGACCCTACATAGTCATACTGCAGAAACTCGTTAATAAAGTGCGCATTTCGCTTAAAGATCATGGAATCGGTTTGAAATACGAGGAACATGTCCCGATCGATATGATCATAGACAATGCTCTTTGTGGCCAAGAGGCGACTATAGGTTATCTGATTCAGATTATCCACGTTCAAATTCACCAACTGGACCGAATCGTCCATGCGATCAACAATCTCCTGAGCATATGCGCCATTGTTCGATCCGTGAAATAGGATAATCTTCCATTCCGCCGACAGGCATTCGCGCGCATTCCGTAATACGAACTCCAGCGCCCTATGTTTTCGTGGCTCAATTATTACTGCACAGTATTTATGCGACATCCTATTTGTACTCTAGGCTAATCTCCTTAAATCCTCAAAGACATCGCCAGGGCAGCAATCGAACTTCTGAATCCGTTCCGATCCCGTGATAAAATAGATCCACGGATCAAAGTCATGACCGAACTTGTCTATTTTGTCGAGAATACGCGTTGATCCGTCCTGGAGCCACTTCGCAAAGCAACGTTTGAGTTCTGGGGCAAGCCGCGACCTGCAATCTGCGTATAAGAACGCCAAGAACATATAGAGATCGCGGCCTTCCTTGGGACAGGGGTCCCTCAATGAATAGACTTCCCCCCCAATTGCAATATCACTGGCCTGCGTCTCCTTGTTCCCGATGCAGCTGAAGCCGAAGTCGACCAGGGACACCGTATACCTTGATTGTAAATTTAGCGTTCGATCCCTTACGCGCAGAGCCAGCGGCTTTGGCGCATGCGTTTCAATCATCAGATTGCTCGGTTTCAGGTCCCGATGGTTCATGCCCAGATCTTGAGCCAAGTACCATAGCATAGCACTCAGCTGCAGCAGAACCTCCAGCAAAAGACCCGTAATATCCCCCCCTTTTTGCAGCAGAATTGTGAGCGGCACGGCGCTAACAAATACTTCCATTGAAAAACAAATGCTCTTGTCCTTCAATTGAAACACATCATAGACTGCCGCCGCTCCACGGCTGAACCCTGCTCTTACCAGGGACAGATGCACCTGTTGCTGGATACAGGCTTCGAAGAGCAGACTCTTTGACGGAATCAGTGGCCGCTTCACGAAGACGGTTGTTTTACTGGTACGCGTGGTACGGAGCCCCAATTCGATGCGACTAAAGGTGGCGCCTGGAAGATTCTGGATCCATAGTAATGACTTATAGGGTTCCTGGATGTAGAGATGCTCGTCCAGAATGTTCTGAGAACAGGGGACTTCGATGGAGGCCATGAAGCGCGGATCGCGAATGCACCCGACGCCCCTCAACCCTATCTGTGCTAAATCAAAGACTGTGTTGCAACTGCAATCGCAGTGCATCCCTACTGGATGGATAGATTAATCAGCCCAGATTAATCAGCCCAGATTAATCAGCCCAAACATCTTTCAACACTTTATAGGCGGGGCAGGGATCGCATCCATCCGCCAGCATATACGCGGCCATTTCACAGGGATGCTCATAGGCGCTCGAATTCAGAGTGGACGAAAAGAAGGCTGCCATGTCCCGCGGCGGCTGGCGCCAATGAATGCGGCTCCGCACGTTGTAGAACCAGACGCCCGTGTACTTGAGCGACGGGGTCACGGGATTCAGGAAGACACAGACGGGCACCCATTCCTGGTTCCAGATCCAGAGGGGATCCTGCTGCGTATCGGGATTGAAGCGCCGCACCTCCTTCAGATGGGGCGGCAATTCGCCTTCAAAGGGACGCCAGTTCCACCTCTCTTGGAAGAACTGTGTCCATTTTCGGTAGTGGGCCCTCTGATGGAGGTGCCACAGTTCATGAACAAAGGTCGCATTCGTAAGGGAGGCCGCGGACTGGGGTAGGCAGATGACGTTCGGCTGGCGCGTATGAGGCATGCCGCCGTCCGACGAGGGCATCAGAGCGACTACGGTCGGCTGCAACCTCAGAAGAGGCCCAGGAATCGCGAATCCCTGGATCCGCTCGGTCAGAACGTCGGCATCGGCCAGGGACAGGCGATTGGCCGAATAGTTCATGGTTTCACGGCTCCGAATGTTGGCGCGATCCTGCTTGCAGGCCAATTGATAGCCGTCCTGCTGTTCGGCCAATGCAAGTGCATCGGGTCCTTCTGCTCCGACGGCGACATGAAATAAAAAAGTAGGTTTGTTGTCCTTTGGCACAGATAGACTCAAGCCCATCCCTATTCGTCTACAATGATTTCATTTTTTAGGCTTGCAACTGTTGTTGCTGCTGCTGTTGCTGCCGCTTTCGCAGCAGTCCGCTTCTTGGCCTGCTTCTTCTCAATCGTTTTCACCAGGAACTGGTCCATCATGAAATTGCTCAGGGTCGCCTGGACGGTTTTCTTCACAGGTTGACTCGTTTTTTGCATCTCCTTCCCTGTAGACACGGGATTTAGCTTTAAACTCTCACTAGAGTTCGATCCATTTGATCCAGATGCACCATGGGTCAAACCAAAGAACTTCTCTACAAAGGCGCTCGTATGCTGCTTACCGCATAACTGAAAGGCCTTGCCGAATAGGAGATCGGCCGCTGCAGATTCGCGCCATATCATCTGCTTGTCTGGATTGTCAACCGGCATTTTAGACCACGGCACGGACTCCGAGCCCGGCATCTCTTCCAGCAGCAGGCCGAACATCTGACTGATCGGATTCTGTAGCTGATGCCCCAGATAGAACTCATAGTCGGGCTGCAACCCCTTGTCCCGAATCCAACTGGGCGCCTCAATGCGATCGCCCTGGAGTTTGGCGGCCTGGGATCCAATCGGCGGCCTCACATAGACAAACGGGATTCGATCGCCCGAGGCTGGCGCATTGCCCGGATCTCGCAGAGCCATCCGATCCGCCAAGGCCTTGTGGGCGATCTGGAGCGGATTGGCATACTCCGCCCGCAACGATTTCGTAATCGTCAGCTGTCCCAACTTCACCTTTCCGTTGACCAGATCCATGCACGACTCTTGGACAAGTCGTGTAGCCCCTACGACGTCCCGTTCAAACAGCAGCTTCTTCATCGCCGATCCATAGATCGTCTTCACGATGGGCGCATTGTCTCGTCGCTTGAGCGCGATCCCCATGTACTTCACCACGAAGTCATCCGCATTCTCCTCGAACATGAGTCCCGCATAGCGCTTTTTCGAGAACATGAGCATCGGATCGAAGATCTTGTCGAACTCGAAGTCGTGCGGGGGCGCCAGCGCCTTTGTGACTAGGTGCCCCGCCTCCGTCGTCAAGTCGATCACGGCTTGCCTTTTGTCTCGAGGACTTAAAGAGCCATCCTTCAAAGCGAATTCCACAAAGAGGGAATCCGTATCGCCGTACATCACGGAGGCGATGCACTTGGGATGGAAGGCATCGAGTCCATAGAACTGCTCGATCACCTCCTTGGCGAACAGGATCTGTTTGCGGCCATAGGCCGTGATGGACGCCGCCAGATGTTGCAGCCGGACTTTGAAGGTGGAGGAGCCGAGCTGACCATAGAGCGAGTTGGCGGTGAGCTTGTAGGCCAGCTGCTCGGCTTCCAACAGCGCTTGCTTGGCCGGGTCCGTCTCTTTGGCCTTCTCCTTGCGCTTCGCCTTTCGCTTCGCCAGCAGCCCTTTGATGATCTCGGGCACGGTCGCCTTGGAACCGTCCAGGGGCTGTGCGTAGCGGCAGATGCGCAGCCCCGCCTTAATCTTGTCGGGATGCTTGCGCTTGTCGGCAGGATCTATACGAAGAAGATCGAACTCGATGTCCGTGTAACCGTATCCCTTTTGGCCCGTGTTGCTTCGGGTGCCGGCACCCGAAGCAAGGTGGTTGTTTGAACTGCGTTCAAACAACTCATCGTACTCATCGGACCCAAACACGACTTCCATCAAGTTGCCCGAGGCATCATAGTCTTTCACCCAGACGAGGGAGTCGTGGCTGATGTTCTCACTCTCCATGGAGGACGGATAGAGAGAGGCGAAGTCCGCCACGCCGATCGGGTGTTTATTGTAGAATCCGGGCACCGGATCGAGCACGATCGCACCCTCGTAGGAGTCCTCCACGCCTTCGCGATTCGGCGCCGGCAACACGGGGATTAGCGTCTCCCGTTGACGACAGGCCTTGAACACGAGCGATTCGGCCTTGATGCCCTGGCCTCGCGTGAAGATGTAGCCGACGGGGACACAGCAGACATTCGCCATCGACATGCTGTTGTTGAAGACCTCGCGATTGCGATACAATTCGAGGACCAGATCGCAGTCCTGCAAGCAGTACTTGCCGACTATGGCGCGATCGGCCGCAGTGCCTCGGTGCAGACGGAAGATGTCGGCGGGGCTCACATCGTCCTTCACGACGACCCACTTCACGGCGTCGGCCAGCTGCTCCTCTTCCAGCAGTTCTCCGTCTTCCCGCAGAGGCCAGGCCACCGTTACGATAGAGCCCGTTATGTCCAGAATCGGCATCTTGTCCGTCAGGCTTTCGCCCGTGGCCTCCAACAGACAGAGGGCTCTGCCAGGTCGAAGATCCTTGATGGCCCCTGAGAGGGTCAGCACCAATCGGCCCTCCAACCTCTCGGCCTTTTTGAGCTTGCCCGAGAGATAGTGCTTGGTCACCTCATCCAACTTATAGGAGGGCAGGGACTCGTTGCGCTTAATATAATGGAAGAGGTCGATCTGGAGACGCCCCGAGGCCGTCCAGATATACATGAAGTTGTCGCCCATGGCCGACGACGAGAGCCGCTTCTCCTCGCACTTCACCTCCTGGTCCTCGACGCGCGTGAGCCCTTGAAACGCCGCAATGCAGCCGAGATCCTCGGATCGGTCCCACAGGTAGCGCTCATCGAAACCAAAGATGTTGTAGCCGATCAGAATATCGGGATTTATATCGCGGAGCCACTCGAAGAAGCCCCGAATCATCCCCTGTTCGTCCTGGTATTCGTGGACGACGATCCCGTCGAGCGGATCGCAATTAGGCCAGACAAACAGGTGTCTCTGTGCCTCTGCATCCGATGTATTGCTGGTCAGGGTGGCCCCGATCTGGATCGCAGGATCCCCGATCGACAAGAGGTCCTTCAAGGAACTCAACAAGTGGCCTACCTCGTCCACTTCTGTCTTTTGAAAGGGCGCGGTCTTCAGCTTAGTAATCAGATCGGCGACCGTCTTCTTCGACCGAAGCTGCCCCATGATTCCCGTGTCGAAGAGGCGTTCGATCGCTTCGGCGAAGGTCTCGTCGATCCCTTTTCGTTCCAGAAGGGTGGCGGCCACCGTGTCCCAGCTCTTCTTGGCCACGGGGAAGGCCCCCGTCTGTGAATAACACTCTATATCCCACGAAACGAGCGTAAACGGTGCAACGGCGGCCGCCGATACAGGGTTCACGTCCGTGAAATGGACGGTTGCATGGAGCGTTGCGGATCCCTCCTCTACCGAATCCGCATCGATTTCGACCCAGCCGCACGGATTCAGCCCTTGTATGTGGAAGAAGCGGAGCATGGGATCGAGGTTGGCCTCGTAGACCTCCACGATGTCTGTGCGTCGAAAGGGCGGGCCGAGGGGCTTTCTCGTGGACGGCTCGGACTTGTCGTTTAGAAAGAGATTCTTGAGCAGGCGAAAGAGGGCGAGACTTGGCACGGTGATCTCGAGGAACGGGAAGAGTCGATTGGCCGTGAAGCCGTAGAACTTCTTCCGCTCTACACGCTTCAGAGTCAGCTGGGACAGGGGCACACTTTGCACGGTCAGATAGGCACGGATTGCGTCGATCGCAGCCAGTGTCTTGGATTCGGGGAGGGCCAAGTAGAGTGTGGGGCGAAAGCCCACTACATCGACCTGAACGGGCTGACCGGTGTCCGTGGAGCCGTAGAGATGAATGATCATTTCGCGCTTTTCGGCGGCATTGTACCGCTTGGAATGGGGTCTCTCTTCATCAGAAGGCGGTGATTCATATACCTTTTCATTGTGCTTCTCCTCCTCCTCCTCCTCCTCGTTACGTCGAGCACGTGTGCTCGACGTAAGGCTGGAGGATATGCCGTGCATATCCTCCTCGACACGAATATCTCGCGATACCGTGTCGAGTAAGTGAAACTTAATTGTGGATGTGGCCATGGTTGCTCTTTGTCAACGGATCTTTAGGAGTCAAATTTATGCACGCCTGCGAGTCCTCTTCGACTTCTTTGATCGGCGTTTCCGACTTCCGAGCGTTGCATTCGCAATGCCGAGAAGAATGGCGGGGGCCGCCAACTGATAGGTGGTGGAGGCGAGAGTTCCATATAAGTTACCGCCGGCCTGGCTTTTATTTGCAGATGTACTTGGGGAGATCTGGTCATTTGAAGCGGAGGGGGGGAGAAGAGTTGCGGAGGGAGTGACGGGATTCATTGTTTCAGACGGAGGCACTGAGACGAAATCCTCCTCCTCATTCGCAGACACAAGTGTCTGTTTTGCTGTCTTGGTACTGTTGTTACTGCTTGTATTGTTTGTATTGTTTGTATTGTTTGTATTGTTTGTATTGCTGCTACTGCTTGTATTATTGTTGTTATCGTTGCGACTGTTTGTGTTTTCATTGTTGTTATTCTTCACGTTCTTCTTTGGGGTGTTCAATAAGGCCTCGAGCTCATCAACATTCATTTCCTTCACAAGTTCGCCCTTCACATAGAGGCCGATGGACGGGACGGCGGAGGGAGGAGTGACAATGGGGTTCTTGTTTAACACATCCAGATCAATATTGGTAGCCACGATGCCAGACTTATTCGTATTCAGCGCAGTATGCAACTGCTTCTTGATTCGCTGACAGGCGCCGCACCATTCTGCCGTAATCGCGATAATCATACTCTCAATCCGTTTCATTCCGTTCATGACCTTTGTCATATCACCGCTGTTGTTCACGATGGAAGGGATACGGCCAACCATGGTGGATCCTTTGCTATATCCGTGAATCTCTTCTTCGTTCATTGAGTTTCGGGACCGAGACTTGGATCTAGATCGTGAGCCCTTCTTCTTACTATACATCCTCTACTGACAGGGTAGAAATTAAGCTATTCGGTGATGGCTTAATTTCTATTCTTAACGGTAGGGGACATGGATTATATCCTATTTATGTTTTTCATTTGTCTAGCAGCCTACTGTATTCTCTACGTTCTCGGGCGCTACTATCTGTTGGAGCCCTTTGCATCGGAAAATGTGCGCAAGATGGTCGCGATGCACGCGGCCCCGAGCACCTACAATACCACAGGGATCCGGGAAGACTTGGTCGGAGATCTTCCCTATGCCACAAATCCTATTATGCGGCTGGACGACTACGAATACTCGATGATCTTTCAGTCGGAAGGGAATCGGGATGCCCAGCGGAGGTCGATCAGTGATGCCATGTCCCGGTATCCTTCGGACTGGTGTGCTTTACCGCCTTCAGCCGCCCTGTTTCAGACGAGCCAGGAGGGATTTACGAATGCAGTTGCACGAGACCAGGCGGCCGCACCGGCGGATGTCTCCGAATTTGATTCGATCTCGGGATCGGCGGAGCAGCCGCCCGACAGGGATGCAATGGAAGACGAAGAGAGGAAGATTCTGGCCATGTACAAGCCCGAGGACACCAAGAATCTCGTTCACTATTCTTTGAAAGATGCGACGCAGCTCGTGAAGAAGATGTACGAAAAGCGGGGGTTAGTCGCCGATGTGCAGAAGTCGAAGCAGGGCGAGAACGTCTTTGAGATTGTGGAGGTGACGCCGAAGAATCCTGTGATTGTCTGGGAGGACGATGCGAGTTCGCCGCAGGATCGGGAGACGATTCGGGGGGAGAACCGGATCAACGTGCCGATCACGGTGAATGATATGTCGGCTGGTTTGGATCCGTTCTATGAACCGAACTCGAGCACACGGCTCGGCAAGAACGATTATACGAAGTGGACACCGGGCTTGGAGCGGCAGTTTGCACCGACGTATACGGGGTCGGGGTGGGCTTGAGTGGGGGACATCAGGTGGGGGACATCAGGTCTGGGCACCGAAGGTGCCCAGACCTGCCTCCCCCATACCCCCTGTTTACTTAAGTTGGGGGACATCAGGTCTGGGCACCGAAGGTGCCTAGACCTGCCTCCCCCATACCCCCTGTTTACTTGAGTATAACCTAAAATGCCTCGTTCTTATAGAGTAGCAATGTTTGAACGCTTGATATTCCTAGGATATGTGATCTTTACCGTTGCACAAGGGGCGTTTCGTGGTTCGCAAATCCAAGTCCCGCATCCTATGACTACCGTCATTCCTCGCACCCCTCTCCGTCAAGAAGCAACCCTTCAGTATTTTCGGCGAATCGATGAGCTCGACAACAATCTTGTCTATCGGCCTCTGGCCAGTGATTTTACAAAGGATTTGTACTGATCTGATACCATTACCGCTTAGTATAAAATTACGCCCCCTGCAAATTGCAGGGGGCGTAATTTTATACTAAGCACTAGTGTTAAGAATCTAATTAAGCCCCTGGCCAGGGGCTTAATTAGATTCTTAACGGTACAAATCGATCTCAATCTGTAAAAAAGTTGTTAAAAATCTTTTTACAGAATGAATCTTACTGGTAGAGAGAGATGTCCAATCGGAACTTTGACTTTTCGGCCATTGTCAAAATTCTGAACGCCCAGAACAACGCCAACTTCTACAACCGGCAGCAGACGGTTGTCCAGCGGACACCAGGGATCCCCTATACGATTGATCTTCAAGCGGCCAATCCGCAGACCGGCAACTACGATGCCGATACGATTGCCACGCTGCAAGCCGGCCAGCAGGCCTATTATTTTAAGGGGGTTCCGGATACGACGGTTTTGGCGCCGCAGCAGTACACTGCTGCGGCACCTCCTGCACCTCCTACATCGTTATACCCCCCTGTTCTGACCTCAATTATAAATGGAAATGAAAATCTCTCTGTTTCATTTACCCAGGAGATAGGTACACTTCCTATTACAAACTATCAGTATACCGTAAGCGCAGTTGGAGGTAAAAGCGTTATTGGGATCTTTAGCCCCGCTGCTACAACAAGCCCTGTTCTAATTACTGGGCTCGTGAATGGCATAACCCTTTCTATTACTCTTCAGGCTATCTCAGATACAACTACAAGTGTCCCCTCTAATTCACTGGAGGGTACCCCCACTGCATCTGCACTCATCACCCCTGTTCTGAACTATGCGCTGCCAAACGATGAGAGCGCATATGTCTATTTTACAATTGGCATTTTGCCCCCTGGCAATGGGTTTCAGTATACCACAGATGGTGGAGTAACCTATGCAAATGTAACAACCGGCACAGACAGTCCCGCTCTCATTACAGGACTCACAAATGGAGTCGCCACAACAATTCAGTTTAGAACTGTTGATGGGTTGACCGCGAGTACTCCTTCAAATGCTGTTACGGTGACTCCTGTCCCTCCCTCCGTTGCGGATTCTTGGCTGGAATACGATCCGAATAATTCGAGTTCCTATTCGGGATCAGGGACTACCCTCTTCAATGTGGGCTCTTACGGAACCATGAGCGGAACACTTCAAAATGGAATTACCTATATAACCGGGACAGGTATTTCGAGAAATGTATTTAATCTGAATGGATCCAGTCAGTATATCTCCTTTGGAACATTTGATTTTGGCACAGCGATTACAGTGACTGCATGGATCCGTCCCACCACCAAAAATAATATTAACAATTTACTTGCAAATGGACCCCCCAATCCAAATACGCCTGGCTTTAAAATGAATTGGAATAGCTATAATCCAAGTGGTGCAGACGGGGCCATGGTGTTAGAAAATGGTACAGTCGGCACCTGGGCTCTTCCTGGAACGGGGACAGGAACGGTCACAATGGGTGTATGGCAGCATCTCGTCTATGTACTGGATGTACCGAATCGTGCTGCTCTGTTCTTTCTAAATGGTCTGCCTGTTCCATACGGGTATGGTGCAACAGTAGCAAATGTGACTATGGCGGGTCGTGCATTTAATATTGGTGCGTACAGTGGTGGAGGTTTTACACCAAGAACGGAGCTCGGCTATCTCAAAGTCTTCAACACCGTTCTCGACGCGACGCAGATTCTGGCCGACTACAATGATTCCAAGGCGAGCTTTGGCCTCTAAAGCCAGTCTAAGCGTTCTCAGAACACTATAGAGTAACAGTATTCTATAAATGCTCATCATCGACACACGAGAACGTCATTTGATCCCTCTTGTTCCTGACTGTATGCAACAGACGTTGCCAATCGGCGATATCTGGATTGGCCAAGACACTACGACCACAGCCCTCGTCATCGAACGAAAAACCATTAAGGATCTCGAGGCCTCCGTCCTCGATGGACGGTACCGAGAACAGAAAGGCCGCCTCCTCGCATTCTGCCAAGAGAGGAACGCCAGCCCCATGTATCTCTTGGAAGGCAGCTATTCAACTACTACGGGCCGCCTCAAGCCCCCCTCTCTCATGAAGCTCGTGGCCCGACTCCAGCTCAAACACGGCATTGCCGTGATGCACACAGAGGACGTAAAGGAAACGGCATCTCTGTTGGACGCGCTCCACAGTTACTGGCAGGAAGATCCGGCCAATCTGGCCAAAGAAACGGGGACTCTGACGGCCACGGCCGGCATCCATGTATCCAAGAAGGCGAATGCCGAGGATCCCAAGCAGTTCCTGCTCCAGTGCTTAATGCAGTGCCCGGGCGTCTCCCTCCGAATCGGCCAAGCCCTGATCACCACCTATCCGTCGTTTCCGTTGCTCCTGGCTGCCACAGAGAAGGAGATTGCTTCGGTGGACGCCGCAGGACGAAAAGTGGGGCCGGTGATTGGGAAGAGGCTGAAGGGGTTCTTATGCTAGTGGACACAGTAAACTGCATCCACTTATGCTAGTGGACACAGTAAACTGCATCCACTTATGCTAGTGGATACAGTAAACTGCATCCACTTATGCTAGTGGACACAGTAAACTGCATCCACTTAGCGCCATAGATCCGCCAACACCCCTGTCATAGCAGGATCTGAAATCACCACATTCTTCTTTTGTTCGGGCTTCTCCATCTGTTGCACGAAGGCGGTGGGGGGCTGGTAATCGATCGCAGAAAGCGCTTTGCCAGCCGACAACTCTACCGATGGCTTTGCCACAGCAACATGCGGATTCTTTGCAGCTTTCGGCTTCTTGTTAAACGCCTGTAACGATTTCGAATGCTGCTTCTCCTTCAACGTCTGGCTGTTCGCCATCATCGCCTGCATAATGGGACTCTGTTCTAAGATATAGTCCCGTTCATGATGGATCCAACTGATCCGAAGCAGATTCGGAAAGGTGTAGGCCACCACAAATCCGTTCTGCCGTAGCTGATAGACTAAATACACCACGCAGTCTTCCAGATCGATTCGGGGCAAGCCCAAAATGAACGGCGGAATGGTGTACAAGAGATCGCAGGGGCTGTTCGGCATATTGCTCTGCATCTTGATGCGCATGTAGACTGATTCCAGAATCTGGTTGTAGGCACGGAGTCTCGCGGTGTCTTTGGCCGTCCGTCGTTTGTACAGGTCCGCGATTGCAAGTTGTGGTGGTACGGACATTTCCCCTACCGTTCAGTATAAATTTAAGCATTTGCTTAGAACGAGTGACTGTTGCTACTGTTGCTACTGTTGCTACTGTTGCTACTGTTGCTACTGTTGCTACTGTTGCGACTGTTGCTACTGTTATTGTTATTAGTGTTGTTATTGTTGTTATTCTGTTTAAGTAAATGCTTGCAAGCCTCTTTGTCCTCAAAGTCTTTCATGCATTGCGTATAGGCTGCAGGAAGTTCTGAAGGGGATTCTACTTTTGAAAAAAGAGACCCTACCATGGCATGCGCGGCCGCATTTCCCATGCCCCAGGTGAATCCATGCTTGGCGACAGTTGCAAGAGATGACGCAGTTGCAGTTGCAGGAACAGGTGCAGGTATGTGTTTCATTATAGCAGAATGGCGACGCTTCATTTCTAAATATAATCTGGTATAAATTTAAGCTGCTGAGTTTATTCTATATCCTTTCTTCTCCTTCTCACGAATAAGGAATGTGGAAAAAGATCTATTTATGCGGCGGCGGCATGAATACTCTTTGTCACCTGGGCGCATTGCAGCATCTCGAGGCAGAGGGCCTACTTCGCTTCGTCAAGGAGTGGATGGGCGTGTCAGCCGGCGCCCTCCAGGCCCTCTGCCTAGCCGCCGGCTACACATTGGCCGAAATGATCGAATTCACTCTTTCCTTCGATTTCCAGCAGATCACCGAGGTCGACGAGGCAGCCGGGTGGCTCCTGAACATGGGGTTCGACACCGGCAATCGCCTCCTCAAGCTCTTGAACGCCCTGATGAAAGAAAAAGGACTTAAAGAAACTACGACGTTCAGGCAGCTCCATGAGCAGACGGGGCGGTCCTTCCGTACCTTCGCGGCCAATCTCAATACAGGGGCCCTTGTGACCTATTCCAAAGAGACAACGCCGGATTACTGCGTGGCCCATGCCGCCCGGGCCTCTATGTCGATCCCGTACTACTTCCAACCCTTTCAGTGCCCCCAGACGGGCCATCTCCTGTGCGACGGCGGAATCATTAACAATTATCCGTTGTCTTTGTTAACGGAGGAGGAGAGTGCGGAGACCTTGGGTTTATTGCTGCAGTCGAAGATGCCGACGCTGGATACCATCGAATTGACGGATATGATGTTGCGGCCGCTCCAGATGTTCATGCAGGCCCGGCTCGCCATGGTCTCGGAGACGTATCCGGATCAGACGCTGTCGATTCAGTTGTCGAAGACGTACGCGGTTGAATTCGGATTGGCGGGGGCGATTAAGAAGGAGCTGATGGATCTGGGCACTGAATCGGCGATCCAGTTCTTGAAGAAGCGGCGCATTCCTGTGCGCCGTTTCAGCGTGGGCTGAAGCACAGTGTAGGCTGATGAACCGCCTTAAAAAATTTATAGCAAGCAATACTAGAGGATGTCGGAGGCACTGAGGAAGTTCCTTACGATTGCCCAGACACCCCTTAGTAATTTGCAAAAATATGCATGCGAACATCCCTCGCCAACAAGTGTTGCTGAATTGAATGATGAATATGCTGAATTTGGTCGTTTACAACTAGCCGTCGTCCAACCCTTGGTGGGATTAGAGCGACGACTTTTAAAAGACAGTAGTTTTATTCCACCGGGAAAAACGAAGGAATCTGTCACAGAGGCTGAACGAAAAGAGCAGAAGGCAAAGGCAATTGCAGAAATGAAACGTGTACAGCACTGGGAGGATATAAAAGCTACCGATGAGGCGCTTAAGAATAAAATAAGCGTGCAAAAAAGAGTGGAAGCGGCGCGTGCAGAGGCGGCGCGATTTGGACCGGCCTCTCGGTCGTTGATCTCGCGTAGATCATTTGCCTCAAATGCATCAACTGTAGCAAATGAGGGATCTCGTAGGGAATCATTTGCCTCAACTGTAGCAAATGCAATTGGCGTGAATACTAATACTAATACTAATACTAATAATGAGGGGTATGCTGAGGGAGGTGCCCGAAAACAGACTCGCAAACACAAAAATAGAACCAAGAAGCATCGTAGGTCAGTTGCTAAACGCAATCCTAGGTCAGTTGCGAAACGCAACTAATCCAACCCTAGGTCAGTTGCGTTTCGCAACTAATCCAACCCTAGGTCAGTTGCGAAACGCAACTAATCCAACCCTAGGTAGCGTACTTCGCGGTCCAGGCGCGCGCGTTCAGATCATACAACACCCTGTTCGTCTTGTACTCGTGTGCCACCTCGGGCCACAGCGGATCATCCGGATTCGGATCCGTCAACAACGACAGAATCGACAACAGAACCTTGGAAATCGTGAGCGCCGGCGACCACTGGCCCTTGAGAATATCGAGGCAGATGACACCGCCCGAATTGACATTCGGATGATAGATCTTCGTCGTAAAGGAGACCTTGGGGGGCTTAAAGGGATAGTCGGTGGGGAAGTGGATGTCGAGGCCGAAGACGCCGCCGGCAAAGGGCGAATCGGCGGGACCCATGATTACGCCGGTCCAGTGATAGAGATCGGTGCCGTCGGGCCCGCAACTGCAGCCACTGGGCGGATCCTTCATGACATCTTTCAGTTCTTTTTCAATGCGTCGGAGAGCCATTTTGTGCTAGTATGGATTGTTACAAGGAGCTTAGACTCCTTATAACAAGCAGGGGACTTCAAATTTTATTACATCTGTTGCAGAAAGCTTATGACCCCGTCGTATGTGCGGGCGCCCGAATATTCCTGGCGACTCGCTCCAGAACGATAGATGAGTGTGGGGAATCCCTTCACGTTGAGCTGCTCCACTTCGCTCTTGTCGTCGTCGCTATCCAGCATGCGAATGGTCACATCGGACCCGTCCTGGAGCTTCACGGGACTGGCTTTTACAAGCCTCTCAAATTCGGGCTTGGCCGTCTTGCAGTGGCCGCACCAACTGGCCTTCACAATGAGCAGCTCAGGGCCGCTCGCAAATCCTTCCTCCTTCTTTTTCATGTTCTGAAATCCGAGAATCGAACGCCCATAGAGACGGATAATTGTGAGCATAAGCGCCAAGACGCCAAGCAATAGATAGACGTGCATGAATCTATTCATGCCTGATAAAATGATTGCGACGAACTGGATTCTCTATTCGGCGCTCTACATAGGATGCGCTTGCCAGACGACGACGTTGGAGGCCCATATTGATCAAATGCTGGGGATTTCGATTCTCCTGTTGACCGTTCTGGGGCTTCTTCGACTTGTAATCTAAATAACGGACACCTATCTATCAGTAGATGCAACAACAGGCTGTTCTAACACCGGAAGGGGTTCGATGCATTGCACCGTCTATTGGATTTCATCCGATCTACACGAAGAAGGATCGGATTCGCTGGGCCCACTTCTATCTGCATTTGTGTAAAATGGGGAGGTCGAGGACGGCGGAAGCAGAGGCATTTCTGGAGGTCTGGAAGATGCGCGATTCTGCGCTCCGTTATTAGAGTTTTAACACGAGTGTAAATATAAATTTAAGCCCCCGCTTATAATAAGCGGGGGCTTAAATTTATATTTGGCAGTAAGTGATCTAAGTAAACAGGGGGTATGGGGGAGGCAAGTCTGGGGACCGAAGGTCCCCAGACTTGATGTCCCCCACTAGTCGGCAGGAAGCATCATAAGCCCCATCATCGTCAAAAAGAACAGGCCTGCCTGAAAGAAGAACCCCGCTGCCGTAGGAACGCCGCTCGACTGCGTCATGGGTAGCCAATGCCCAATCATGCCGTTCAGAATGCGAAAAGTCTCAGGATTTGCAAAGACAAAGAATACCAGTGTCGAATAGAAACTATATTTGACCTTGAGCAAGAATCGGTTCATCGTGGCGTCGGCCATTCTACCGTTTAAAATATTATTATTAGATTTTCATGGACTTGCAATTTGTGCTTTCAGATGCGTCAACAGTAGCAGTTGCAAAATAGGCAATGTAAACGACTGATAGACCTGGACGGGGGTATATTTTACATCAATATAGCTGGCCTTATTCGGCGCGATCAGCGAAACAACCGTCTTTTTCGTATTATCCTGCTGCAAGGCTATAATTCCTTCTGCCAACGTTCCCTCTGGCGTATAGGTGAAGAGTCTCTGTATAGCAGGCTCTGTAGAAGGCGCTCTCTCAACCAGTTTGGAGGGGGTAATCACTAAATAGAGGGTCGACTCGGCAGAATCGCCAAAATAGGAGCTTGCCTGTGCCGCAATCTGATCCTTGTTTTTTGCAAGCAGCTCTTTCTCTTCGTCTCCATAGGAGTCTGGAACAGCATTGATCTTATAGGTGGTGCGTGCACCGGCTATAATTTGAACAACATGTGTATCGAGTACATTGATCGAGTAGAGTTTCCGCAAGTCGCTATTAATGCTTTCATCGCGAACGATTTGATTTGTCTTCGTTCCTCCTTTTCCAATGACTGCCTCTGAATACTTCGCAATCAGTTTCTGAATATTTTTGTCAAATCCAGAGACTTTGATCAGAACAGAGCTTTCCAGCACAGTCGGATAGAGACTGTTCGATTTCTGAATTGTAGTAATGGACTTATAGAGGGTTGCCAATGTATCCACGTTAAATAGTTTTTTATCAAGATCTTTATAAAATGTTGTAAGAAATCCGGTTTTTGTTAGTAAAGACGGAAACCGCTTTGAATAGAAGGCGGTATAGGCATTTAATATTTCGCTCAGTTTCTGGAGAAGGGGTTCTAGGGCCGGCGACTTCACGCTGTCGAACGTAAAATCAAAGAGTTGACTTATAGCATATACTTTCTTTAATTGTTCTGCAGGAGGCGATGCAGCAGTCGTTTTTGCGAATCGTGACCGACCGGCCGCTTCATCGCCTGCGGTCAGAGCTTCAAGATCGACCGCCCCTGTCAGTGGCTCTGTAGATGGCGTTTGAAGGGCGAGTTTATAGGGTTCCTTTGTCAGAATCTCCTCCAGAATGGTATCCCAAGCCCTTCCAACCTCTTCGCGATCGGTTGTCGGGTGAAGGAGATCCCAGAGCAGTTTAAAAATCAGTTCCCGTTTCTTGTCGTTCGGCAGGGTCTCTATCTTTTTTCGGAGTTTCTTGGCCACCGGCTTGGAAGGAAGCAGATTGCGCTGCCGCAACAGCGCAATCAGGTGCACGAGCTCCGTAATCGACTGGGTGTTCTTGTAGCCATTAATTTTGCTCATTCGTGAAGCGGATATACTGCTGAGTCCCTGGATCCGCTGCTGAAAGCCCCGAATCAGTGTCTGTACCGTGTCTTCGGACATCGATTGAATTTGCGGCGGGCCCTTGGTAGCTGGAAAGTACTCCATAAGAGCAGTATAGACCTGTTTGTCTGGAAAGGCGATCTTCAATTGCTCTGGATCACGAATCACAATGGATCCGAGTTTTACAGGCGTAAAGGCCATTGATATCCCTATTTGTGCCCTGGAAATTTGATCAACCTAAACATAGCACACAGATATCAGTAGAATGAACACGGTTATGAGCGGAAAGGTCTTTTGTCCCTGGAATCCAAAGAATCGGGAACTCACTCCCACGGATGCGATCCCGATTCTTAAAAAGTATGGATGGAAGGGGCGGTTCACGGACTTTAAACTCTTTCAGCAGGCCTGCGTGCACAAGTCCTATGTGAATCGGCCCGAGCTGTGGGAGGAGAACGGAGAGGGTACCGTGTTGGCGGAGCGGCCGGCCGATTGTCTGCCGCTCCGTTTGGATGACAACGAGGAGCTGGAGTTCTTGGGCGACCGTGTCTTAGGTTTGTGCGTGGCCACCTATCTGTCCAAACGGTACCCGGGAGAGGGAGAGGGGTTTCTGACTCGAATTCTGAGTCGCATTGTGAACAACAAGCAGCTGGGGAAGCTCGCGATCAAGATGGGCTTGAGCCCCTGGATCATTCTCAGCCGGCATATGGAGGAGATGTGCGACGGCCGGCGCAATCTGCGGATCCAGGGTTCTCTCTTTGAGGCCTGGATTGGGGCGCTCTATTACCAGGAGCCCGATGTCGGCCGAGGCTTCCAGGTCTGCAACGATCTGCTCATTCAGATCATTGAGCGCCACATCGACTTTGTGCAGATTATCACGGAGGACACGAATTACAAGGATCAGCTGTTGCGCCTGTTCCAGGCCAAGTACCATGTGCCGCCGCGCTACAAGGAGGTGTCCGTCGTGGGACCGCCCCATGACCGCGAATTTACCATGGGCGTTCTCGATCCACATGACAATGTGCTGGTCACGAGTACCGCCAGGAACAAGAAGGTGGCGGAGCAGGAGGCGTCAAGGCTCGCTCTGGAACTGTTGGAGAAGGCCTAGCGGTATAAAGTAAGATTGATTTTTATAATAGAATGGAAGAGACCTTTACAAATAAGTATGAGCAGTGCATATGGGCAAACAACGGGAATCCTCATTACAAGGGGGGATCGGGCGGCGGAAGTGAGCTCCCTGAAGTTGGAAATACCTACATCCCCTTTCTGAAACGGTATATTCGAGAGAACGAGATTCGTACAGTGGTCGATCTAGGGTGCGGTGATTTTCAATGCGGTAACCAGACCTATGATGAACTAGACATTACGTATACGGGCTACGATGTCTATAAGAAAGTGATTACGTACAACCAAGGGCAGCATCCAGCACCCAAATACCAGTTTGTGCACTCCGATTTTTATACAGAACACGATGCAATTGTAGGCGGCGATCTCTGTATTTTGAAAGATGTATTGCAGCACTGGACGGTTGAGCGCATCTACACATTTCTAGATGCACTGGTCGCTTCTAAGAAATTTAAGCACATCCTGCTTATCAATTGCTGCGACCAATCGAGAGACGATCCTATAAGTCAGCTTGGGAACACTATGCAGTTGCATACAAACTATCTTCCGCTCAAGAAATACAATCCTGTCGAGCTCTATCGCTATAGTACAAAGCAGGTATCGGTTATTCGTGCGCAATAATATCTATTAGAAAACCCCCTGTTCTAGTAAGGATGTCGAACCGGTGTTTCGACGCATCGATGCTCACGAAACTGATATCCGACCGGGCGCAAGCCGAGCACGTACGGCTTCAGCAGAAGCTCATGGCGTCGGCCAATCCGCCGAAGAATTTTTTACGCTGGAGCTCGAATACGAATGACAAGGATGCTTCCGTGATCGGAGACGTGAATGCAGGCTGGGGCACGACCTGGACCCGAGGCACTACCCTCTTAGTGCCCGATGTCCCCTGTGGCTGCGTGGAGGTCATTGTGCCGTATGTGCCTCCCGTGCCGATTCCGACGTTTCGCGGAATAGCCCAATGGGCCGTCGACGCAGGACAGTCCGTGGCCCCCGATTTGAGTTGCGCAGCGATCAGTGTTGTCACCGACCTCTGTGGCAACCTCTATGTGGCCGGCTTTTATAGCCACCCTATGAATGTCTACTCCTATTCGCAAGTAAGCAACGGAATTATTCAAGAGACTATTTACGGCTGGCTAGATTCCTTTTTCTATCCCTCTTCTCTGTTTCTCATCAAATATAGTTCCAGCGGCACGGTTCTCTCAGCCGCGAGTATCGGTGGATTGGATCCAACCACCCTTTCTGTCGCAGGAACCTATCTCACGATTAACTCATTTAATCGTATCACAGTATTGTTCCGAATGGCCAACGTCATCAACTATACTATTTATCCATTTGCAACTCCGAGCCAGAACGTTCCCTACAATGACCCTGCGGGTCGAATCAATTCCACACCCTATGGGTATCTTTATCAGCCAGGAGCAGGAGGATTTGGCGTCATTCAGTACAACGGAACCACTGGTAATGTTAATTGGGCAACCTATGTCCAGGAGGGCATTCCGTTTTCTATTTGCTCCAATTCAATTGGTGGCACGGCGGTCTGTGGAACCACCACGATCAATCAGCAGCTCTTTAATGCAACGGGGACAGTTGCGATAGGTCAGGTGATTGTGACCCCCTATGGAACACTGGTGGGGGGGGCCTCAGGGTCTGGATTCCTGATTCAATACGACGCGAGTGGCCGTGTCCAGTGGGCCTCGAATCAGCTCGGCCAAGACATTGTCCCCTATAGTTTGGCCACCGACCGGTATGCGAATATCTACGTGACGGGTCGTTTCACGAACACAATTCAGTTCAATAGTTATATTAGCCTCGTCGGATCTATCGTCAATACCGTTCCCCTTGGAACCATGACAGGCGTTGGGGCAACGGATGTCTTTCTTACTAAATACAGGATCAATGGACTCTGTGACTGGGCCACGGGTCTCCTGGGATCTGCCGGCAGTACGAATAGGGGTTTGGCGATTGCCGTGGACAGCTCCAGCAATCTCTGTCTAACCGGATCCTTTACTAGTTCTCCTTTGCAACTGAACGATGCCTCGAGCGCCACGTTCCAGACGGTGCATCTGACGCCCTTCGCCAACCTCTTTGGCGATGCACCGAATGCGTGTTTTTTGGCCAAATACACGGACGAAGGGAAAGCCCTGTGGGCGACTTCCCTACGTGCCATCTCTGCGCCCTCTCTTGATACGGATCTCTCGAACAATATCTATCTGGCCTGCACCTATGCGCCTTCTCTTATTCTAAACAGCTATACGAGCGTCTACAATTCCACTATTCAGACGAGCCGCTATGGAATTCTCCAATCGGGGTCCTCCGCCGCCGTAGCCTATTCGTCGCAGGGCCGTGTTCTATGGGCCGCAAGTCAAGGCGACACCAGTGTAGCCCATGGACTCGCGGTTGATCTATTGGGCAATCTGATTCTGGCAGGAGAACGCGGCAACCAGCCCCTCACGGTGCAGAGCTTCACGCAGATTCAGACACAGTTGCCCCTCACAATTCAGCAGACGACGTTCGGCACATTACCAGGGTCTTCCAGCAATACCTATGGATTTCTTGCGAAATACCGAACCTCTTAGTAGAGTATGGACGCCTCCAAGATCACAGAACTTCGGCAGAAGCAGGCCAATATCTATATTAGTCGGGCTAACGTGGTCGATGCGTCGACGCTCACGTGGCAGCGTCAGATCGAGTCTTCAAAGTACATTGCGCCGCAGCTGAGAACAGGCGGAAATCCGTGTGGGCAAAATGCTCTTACGAGTATCGGCACGGCCGGTGTGGGCCCTGGAGCCGTGCTGCTGGACAACGGCACCTATTATGTACCACCGGCCCTCCTCTATCCGAATCCGCTCCGTGGCGCCAAGGGATCGGCCGGTTCTTATACGAGTTGTGAGCAGATTGCCTATCAGCGCGCTGGCGAGAACAGCTGCGGCGTTGCACCGGTCTCCGTGGGTCCCCTGCTGATCACCCTTCCGACAGGACAGTTCCCCGATTCCGATATCTTCTATCCTGGTGGCGGAGATCAGTTGTATGCCCCGCCAGGCACAGATGTCTCGGGCAACTGGCTCAATCCCTACCTCCCACTCCCTCAACCCTATTCGGCCCTTACCACGCCTCCTGTCGTCCCTGTGTCCTATTACCGAGTCAATTTGGACCCTTCACAGAACAACTATAACACGGCAACCTATGTGCACAATCCGTTGCCGACCACGTTGCAGAATGACAACGTGGTCTATTCCTCTGTGGCTCCGAATATGGTGTTTATTCCTACAAACAACGGACAGGTCGATGCGGCGGGGACCCCTGTTGGAACGTTGGTGCAGAATGGATCCACGAAGCCCAGGTCGGTGGATCCTCGGTCTTTGCCCTAGGGGGGGATCCCCCCCACCCCCTGTTTACTGGGATTCTGTCATCATTCAAACTACACTCTATCTGCCTCCCCCAGACCCTGTTTACTTGTGTTTACTGGGATTCTGTCATCATTCAACCAACACCCTATCAGTGTGTAGTTTGAATAAGGAAACTATCAAATCATAATAGGAGGAGAGGATGGCTACGACAAAGACAAAGGGCTACCAGCCTCGGTACAGCAATTCTACCATCAAGGAGGAATTACCTGCTGAATACGAACAGTACAGGGAGCCTCCCACCATAACCGATACGATTACGCCCAGAGATTCGGTCTATGTGGCGCCTGCAGAGGTCGTCGTGGAAGGCTCCGCCGCGGCAAAAGAGGTGAAGAAGAAGCGAGACCGGGTCGCCTCCAAGCCCAAGCCACTGGCCGCCACGGCATCCGATCGATATGCACGCGGTGATCCGATTGCTATGCTCTTTGCCGAAGTGGAAAAGGACCCCGAGCAAGCGCGCAAGGCGAAGCACTACGCCCCCTTCAAGGACTCATTCCGAGAGGATCTCTTGGAAGGTGAAGAGGAGTTCCCCCTTGTGAAATTCATGGACGCCCAAAAAGGCATCACAGAACGCATCCCCTATGCTCTCGATACACCGGCCTACATGCCCAGTACTCGAAAGGCCTTCTACAACTTTCTTCAGGACACCTACGCGAAGGAGTTCAACTTGGCCGGCGATATCAAGGATCCTGATCCGAAGGCCTGCGAGAAGCTCATGAAGGGCGGCGAAAGCCGCGTCGAGCCGTTCCGTTACCAGCGCTTCATCAGCGAATATATACGGCAGAGCAGCCCCTATCGCGGCCTGCTCGTCTATCACGGCCTCGGCTCAGGCAAGACCTGTTCTTCGATCGCCGCCGCCGAAGCCCTCTATGGCGTTGCGAACAAGAAGATTATCGTCATGACGCCCCAGAGTTTGCGAGACAACTATATCAAGGAGATCACGTTCTGCGGCTTCCGCCATTTCAGTATCCACAACCATTGGATCAAGATCCCCTTGTTGGAGCGTGAACTCGGGGAGGACGGTAAAATCTATAACCAGCTCTATGTATTACATGAGATCTATGGGCGCTCGGTGCTGTCTCTGAGCAAAGAGTATATTGAGCGCCGAATCAACGAGGCCAAGGCTCAGAAGGTCCCTGTGGACGGTGCCTATCCGAACGCATGGCTCTGGGTCGCCGATTTCGAGAAAGAACCGAATTACAAGACCTTGAGCCCTTTAGAACAGGATCAGGTCCGCAATCAACTGAAAGAGACGATCATGAATCGCATTGAATTCATTCATTACAACGGCATCAAGAACGATCAACTCAAGGCCCTCTGCTGCAAAGAAGGTGCTTTTGACAATGCCGTGATCGTCATTGACGAGATTCACAATCTTGTTCGTCTCATGCGGAACACAATCGAGCCGTTCTTGTTGAAGCGCTCTTCCAGGGAGCGTTTGGTGGAGCCCGAGCCCATTGGGGTCGATGCCTGGTCGCCCTATCTCTGCAAGAACAAGGTGGTCGGCAAGAACGGGAAGCTCCTCACCTACAGTCGCGGCTACATGTTCTACCGCCTCTTGGTCGGCGCCAAGAACAGCAAGATTATTGGCCTGTCGGGCACGCCGATCATCAACTTCCCCGAAGAGCTCGGCATTCTGGCGAACGTGTTGGCCGGCTACATTCACTGCGCCGAATTCACCCTCAGTACGATGGAGGCCTCGAAGGCCAAGGCGTTCGAGGCATTGGCCAATCAGGATCCCCGCGTCGATTTTGTGTTCCTGGAGGTCGCCAAGGACTCGCGGAACTACAATGCACGCATTTCCGTGTTTAATGAGGGCTATCTCAAAGTCTTGAAAAAGGACGGCTCGTTCGAAGGCGTGCGGCAACTCAATACGCCCGAGGCACGTGTCGGCATTCGAGAGGTCATGGCGCGATTAGTGGTGGCAGCTGATTCGGTCACCATTTCGAAAGAGTCAATTAAGTTTGTGGCCTATCCAAGGCTGCCGCCGTTCCAGGATCCGTTCCGCGGCGAGTTCATTGATCTGGTGAACACCGATCTCAACAAGGCGAATGAGATTATTCTGAAGAAGCGACTGACAGGGTTGGTGTCCTATTACAAGGGCAACAAGCCCGACTTCTTTCCGTCTGTCACGAGGGACGAGCTCGTGGAGTGCGATTTCAGTCCCTTTGCGCTCAAGAAATATATCACAGAACGTCTGCGGGAGATTCGTGAGGAGGCGAACAAAGAGATCGCAGACAGAGGTGCGAACCTCTATGCGGCCGTGGAGGCGTACTCGAAGGCCGCCAATCCGAGCAACTATCGCTTCCGCAGCCGCGCGGTCTGCAACTTCGCCTTTCCGTTTGACCGCCCCTATACGTCCAATGTGAAGGAACTGGAGGCCGAGGTGGAGGAGGTCCAGGACGATCTCGAGATCACGGAGGCCGCCGTGGACGCCGAGGAGGACCGGCGACTTGCCGGCGAAATCGCCGTCGAAGAGAAGGAGGTGGACGAAGGACTTGGATTAGCAGCGTTTGAGCCGAAGATCGAATCCAAGGTGGCAGATTCGGCACTCGATGTGCTTGCTTCTGCTGTAGCAACAGCTGCATCTATTGCCACCGTCGGTCCCAAGTCCTATCCCCAGCTCAAGCGGGAGCTCATGGAGAAACTGAATGCCGAGCGCGACACCTACTTAAAGCTCACCGAGGAGGGCTTAAAGAAATATAGTTGCAAACTGTTCGAGATTCTGACGCGGATGGCCATGAGCCCCGGCCCCGCCCTTGTCTACAGTCAGTTCGAGGAGCTCGAGGGCATGGGCGTCCTCGCAGCGGCGCTCCAAGCAAACGGCTACGAACCGGTCAAATTCACGGGCAAGTGGTTCGGCCCCGAGCCCGAGTTAACACCCGAGTCCCTGGCCTCTCTGGCCAAAGGGCCTGGTGTCAAACGGTTCATGGTGTTCTCGGGCAAGGAGGATCGCCGCCAGCGTGCCATTACGTTGGCCATTTTCAACAGCCAGTGGGAGAACGTGCCGAAGGGGATCCGCGCCATTCTCGAGAAGAGCAAGATTGACTTAAAGAAGAAGTATCTGCACGGGGAGATTATCAAGTGCATTGGAATTACGGGGGCGGGTGCCGAAGGCATCTCTCTCCGCAATGTGCGCCAGGTGCATATTATGGAACCATTCTGGAATACGGTGCGTGTGGAACAGGTGAAGGGCCGCGCCGTGCGTATCTGCAGTCACATGGATCTGCCGATTTCGGAACGTGAGGTGGAGATCTTCACCTATGTCAGTCGGTTCTCGGCGGATCAGGTGAGCAAGCGCGACGCCGAGGGGGGCATTCCGAAGTCGATTCAGTCGGCGGACGGCGACATCGATCCTGAGACGAAGCTCCAGCGGATCATGACAAGCGATCAGCGCGTTCTCAACATTGGCGTGCGCAAAGATATTATTGGAAAGAAGCTCCAATCGCTCATGAAAGAGGTAGCCGTGGATTGTACGATGAATGCGGCGGACAACGAGCCGACGATTTCGTGCCTTGTGGTCGATACGAAGGGCACGAATCCCTATCTGTTTGATCCGAATCTGGAACAGGACAAGATTACGACACAGTCAGAGCTGGTGTTGGAGGGATCGGTATCTCGAACAACAGCAGCAACAACGGCAGTTCCTGCAAAATCTATCGGCCTGATCACCAAGAAGTTTAAGATTACAGTCGGAGACAAGAAGCGTTCTTTTATTGTAAGCCCCTTTGATCCGGTCAGTGGCAAGGCCACTCTGCATGCAACGAATGATACGCTTCTGAAGAGCCCTCTGGGAGAATGCTACGAAATGCCTGGAGCTGCAGCAGGCATTGGGCGCATCAAGTTCTATAAGACGAAGCTGGCGGTTGTTGAGGAAGAGATTCCTGCAGAAGGACTCCCTGCAGAAGGACTCCCTGTTACCGAAGGACTTCCTGAAGATGAAGAAGAGACGGTGGCTGATGAATAATTGCTTCGCTTTACCACAAATACTTACATTCCTTCTCAAACGTCTTCGGATCGAGTGGTCGATCAAAGAAATGAATCCAGGCGAGTCCCATGTTGCACTCGCCCGAATTCCGATCCGCCCCCCAGATCAGATCATGTTTTTTGGCGTCATAGGTTATTAGCGGCCGATTCACATTGGTAATGAACAGTGCCTTTTCGAGATCCAATGTGTCTACTGTAAAGGACCAGCGCCTCATATCTAACTGGCTGACAACTCCGATGTGCCAACTGGCAAGACTGATAGGGATGGAGCCTTTTGTCTGAATGACTCGGCGATCGATCGACTGTTGTAAGAATAGCTCCGCCTTCGTATGGTCCAGGCGTTTGGCTAATAACCAGAAGCCCGCGCCCTGAAGTTTTTCATCGAGCCCAAGAACGGTCAGAATCTGATTCGTTCCGAGACTAATGGTGTCAATTCGGAACAGGAACGTGAACTGCCGCCAGACACGGAAATGGACCTGGTCGATTCCTAGGTACGCCGAGCCCTGGATCTGGACATAGCCGTTCTTGCCTGGACTTGAGAGCTTGTCGACCGTCTTGTTCTTGAAGACGAGGCCGTGTTCCAGGGGTTGCAAGAACGGCTGCTCGGGGAACCGTTGTTCCACGAACGTATTTCGTTGATTGACGATGCCGACTTCGTACGACAGGATCGGGGCTTCATAGGCTTTTGCGAGAGAACAGAGGGTGCTGAATGAACACGAAAAGGTGCCGGTCAGACTAGCTGCAGGTAGCCAGATCACCTTGGCCAGATTGATGTTCTGGGGCTTGCATCGGAGCTTCAAGTGGACACGGCCCAGTCCCTTGGTGATTCCGAAGTTGTCCGAGTCGTTGAAGGAGACGCCTATGTACTGCTGATCGGAGGCCACGAGGCTGCAGGAGATGTCCATGGATCCAGGCGTTGAGATGCGGAGATCCGTGAGCGCATAGAGGCCCGTAATCGAACCACCCGAATAGCTCGGAATCCGCTCGTCCAAGCGATAGTCCACGAGTTCTTTGCCATTCCATAGGAAGAGTTCGACACCGGGCCGAAACGGCAACCTCTTCGGATCTCCCAGGCTCCCGATCAGCCCTTGCATCGCCCCTTGCTGTTGTTCTTCAGAACAACGAATACCCTTGGCACACAACACGAGCTGCTGCAGCTTATCCAAGACCTCTTTCCAGGTCAAACAGGAATTGTAGAACGCCTGGCTTTCGAGCGAGGGATACAGCGCTCCTTCGACTCGGCCGCCGACCTTACTAAACTCGAGCTGCAAGCATTCCATGGGCCAGCCGCCCTTCAGAGGTTTCGGCGTCGTGAGCAGTAACTCGGCACAGAAATCGTAGCGATCGAGAAAGAATCCGTCGCCGAAGGCTCGGTCGACCGTTCTACGTTCCATCGAAGTTGGAACAACACCTCGTTCCAACGACATTGTCGCAGAGATTCTGTCAATCTGTGGATCGATCGCCAACATCGGATCGCGCTGAAAGGGATTCGAGGGCAGCGGATCCTGTTGCAGAACTCGCTCCGCTTCCAAGGCGATCCTCCATGCACCCTTTTCGTCGTGCTCGGTTACAAACCGATTGGCTGTGGTCGCTTCGGCTTTTGCCGAGGCATCCGTGGCAGTCTTCAAGCGTGCCTCCTGATCAATGAGTAGCTGTTTCTGCTGCTCCACTCGGCGCTGTTCTATTTGCCGTATAGGGGCGGCGGCGGCTTCTGCGGCCAAAAGGCGGCTTGCTTCAACTTGTCGGGCCTGTTCGAGAGCCACCTGTTCTAAGAACAGGCGTTGCTGCTCTGCCAGCTGTTGCTCCATTAATTGCTGTTGCAGATGCTGCTCTTGCAGCTTTTGCTGCTGCAACAGGCGGTACTCAGGATCTTGACTCCGATCCTGATGCTCTAGTTGCGCTAGACGTCGGAACATCCCTATTCGTGTTTTATACTATCTACCGTTAAAAATCGAATAATGCTCCCTCCGTAGGAGGGACGTTATTCGATTTTTAACACTAGTGCTAATATAAATGTAAGCCCCCACCCATTATGGGTGGGGGCTTACATTTATATTAGGCGGTACAGGTGTTTTGACACTTGTAGATAGTAGCAGTAGTGGTTGTATAGTTTGCTCATTGTCCTAAGGAAAAATGCATGAACGATGGCTTCGCGGAGTCGCCGTCCATTGTCCTAAGGAAAAATGCACGAATGATGGCCGGCGAAGCCGGTCATCCTTTCTTTTCCCTAGGACGGCGACGTGGAGTCGCCGTCCACTACATGTTATCCGGCCTTAACCCCGATCCAGGATCCATCTCCCTCGTAATCACGCGAAATACCAGCTGAGTCTGCCGGCTCAGATTGATCAGGCGTCTCGGCGTATTGAGCAGAACGGTATAGGGCGGGATCGGACTCTGTGCCGGCGGGTGAACCAGACTATAGCCAATATCCCCCGAAGTGCCCCCGAACTGATAGGGTGCGATCGATCCAGTGGTGGGATCCGTGTACTTGTTTTGAATGAGGATGCAGTTTGCATAGCCGACTGAATTGGGCGTATCGGCATTCATGGTGAGCAAGGAACTGTCGTAATAGCCGATGGCCGCAATCACATGTCCGTTCATTTGATTGAGCCAGTTGCTGAATTCCTGGAGAGATAGGTTGTCCCCCGCATTGGCTGTATAACCAAAATTGGCAATGCGAATAATGTCGCCGACGGCCATCTGGAAGCGACTAAAGTATGTGTTCGTGATGATCACAAAGTACTCGGGGGCCTGCGACGTGCCCAGGTCATAAGGGCTTGTTGCAAATCCGACTGCGGCACGAACATTGGTGATGTCGAGCGTGTCGGCCGTCAAAGACAGGGGAGAGCCCGTGGGCTGCAGGAAGTCGATTGTTAGGCGCTGCAGGGTGGAGAGAGGGGCGGGGGAGTAGACCTTCTGACACTTCAAGAACTTCGGAATAAGCGCCGTATAGCCACGACTGTCCGTCTGCGCCGGACTCGTGCCCGGGTCAGAGTACCAGTTGGCGTCGTACTGGAGAACGCCGAAGGAGCGATCAATAAAGTTGTCTGAGCCGTAGTTGTTGTTCTCGAGCTCTGGGATGCGGACGGTTACATAGGGATAGCTGAGAACGTTGACCTGGTAATTGGTGTTGTTCGACAAATCTGTGCTCTTCTGAATGAGCGTCTGAAGGCCCTCGATGGGCAGAATGGCCTTGACGAGCTCGATGCGGCTGATGTTCTTGAACTTCTGCTGAACAGCTACCTGCGGAAACAGTTCCGGTCCCTGGTTTCCAGGATTGAAGGTGACAGAGAAGCTGTAGCGATTGTCCGTGATGTTCTTGAGCCAGTTGCGATCCGCCGAGCAGACGAATAGGTTGTTCTCGATCTCCTTGTATTCTACAACATTGTTCTGGCGAATGATGTAGTCCTGGGGGAGATTGGACTTCTGGGGGCTGATGAAGGGGGGGATCGTGGTGACCGAGGAGGCATTGGCGTCGCCCTGGGCCCGAGGTCCGGGATTGAGGGCCAAGAGGGCGAGCTCACGGCCGTCAGGGGGCACGGTCAGGGCCACGGCCTCGGGGCGTGCGGCGGCTCTGCGTTCATTCAGCACCAGGTTGGTGGCCTTGTTCTGTTCCTGCTGCCCCTGGCGGAACATATCGTCGGCGGCGACACGGATCATAACGCCAGGATCCATGCGCTCATTGGCGTCTTTGCTCAGAGAGGCCAGCTTCAATGCCTCGGCCTCCCGAGCCTTCTTGGCCGTTTCGTAGAGGGTGGCGGGACTTGGGCCGTCGTCGTCGAGAGCGATGCGGAAATCGGGCTGGGGCGGGGGCAGCGTTTTCCCTTCCAGCCGCTCGTTCTGAATGGTCTCGTAGCGCTGGCTCGTGTCCTGGAAGATCGTGGAGGCCTGACTCGAGGTCATGACGGTTTGGACGGCGGTCACGGGGGCTATGGCGACGGCCGAACTGCGCTGCAGATATTTGGAGAAGTCTTGTGCGGATGCCTTGATAACCTCCTTGTTCAGCAGGGGCAGAGGCTGATTGCCCTGGGCCGCATAGACCTCCTCGACGTAGTGGTCGACGGTGCGCTCCAGGCGATCCTGCTGCTTCTCGGTCAAGGCAAGGCCCTGGCGGCGCTCAACATCCTGTGCTACAATCTGCCGAAGGGTGTCGCGATTCTTCTGGCTAAAGAGGGTGGTTTTGATTTGACCGGAACGCTGCATAATGCTCTACCGTTAGTTGGGTTTTATATGGGGGGACAAAAACCCGCCAAAGGCGGGTTTCCTCCCCCCTACCCCCTGTCCACTCAAGTAACCAGAAGTCACTCAAATAACTAGAAGTAACTTGAGTGGACAGGGGGTATGGGGGAGGGTAGTTAAGGTAGGCGCTTTGCGCCTACCTTAACTAATTGTCCCCCAGGGGTAGGGGGGAGGGTAGTTAAGGTAGGCGCTTTGCGCCTACCTTAACTAGTTGTCCCCCACTAAGTAAACAGGACCTTTCTCAATTCCAGCATATGATTGTCAGGCACAACCTCCTTCACATACTGCTTGAAGGGAACTCCCTGGATCATCGAAATCAGAAAATAGACCGAGTACATGCCGCACTCGGTCTCAGATTGCTGAAATCGCCGGGCATTGTACGCCAGTGTCGCCTTCGGCGCCTGGAGGCGCAGCGCCTTCATTAAGCGGGCGACCAAGCGCGGCGGCTTGAATCCGTAACTGTCCGAATAGCCCACCAGCGGCTTGTCCAGATCATGCAGATCAATGTACATGCCAACCCAGTGGCTGCCCCCCTTAAAATGCGGATCCAAATTGAAGATAAACCCAATGCCACGTGTACCCTTTTCGTATTCATGACGCAGATCGAGGCTGCAGATTTCTGGATGCATGCACTGCTGTCTGGTTTTGTCCTGCAAATAGGGATCCGGTGCCGAAAAGTCGATCGGCAACGCCCCCATAAACCGAAACCACGGATACGCCTCCTCATACTGCTTCATCACGGCCGCAATCTGGAAATTGTCCAGCCAGGCATCGGGCTTCTGCTTCCACTCATCGGGATACCGCGGTCTCAAATACTCTTTACGGAGTGTCTCCTTGTCAGGCAAATTCGATGCATTTAACATGCAGTGCTCATCGTTCGCTGCACAGGTGCCTCGGCTCAGACGGTTACGAACCGTCGCCGGCAAACACTTCCCCTTGACCCCTTTCCGTTTTGGATTGCAGCTACCGATCGCTGCTTTGCGTCGTCGCGTGGCCATCCCTCCCTACTGGTAGAGGCACAAATTATTCTAAGCACTAGCAATAGGGATGGCGGCATTCGATTATTCAAATGCCAATTTTATTCTACTGGCCTATAAACATCTCTGTGTGATTGTGGCGCTCTCCATGGTCTTTCTATTGAACATCGATCCTGGCCGAACCTCCATTATTTCTGATGTGATGCGACAGGCGAGCAAGGCAAATCCGGCTAAGAATTAAATGTAGCAACGAGTAGAGTATGGCTGATAATTCAAAAGAAATCGCCACGCACGAATGGGTGCGCCAACAGCTGGCCGAACAGCCCAAAAAACTCTATGAAAGCGCAAAGGCGCAGGCGGCGGAAGGCGGAAAGGGCGGCATGATCTGGATTTTTGCGATTGGTACGGCTATTCTCTTTAGCGTTGGCGCAGGATTTGCATCACAAGTCGCACGGGATCTACAGAACGAACAGGGGCGGGCGAACGGTAATATGACAGATTGGCGGCGCGACAAGATGCGGGGGCTCATTATCTCTGGGTTTGCGACCTGCTTTGGATTCTTGGCCCTTGCCATTACGATCGGCTTTCTTGTGACGGCCGAGTCCGCGATTCTGCAGAATCAGAACCGCATTGCGATCGGAATGGCCGCCTTTGCCCTCCTGATAGCCATTCTTATCTATATGGTCAGTATTCGGACCCGTGTCCTTACAGGGGCCTAATTATATTTTTAATGGGTAGAATAGAGTACACAATGCAATTATTGCAAAGTATCATTCTGATAGCCCTTCTTACGGTCGTCATTGTCTGCTATGGCGTAACGGCCTGCTATACGTATATTGGAATTGGCCAGACAGACGATGCAGCCGCCTTTTACAATTTCGGATATCCACTGGGCACAGGGCTCATGGCCCTTGCAACGGCGATCACACTCGCATTGATCATGCCCGAGAACGATACGACCCTCGCCCTCTCCGTTGTAATAGGGGTCACGGCCATCGCGCTCTCCATCGGCACAATTGCCACGGGCTCGATTACCCACTAAAAATGCCTGGTGATTAATAGGGGTTCAATGGATTATGCACTGATGATTCCAATTGCACTATGTCTTGTATTTCTCATAGCGTACCTCGTAATGATGTTTTACACCTATACCTATTTGGATAGGCAATTAAAGGATACTCCGGATCTAAAAGGATATGGCTTGTCCGTGCCCATCATTATGATGGCCAGTGGGGCCGGCATGGGAATTCTGTGCGGGCTCTATGCTTATGCCCAGCTCAACACGACGGGCGTCTTCGTTGGGTCCGTTGTCATCTCCTCACTGGCCCTGGCCTTTTCGTACGCCGGCCTCGCGCTAACGGCCCTTACGCACTGAGGGCGACAATGGAATGCTGAATTCGGACATGAGGGACGCCTCGATTCTCGAGCAGAAGAAGGCCGTGAATCCGAAGCACGAATTGAAGCGAGGATCCCGGCTCCAGCGATGCGAGGTCCTGCGGACCCCTATCTGTCTGAACAGGGGTCGTGGGATAGGCGTAGACGGTGAGCGTCGTGGGCAAATAGAGTTTCTGGAGAATTCCGTGGATTTCGCGCAACGATAGATCGGGGAGTACACGAGTCGTAAAGAGGTGATTCGCTATACAGTCCTGTATGGCATAGAGGCGAAGGCCCAAGATTCGATTGGTCATCTCGAGTTTTAAGCGATTGGAGACAGGGTCGTAGTGACTGATCGGCAAAGGGGGGCAGAGAATGGAACAGCCGGTCAAGGTGAGACCGGCGTCTCTGTACAAAAGAGGGGCGGTTCGTCGTTGTCGGCGGTCTGTATGAAACGGTTCTATCTGTATTTTTGCGAGTTCTATTGTTTCATACGGTACTGCAAGGAGCATTCACTACTTGCAGTACTATTTGCGTGTCTTAAGTTGAGTGGGGGACATCAAGTGGGGGGACCTTCGGTCCCCCCACTTGCCTCCCCCATACCCCCTGTTTGGGTAAGTTGTATAAAGCAGATAAAGACTATTATTTATATCCCCCTGTTTGGGTAAGTTGTATAAAGCAGATAAAGACTATTATTTATATCCCCCTGTTTGGGTAAGTTGTATAAAGCAGATAAAGACTATTATTTATATCCCCCTGTTGACTTGAGCTGTTACGCAGCTTAAGTCAATCAGGTCATTCTTTCAATAATGAACACGCCTTCCTTTGCGTGGCGTGGAAGCCCAGGATCCGGAAAACGAACCCAGCTAATTGCTCATTTGCAAGAGCACGCCAAGCGTCTCCAGATCCCCTTCGTATCCAAAGAATCCGTCTGGTACCTGACGAAGCCAAGCAACGGATCAGCCGATCCCGATGAAGAGGATGACGACGGCGCCACAAGCAAGTCCATTCCTTACGAGGAATCCGCGCTCCACCTAGGCTTCGATGTGGCCCGCATGAGTATGAGTGACAAGATCTTTCTGCAGTCAATTCTGACGCGTTGGACAGGACAACAGGACGTGACCCTGGCCTCCTCTGCAATTATGACGCGATACCTGGTGCTGTACCATGCCCACTATTTGACGGACGAAAGTACCTTACAGCTACAGGAGGCCTTGGAGCAATATCCGTCGTTTGCAGTGCTATTAACAACCGAGCTGCCAGTCTGCCCCCGGCTTCGCGATTACTGTCTGGAGATTCCAGTGACCTCAGAACGGGACTATTTGCTTACCGGCTATACGGAAAAGGCGAAGTTGCCTGTGCTCGATGTCTGGACCCAGTTCTTCGCCAAGACCGTCGAGGACTGGTCGAGTTCGTGGTCCTCGAAGCGTGTTCAGGAAGTACGGAACTGGATCTATCTGTGTCTGCAACGGAATCTACGATGGACAGATGTAATTCGGTACTGGCTGGAGGCGATCTATTCGGCCTCTTGGATTACAAAAGAGAAACGGAGAGTCCTTTTTAAGGTGCTGTGGCAGGCCGAGTCAGGCTCGGGCTGGGTTCTTGTGCCATCCTATCGCATCCCAATTCTGTGGGAAGCAGTGCATCTGAAGCTGGCTCGGCAGATGTATCTGCTGCGAAACAATTTATGAGGGATGAATAGGGATGGAACTATCGGATGAGAACAGAGATGCGTTGCAACGATTTTTAGCGAGTCGAACACCATCCGCGAGTCTGCATCTCCCGCTTAACCTATTACGTTCTATACGTACATTTATTGAAAAAAGGTCTCCTAGTGTTACACGAGAACAAGCACTTCAAGCAATTGCCCAAATCATAGCAAACTCGCCTGCTGTTGTAAATGAGAATGAGACTGCTATTGCAAATACGAGGGAGCTTGCCGTATTAATAGATCTATATTTGCAGGGTGTAATGCTGCGTGCTGCTCGTGTTGCTAATGTTGGTTCTCGTGATCCTCGTGATGAAGGATTAAAACCCTTCCATACTGGTCCTCCAATACCGTCTGAAAATGCAAAAGTAAGAGCAGCTGGACGAGAAGCCGCTAGACGAGAAGCCGCTAGACAAGAAGCCGCTAGAGTAGCAGCAGCTAGAGTAGCTGCAAATGGCGGAGTACCTCTTGCGCCTGGTACTAATACACTGAATGACAACAAGGACGTAAATATGATGCGTGGCGGTAACAAGCGTAAAACCAAAAGCAAAAGCAAAAGCAAAAGCAAAAGCAAACGCATTCGTAAACACAAATCCAAGCGCCACACAACACGCAGATAAACTTGAACCCAGCACTATCTAAACTCTCTATAATAAATACAGAGTTTAGATATGGAACCTTATACAAGAGTCGATCTGCAAGGCCTCCGATTGAGCGCTCGACGCATGAGAGACGAACAGGAGGTGCAGAACTATATTCGGGACATTCGGAACACCGTTCTCCGAAAGGCCAAAGAAGGCAATGAAACCTTCTGCACGTTCTGGATTATTAATTCGAGTCACGCGGTCCAATGGATCCAGAACACGAGGGAATACTATTACCCGTGGCACTCGAAGTTTATTCGGAAAACGGGAAATCCGATTCTGGATGCGGCCATGAAGCGCCCGATTCCCGTGGAACTGCTGAATTCCATTCTAGAAGGACTGTCACCCCTATTTCCCGACTGCGACATACAGATTCGAAAGGATCCCGTGGATCAGCTGTTGATTAGTTGGATGTAAGTTAGGCGGCAGATCGAAACGCTGCCTTCTCATCCTCCTTGCGCGCCTGATCAATCATCGGTGCCCTCTCGACCACCCCGCCTTCCTCATGATACTTGAACTTGATCGGATGAGCTCGGTGGTAGTCCAGCGCTCGTTTGGCGAATGCATGAGACTTATAGGTGACAAATGCATTCACGCGCAGAACACCTCCCATATCCGTTTTTGCAGAGATATACACGTGCTCCACCGGCGTCGTGGCCTTGGTTAATTCAGGAAAGATCTCTTTGCCACTCATCTTTCCGTACACCTGGCGCTTCATATCCTTGATGTCAAAGCCCTTTCCGCCGGTCTTATTTGGAAGATTCGTGAGCGCAAGCTGCTTGTAATCGGACTTTCGACTGGCGAGGGCGGAGGCATAGGATTGGGAACGGGGGGCAATCGTCGCCTTTTCAACCGTAGGAACGACGGCCGACTTTTTCACTGCTTTTTCTTTTATCGTAGGCTCCAGTTCTAGCATAAGATCTCCCCACCCCACTTTGCTCTCCGTGAACGCTCGGATCTTCGGATCGGATTTTATATCGGCATAGAGTTTTGCACTTGATTCGGCCTTGGCCGCGCTTACACCTGCTGCAACCAGTTCATTGTACTTTGACGAATAGAGGGTCTTGGAATTGATCGGCGTCAATCCGAATTTCTTTTCCCCCTTGCGCCGTGTTTCATTCCGTTTCTTTGCATTCCGTTCTGCCTTCTTCGTGTCCAATGCCTGCTTGGCCCTTGAGCGCCGTTCCTCTCGGAGACGTTCTTTCTCTGCATCTGCATCGTTGGTTGTATTCTCGTTCTCATTTTCGTTCTCCACAATGTTCTCTAACTTGACTCGCCGCAACCCCTTCAAGGCGAAGAGGCGCGTAGGGTCGGAGGCAAGGCGCTTCTCAAACTCCTCGGCCGCCTCCTTTTCCTCTAGACGTCGCCGCTCAATCGCCGACAGGGTGCCACGGATCTGATTCAGGCGTTCATGGATCTTTGCACTCTCGCTTTTGCGTTTGGTGGTACGCTTCAAGGTGGCAGAGACTCCTTTGACGGCCCCTTTTGCATAGACGCGGTGGCTCTTGGTCCTCGTTGCCTTTCTGGCCATCCCTACTGATTAGTGTTAAGAATCTAATTAAGCCCCTCCACAGGAGGGGCTTAATTAGATTCTTAACGGTAGGGTAGAAAAATTGAAGGCTGAAATCGCTGTTGTCACTGTTGTCTCTGCTTCAATCAAAAATCCAAAATGATACAAGACCTCGGGTTCATTCTCACCTTAGTCGGCGCGGCCGGCTATGTGGAGGAAGCCTACAAAGCTGCGAATACCTGCAAGACGTTACGATACGACGATGAGCTCTGGCTCCCCATTCTGAAACACTATAAAAAACGACACCCTCTGCTCTACGCGATCTCAAAGTGCGATGAACCGCGGCTCCGATGGATCTGTGATCACATGCACTTTCCGTGTACTCAGATCGATGCCGAGGGGCACGGGGCCCTCTGGTACAGCATTCGCTATGCATTGCCGCCGCCCCTGATCGACCTTCTCTGTTCAAAGGGCGCCTCTGTGCATCAGATCGATGCGAGGGGGCAGTCGGCGCTCTTCTATGCAATCGCGAACAGGGAGATGCCGTGGGTCGAGACCCTCATTCGCCAAGGATCCGATCTGAACTATCGATGCAAGGAAGGGATGACACCTCTCTATGTGGCCGCACGCTACGGAAATTGCGCAATCATTCGAGCCCTCTGTGACGCGGGGGCCGATGCGACCGAGGCCGCCGCCCTGATCCGTTCCGCGCGCTATGGACATGTGGCCGCCGTCCAGGAGCTTCTAGGAAGAGGCGCCCCTCTAGATGCAAAGGACCAATACAATCATTCTCTGCTCCACTATGCGGTCCAGTTCAACCAGGCACTGCTCTGCACGATCCTTCTTCGATTGATTGACGTGAACTGTCGGTCCGCCAATCATGTAACGCCGCTGATGTTGGCGCAAAGTCCTGATGTTTGGAAAATCCTGTTTGATGCGGGTGGCTCCCTTCATCAAAGGGATAGCCGTGGAATGACCGCGCTCCACCATGCAGCGCGCCATCGTAAGCCCGAGATTATTCGTCTCCTTCTTGCACACGGGGCCGACAAGAATGCCGTGACGTATGGGGGATTAACGCCTCTCTTCTATATAAAGGCGCAGAACTACAGGGAACCCGATGTATACGATGAGATGGTGTCATTGTTGGAATAGGCTGCTAATTATATTGTAACTCTGTAGGGTAATGGCCGCGCATCCGTTGCTAGAGGCCATCGCGCATCGTATCAAGCCACTGAAACCGAAGCGATGGACCAACGGGCCGCTCACAGAAGAACATTTGCAAACTCTCCAAAAGGAATGCGAAGCCGACGCCGCATTTGATGAGATTTTTTCCAAAAAGCAGCTATGGGCCCTTTTTAAGGCCGGTAAAATCGACCCTGTGGTCAAAATGCACCCAAACGGTCTCGGCACGGTCGTCGCGCTCCTCCCTGATCCAAAACAGGTCGATGAGATTCCGTGGGACCTCTGGTCCGTGATTTTACAGCTGTTTAAACGGCCAGATGGCAAGCCGTACGGCATCTTCTTGTGTGGCCATCCGGCCCAACGACGATTCCCAACAAGACCCGGTCAGCCCGTCAGACCGTACCACATCAACGGCGGCTACACCTATCCGTGCAATGCGACTTGCGTCTTTGTGTTTCGGGCCCAAGAGGCCAGCCGTGTCCTGATCCATGAACTCTTTCATTCGAGCTGCAGCGACAACACAAGTCTGCCTTTGGAGGAACGCGAGGCCGAAACGGAGGCCTGGGCCGAACTCGTCTGGTGCGGCCTCATGGCCCACGGAGACATCACAACCTTTCAGTCCTACGTTAAAAAACAGGGATCGTGGATGCTGGCACAGAATGCGGCACTTCACAATGGCCGCCATATGCAGCCGGGTCCAAAGGGGTTTCCCTGGCGCTACACCGTGGGCAAGGCTGAATTGTGGCGCAGATGGGGTCTATTAAGCGGCTGCCGGCCGTCGGCGCCGTTGCAGGGCTCTCTCCGCCTCACCTTTATGCCTTCCGAGGACTTAAAGAGATCGTGGAATGTGCCGGCGACGTCGATGATGCTCTAGAGCTAATATAAACGGCATTCGTATTCTAAGAATACATGAATACGTTGTCTGTCGGAATCACCTTGGGTGTTCTAGGGAGCGGTCTGTTTGGCGCTGGACTTCTGATGTCGATGGAGCCGCTCACGATTACGGGAATCGTGTTGCTGATTGTGTCGATTGTGGTCTTCTGCCTCCTCTTCTTCTGGAAGAAACCTGCGACCGATCCAGATCCAGATTCAAATCCCAACCCTATTCGTGCTATGAAGCGCAACAAAAGTGATACGGATCTCGAGCTTATGCAGCATGTGTGAACGACGTTATATACTCCCCTACTGCGCATCCCTTTTCGTTCACTGTGAACTTCCGATTCGGGTGTGACAACGCCATCGGAATAATCAGGGCCAAGCAAGAGCCGCCGAACTCAAAATGGCCGATGTCTTGGCCATGGACCACTTTGGAATCCTTGTGAACCGATAGCTTGATGGAGCCGACGGCGGTGGCCCCGATTGCAACTAATACAATGCCGTTGGTGAAGGTGATAATTTTGCGATAATTCTCTTGTAGAACAGGAATCGTGTCCAGTAGGATAGGATTCACGCTCTTATAATAACCGCCGACTGATTCTACAGATTGTACTGTACCCTTCAAAGGACTGTGGATGCGATGGTAATGTTCGGGGGCGAGTCGAAAGATATAGACGGAGGCCTCTTGCATCGGTCTACGTAACAGAGTGTCTAAGGAGTACTGGGCGCCCTTAATGTCGAACATGCCTTGCATGGCGCTGTGGAGGCGTCTTGCATAGCAATAAGCGGGACTGACAAGGGCATCGGCTCTTGTGGTCGAGGGCTTTGTCAAGGAAGGATGGATGGTCCGTGCAAAAAAATCGTTTAACGTGGGAAATCGTTGTAGACAGGATTCTAGCGTATCCCTTTTCTTGCATTTACGGGTCTGTTTCCAATTGACTTTGTAGTCCTTGGCAAACTTGAGTTTGTCCCTTAATCTGCGGCTCTTTCCCATGTGATTGCAATAGCCCTTTGTGAGCCAGGTACTCAGGATACCAGGAAGGTATCGCTGCGCTCCTATGCCGATTTCGAGAAGAGATGGCATATCCTTACTGATACCGCTCAGTATAAATTAGATTCTTAACAGTAGATATTATTTTATGAATGGAATTCATCAATAAAATAATAGAGAATACATTAACTTAACCTTCGATTAATTAAGCCGTCGCGACTGCCGCGGCCTTCTTGGGAAGGTCGTAGAGCTTGTAGAGGTAGGTCTGGATGTTGCGGTACGTGAGCGCCTCGCCCTCCTTGACGCCGAGCACCGTGCGCATCGCCGCATCGGGGTGGATCGTGTGACCCTTCTCGGCATCCTTGAGCTTGTGGCTGTCAACGTAGGCGCTGAAGGCGCGCGTAACATCCGCCGGCGTCATCTGGCTGCCCTTGGGCTTGCCGAGGAAGGCGCAGAGGCCGTCACGGAGCGTCACGGGGGTCGTGAAGATCGTGGGGCGCTTGGCGACAGGGGCCGCGCCCTCGACGGGGGCGGGCTTGCGCACACGGCGGCGACGGCCGGCCTCCTTGACCTCACGCGCGACACGCTTGGAGAGCTTGGTGAGCGCCTTGAGGCCCGAGATGGCCGCATCACGGACAGACTGGAGCTGAGACGTGAGGGACTCGATGTCCTGGGTGACCGTCGTGGTGGGCTCCGTGGCGACGATGGGCGCCGCAACGGCGCTCGCCGCAGGGGCCTCGGCCACAGGGGCCGCCACAGGGACGGCAACTGCAGCCGCAGGAGACGCCTTGGTCTTCTTCTCCTTAGGGGCAGGGGCAGGGGCAGGGGCAGGGGCCGCAACTGCAACTGCAACGGGTGCAGGGGCAGGGGCAGCGGGGGATTCCTTCTTCGTAACACGCTTCACGGCGGCAGGCTTGGCAACAGAGCTCATTGTACTAGTACCGGTGGAAGTATTCATCGTAATTAAACGCACTGACTGGTACAAAGGCAACGGCGACTGTCAAATTTTTGACGAATTCAGACCCCCTCTTTAACTATCCCGGCAAGTACCTCTTTTTTTTATTGAAAAGAGCTGGACTCTCGTCCAGCTCTGGGGTAAAATGATAGATGAGCGGCAAAGCCGCTCATCACTCTTGCATTGAACCATGAACCGCAACTAAATGTACCGGAAGAAGGCAAAATCAAATAGAAAGGCTGCGTTCAAAATCTTAAAACCCGGCTTTAGCAGAGGAAATGGCTTCCCGAAAATGCTGGAATATCAAAAGCCGGAAGCATCCTGATACAGATTGCAGGAGAAGTGCCGGCACAGGCGACTATTGCTCCTTTCATTGGAAAAATCCGAGGCCCTTTGTACAGGGGGTGGACATGACAAAGCTCTCGAAGCGCCGTTTAAAACGACTCCAGGCCTTCGTGATCCTCTGCAAAATCAAACTGGGACTGATAGGTGCAAGGCGGCAAGGCCTGGCTTTCAACGACACCACCCTGGCCAACAACAGCACAGAACTGGCCTCCATGGACCCGGTGGACATTATTTCGAAGCCCTTTCGCTTCTCGTTCCTGGAGAACGGCCACCTCTGGCTCTTCGATATCCGCGCCCTCCTCACAGAACGAAATCGGGTCGAGAACGCGTTCAACAATCCCTACACATCCCTTCCCGTTGCAGCCGGCACTCTTCTTCGACTTCGGATCCAGGTCGACTGGCTTCGACGTCGCCGCTATTTTCTGGATGCAGCGAATGAGCCCCAGGAGGAGCACAAGCTACTGGACCTCTGTTACGCCATCGACAGCTACGGCTATTTGACGAACGTCAACTGGTTCAAATTCCCGTCCATCGCTGTTCTGCACCGGTTCGTCGACACGCTGGATGAACTCTGGGCCCATCGCCTCGGCCTCACGAATCAGCAGCGATTCACGATTTTTCCGGACTGGGATTCCTCTCACCTGGTGCCGCTCATTCGCTCCAATCATCTGTCGTCGGCCCTCCATCAACTCTACACATTCCTATTCGTGTTCATAAAGGCCGCTGCTAACAAGGAGGATCGTGTTCTCGCCTCGGTCTACGTGCTAATGGCGCTGACTCATGTGAGTCAGGGAGCGAATATAGCCTTTCCGTGGTTGCATAATTTATAGGGTAAAAATGATGGACAGCAAATGATCATTTAGGATAATGCAAAAATGATGGCTGGCTAATGATCATTTAGGATAATGCAAAAATGATGGCTGGCTAATGATCATTTAGGATAATGCAAAAATGATGGGCAGCTTTGCTGCCCATCCATCATTATACTCCAGACCGCCGGTCTCTTCAAATAAAAAAAAATACCAAAATCAATAGGATCTGCGTATCTGCTCAACAGATCCTATTGTAAAAAATCACACTCAAAAAATTTGACGGCCGATTTTGACAAAGAGTAAGTCAGTACAACCATAATAAAATGTCAAGCACCACTGTTACTTCCTCTGAGTTTAACGGACGCAATGTCACGGTCGGCGCACCGAAGGCGGTAGAGATTGAGAAGGACGGCAAGCGTCAGGCAGTCGGCAAGAAGGCGTTCCTCCAGTACAATGGAGAGCGCTTTCAGCTGCAGTCGGCCACGTCCATGCGTATCCCCTTCGGTCTCAGTGTCTTCAAGGCCGAGGGCGGTGGCCAGGATAAGTATAGCATCAACCTCTCCTTCAACAACTACGAAACGGATGCGGAGGTCAAGGCCTTCTACTCGGCGGTGCAGGCAGTTGATCGCACAGTCGTCGACGCCGCCATTGCAAACAGCAAGTCTTGGTTCGGCAAGGAGAAGAGCCGCGAGGTGCTGCAGGAGTTCTTCACCTCCTCTGTCAAGTTCGGCAAGGACGAGACCAAGAAGTACCCGCCGACGATGAAGCTCAATCTTCGTCGCAACGGAGACACCTTTGAGACGAAGTTCTACGATGTGCACGGCAAGAAGCTCACGGGCGTCTCGACGGATGAGATGCTCGCCAAGGGGTCCCTTGTCACGGTCCTCATGGAGTGCACGGATGTCTGGATTGCGGGCACGGGCAAGTTTAGTGTCCGCTGGAATGCAACCCAGATCATTGTGCATAAGATGGCGGAGTCGGGTGCTGAGTTCGCCTTTAAGGGTCTCAGTGCTGCAACTGCAACTGCGGCACCCTCAAACTACGTAGACGATGCAGAGGAGGCCGAGGCGATTCCTCCTCCCTCTAGTTCGGTCTTGAATGCGGTTCTTCCTGCAGCAGAGGATGAGGAAGAGGAGGAGGAAGAGGAGCGCCCTGTCGCTCCTCCCCCTAAGGTGACGAAGCGCAAGCCGGTGGTGATTGCTAAGAAGGCGTAATAGCATATAGAACAGCAGATAGATAGGCAAATATAAACATATAGGCACTTAGAACACATATATTTTTCATGCAGGCGTCGAGATAGGTGTCGAGATGCGGGTCGATGCCTCGATTGTTGTTATTGTTGTTATTGTTGTTATTGTTGTTATTTATGTTATTGTGTTCTTGTTCTTCGTCGGAAAAGGGCTCCAACGCCTCTTGACAAATTATACAGATTCGATCGATGTCGGCCACTTGTCGCCATTGTCTGAAACAGTCGGGGTGTACACGATAGATACATTCACAATTATATAGAAAGAGGTCGTGACTGAAAGTCGCACAGGGATTGAAGCAGACTAAGCAGTCACCCGATGCATCTACCTCGGATGAATTCATCCCCTTACTTCTAAGTGTCTAAATAACATTAGGACGGGGGCCATGTAGTACAGATTCCTATCACATTTGTACAGGGCCCGTTTATTGCCGCAGGAATCGCAGGATTGATGACACTGACAGGGCAGGGCGTGGGATTCGGTAGGCGCTGGTACTGCACAAACCGCGTTGCAGGATTCACAGGACATCCCGGAACCATACCCAGTTTTTGCACCGCTAAGGCCTGCTGGTAAGCACAAGCTTCGGTTTCACGTATCTGCTTCGCCAAGAAGGCGCCACTGGTGATGCCGCCTCGATAGGCTGGCTGAGGGAGAACAGGACACTGGGGCGTCGTGGGGCTCCGAAATCCGACCGTCCGTGGAATGGCGGCGATTAAAGTGGCCTTCTGGTCCTGTTCTGGAATGCTCGAGGCGAAGTTGCCGCTGAAACGGTCAAATGCATAAGCCATTCTCTACCGTGAAGATATAAATTTATAGTAGGCCGTACCGATAAGAATCTAATTAAGCCCCCTCCTGTGGAGGGGGCTTAATTAGATTCTTAACACTAGTGCTAATATAAATTTAAGCCCCCGCCCATTATGGGTGGGGGCTTAAATTTATATTAGGCGGTACCAGTAGGGACTGACTTCGAAATGATACCATTGCTGCTTCTTGTTGCCCTTCTCCTTCTCCTTCTTGTTTTGAGCCACCCCCTAAGCCGCCGTGTTCTCAAAGAGGGATTCGCCGCCCTTCCCGATTTCTCGAAGCCGAGTGTCGACCTGTCCAAGAACGCCGACTTCATGACCTTTCTGCAATTCAATCAATCTGTCTGTGCCATGTGGGACGATATCATTGCAGATATCATGAAGAATGATCAGGTAAGTCAGACGCCCGCAGAACGTCTGCCGAAAGCACAGTATATCGCGCAGCTCCAACGAAGCTATTCGCCACTGGCCGTCTTTGTCAAATGCACGCCCTTTGACCAAACCTCCACCCTTTCCGTGTTACTCGCAGCCATTCCAGAATCCCCCAAAGTCTACAAGGATACCTTCCTGTTCTTGAACAAGCAACTCACGGATACGCTTCAAAAGCTTCATGAGGCCCTCGATTCGACGAACGTGAGTGTCTCGTCCTTTGCTAACTATGAGCCTTTTGAGGATTGTTCTGCTGCTGTAGCTGCTGCTGTAGCTGCAGCTACAGCAAAAGCAAAAGCAGTTCCAAGCCCTTCTGTACAGGATCTCCAAGTGCAACAGCAGAAGCAGACAGATCAGGTATTGGCGCGTGTGAACAGCTGCATGGTGGAAATGCCGGGTCTGCAAAAAGCCCTTCAAACGGTCGCTGCAAAATACAATGAACTGAAAGAGTACAAGAAGAAGACCGAATCGGGAGATATTATTGGTGAAGTCAAATAAACTTAGCGTAACTGCGTTTCCGTCGTTTTCTTGAGGGTCTTCCCTTCAAAGGTGAAGTCCTTCGCCCTCTTCTCGCAACTGGCCAGAATCAGTTGCCAGAAGTCATTTGCAATGTCGGCACCTCCTGACTGTTGCGACTGTTGTGACTGTTGTGACTGTTGTGACTGTTGTTGCGACTGTTGCGACTGTTGTGACTGTTGTGACTGTTGTTGCGACTGTTGTAAGCCACCCCCTCGTAGAGCCGTAATGGTGCCGCCGGCCTCGGGTAACAGTGACTGTTGATAATTAAACGGAGCGGACATCTGATGTGCCCTTGGATTTTAGTTTACGGGTTTTGATCGGCTTCAAGCGCTGCTGCTTGATACGAGCCACCTTGTCGCGAATAAGGGACGGAAGGCCCTTCTGATGCCCCGAACACAGCAAGGAGATAAAAGGGAACGGAAAGGTGTCAGGGTGATTGCGGGCCCTGTACGAGATCTCCACCAGTTCTTTGGCCAGGCATTCGGTGGCGCCCAGGCTCATATACCTGTATTGCAGAAGGGAGAGGCTGAAGAACAGGGTCACGAGGGTATCAATCGTCGCCACGCGCATATATTTTTCGTATTTGATCGGCACATTGTAATAGGAATGGCAGGCCGTTTCGGCAAACAGCACAAGGAACGGGGTCTTGTTGCGAAGAAAAATGGTCATTTTCGGAATCAGGTCGCCGCCCTTGGACTCTACGCGAGTGACATAGGTTCTGCGGCTCGAAGAGTGCTGGAGTTCATAGGTGAAGTGCTTTGTGTCGGCCTCTAAATCGGGCGTATAGAAGTAGATTGGCTGGCGCGTAGCAAGAAGCCATTTGGCATTCGCCGACTTACCGAAACTATGCTTGTAATAGCCGACAACGTCCGCGCCCGCGAACACTCTGCGTTCTTTTATAACGAAGTCCATGATGCTGTCGATCTCTTTCGTCGACATCAGGTGTTTTGCGATTCGTGGCTTGCAGGATTTGACCGGCGCAAATTCGTTTAAGAGGAGAAGGCGTTCGTAGACTTTGCTCCAGCGCTCGACTTCGCCCTTCGGACGACTGAGTTCCAGATACATGAGCATGCGCAACGTATTGGAGTCCATATAGGAGATGCCGTTCGCCTTGAACTCTTTTTTGGACAAAAGAGTATAGAGGCTGGAATCGAGGCTTGTCAGATCGGCAACAGGAATATAATTGACATAGAGCTTTTTCGTTCCTTTGTGCATACCTTCACGGTCGCTGATCTCCGTAAAGCCGGCGATTCGGAGCATTTTGCCGAGTTCTTGGATGTCCTCGTCCTGGTTGGGCGTGAAAAAGTCGTAATCGGGGATCGTATACTCGGGATCGTAGAACTTGTATTTCTTGGGCAGATGCGCGTTAATGGCTTGGCCGCCGTAGCATAGGCGATGCGTTTTGCGTAAGAAATTCTCCACCACTTCAATGGACTTCAGGATGTTCGGATCATGGGCTGATGCAAAATCGATCTTCTCCTTGGCTTCTGCCGAGATCTGTTCCATCCGTTCAAGCTGTTCTTTGAACTTGCTTGCTTCAAATTGCGGAGACTGTATACTCTCGATCCGATCCTCCATCCCTACTAAGCACTAGCGTTAAGAATCTCTACGCTGCACCATGAATTTTACTTGGTATAAGCGAACCATTGTTTGCATCGGACGCCTTGTTCGGCGATCCTGCAATAATAACACTGTCCATCGGGACCCGAAGAGGCGGCGGCTTTGGCTGATAACTATAGATCTTGAAATAGTTCTGCGTAAACATATAGTCATAGTCGGGTGTCCAGATTTGAATAGGGATGCAGTGAATTCCGAATTTCTGCTGCAAGAGATCCATGGTGTTCTGCGGTACAATTGTATTGGGCGTCGGAGTTAGACAGATGGCCCAGGTTCCGTTGCTGATCGTGGTGGCGGTCGATGCGATCTGCTCAGGGGGGATCACCGTGTAAGCCTCTACGCTGTCCAGAATGCCGAATTTAGAGCCGTTTGAATTGGGGCTCGTGCTCAGTGTCACGCCCAATTGTGTCTGGGTATAGGTGAGACGAAGGTTCACAATATAGTCGAGATCCAAGTTGGATGCAACAGGGGTCGGAGCCGTACGGAAGACTTCCGTGGACGCATTGGAGAAGAACAGAAACTTTCTCTGGAAATGTCGAATGTCCGTTTTGAGTAACTTGGATTCATTCATCTGTCGATAAAAGTTTCCATCGCTGGTGCTCGTGACGGCATTTGGCAGAAGCGGGGCCAGAGAGAGAGCAATCTGTGTATAATAGGTTCTTCGAACCGTGTCATAGTCCTGTTTGCCGTCGTCGGGGGGATCTCGCAGTACATAGAGAACGATGATCACGGGGTCCGTTTGGGTTCCGCTAAATGCGTTTTGCGCAAGAGCGGTGCATGTATCCAGGATATTACTATTTGTGACTGAATTGCAGTCCGTGGTCTTGTTGAGAACGGATTGACTGATTTTTGCGGAATTCCGTACGACGAGACGGGGATAGGTGTCGCATAATTCGTTAAAGTAGTCGATTTCAAAGACAAAGGTTCTGCAGCCCATTTTGAGAGCCGATTTTGTAGCCGATTCGGGGTCGAAATAGCCCTGGGCAAAGGGGCCTAGATAGCCTGTGAATCGACAGCCGAGCGTGTAGAAGTTTGCGAGACAGGTCTCCTGGTCTTCCATCCGGGCCTCCTGAATTGCTTGTTCCACATTGGAACGACTGCCGCCGCGCGCATCGGCTAAATTCGATACGATCGCCATTTGTGATTTGCATGTACTGTCCTGTGCACAATTAAACTTTGCCGTGTTGTCAAAAAAACCTTCGATGATAGAGTCCGAAAAGATATAGGTTGCGATGGCCACGCCCACAAGCAGCAGCACCAAGAATAATACGTCCAACATGGAACCCTACTGACCCCTCTCTTTTTATTTTGCACCAATCACAACAGTTGCATGATGGTTGTCGTAGATCTGCAGTAGGAGCGCAATGTTGGTGCCGAAGATCCAGGCGTCATAACAGATATGCTGAACACCATAGAGGACGCGAATAACAACCAGGTACCCCGAGATTACGATGGAGACCATCATAGCGGCGATCAATATGTATTCGAGAAGGGAGAGCTTTTTCATAGCTGACTCTACCAGGGATGTATAAATTTGATTGTTGTGATTGTTGGAACAACAATAACAACAATAACAACAATCAAATGATAGTCGTTCTTGTAAGGCCGGATAACTTCCTTGACCCCTTAGGATCACAGAAGCGACTCCTACGGGTACCTGACCTCCACGAATTACTGATTCAAGCCGTAGAGGCCTATCAGCTGAAGCTTCCAAGTCACGTGGAGGCCCAGATCTGGTCCTACCCTCTCGGCTATAAGAATCGTTGTCAAGTCGAGACTCTAGACACTCTTAAACATGATGGAATGACGGTCTATCTACGTCTACATGTCAAGCCGAACCTGCTCCAACCTCTTTCGTAGCGGTTCGACAATACGGGACCACGTATAGGTGGCGACGGTTTTTTTGGCCTCCGCCGCATGCTTTGAACGCAAATCGTCCTCTAGCACATACTTTTCCATAGCCTTTGCAAAGCTCGGCGGATACACGAGCTTGGTCTCGCCGCCCAGCATCGAAGTGCAGAGCGGCAGATAGGATCGAAAGACCACATCGACCAGTTGCGAATTCTCAGCCGTACAATACTCTCGGTGCCCCACGACATTCGAGAGCACTTGAGGGATTCCCAGGCCCATCTGCTCAAAGGCACACAGGCCAAACCCCTCTCCGTCTGCAGTCGACACGCCCACATCGGCAATCTGATAGAGTTGGCCGATCTCAGCATCCGTATATGACATTTCACGAGGGGTTACGATTAGGCGATTGGCAAACGGTTCCACGGGGGATCCGCGAATCTCGAGTTCTCGATAGAAGATCTCGTACAACGGAAAGCCGCCCTTCTCGCCCTTGTCACAGACGCAGAGCAGAAAGAGGGGCTTTGTCGGATGCGCCAGAATAAGTTCTACAAAGGCGATGAGGAGGAGGTCGAGGCGCTTCCTCGGCTGGTTCCGATTGGCCGAGAGAAACAAGAACGTTTCTTTGGGAATGCCGAGCTGTGCTCGGACCTCCTCCTTCGATACAATTGGAAAGAGGGAGGAGTCGAATCCGTGGTTTAAAACGTCGATGGGCCTCGTGATCCCCTGGTTCTTCAGAACGGAGCGCCACTCCTGGGTAAAACAGAAGATGCGATCGGTCTCTTTCTGCACGAGATTCAGGTACTGGGGCATCTGACACTCATAGGTCTGATCCAGGTATAGCCAGATCTGGAAGGGGAGGCCCTTCGCGCCCTGGCGTACCGGTACAATCTTCTCCAAATACTGACAACAGACCCCAATGTCATTGTAGATCAGAACGGCATGGGGCTGCACGGTCTGAATCACGGAGGCGATCTCACTGAAGCCGAAGCCCTTGTCCTTTTCTCCGGCATCGATCACCTGGACGGAAGACGGATAGGTGCGCTTGAAGTCTACGGTCGTCGAGGCCTGAATTGCAAAGTGCGTGATCTGGAGGCCCGGCGTCAGGGCCAGTTCCCGGATCAGCCCATAGCCCACCTTTGCGTACCCCGAGGCCTGGTTGATATGTGTTGAAATGAGCAGGAGTTTTACGGAACTGTTATTATTACTAAGATCAGCCTCCAGATCTTTTACAAACGATGTAAAGTCGCCCATCGAAGTCTAAATGATCTATGCGATACCTCTATAAATGGCCTCTGTCAAAGCGAAGATTCCGAAGGCCTTGCGAGAACAGGTGTGGCTCCTGTATATGGGCCGCGTGTACGAGGCCAAATGCACCACCTATTGGTGTCAGAATCAGATGACGGTCTTCGATTTCCAGGTGGGCCACTGCGTCCCAGAATCAAAGGGGGGCATGACCACAGTTGACAATCTGGTGCCGCTATGCAGTCGATGCAATCTGTCGATGGGGAGCCAATACACCACACAGGAATGGAGTCGGAAATTTGCGAGTCGCCAGAGGAGTTGGCGGCAGTTCTTCTGTTGTTTTTTCGCACCTCCTAGTAGACAATTGAAATGAGCAAGATGACACGCAAGGGAAAGATGGCAAGCAAGAAGCATGCAAAGGGTACGCGCAAGGGAAAGCGCGCCCAGACGCCCTGGATGAAGAAGGTCATGGAGTGCTACCACCGCATGAAGAAGATGGACAAGGCCACCAAGCTTGGGGATGCGATGAAGCAGGCGAAGAAGGAAATGGCGTAAGCCATGAGGGTAAAATGATGGATACTCGTGCATTTACCCTAGAGTTTTACATGAAATATGGCTAAGCCATGAGGGTAAAATGATGGATACTTGTGCATTTACCGCACAATTTTGTGTGAAAATAATCATCCTCTTTTCGTATTTGCACGAAAAGAAGATGATAAGGCATTTTAGATACCGCTTAGTATAAATTTACGCCCCCTCCAATTTGAAGGGGGCGTAAATTTATACTAAGCACTAGTGTTAAGAATCTAATTACGCCCCTGGCCAGGGGCGTAATTAGATTCTTAACGGTACCGCTTATGTACATACCTGACCCATTTTTCCAGGAATAAAACCAAGAGTTCTTGAACAACACTGATACGGATCAAAAGAGACTGATCCTCTCGGTTTACATCCCCCCCGCTGCTTCATCGTCTTCCTCCGCATCGACTTCTTCTGACGACGAGTTGCACTACGCTTGGCCATAGTATACTTTATCATTAGACAAAAACAGATCTAGGCGGTACAATCATCTGTCTAAATAAAAAGCTGTTTCAGCGACTCCTTCCACTTTGACCACTGTTCTAGAAGGCCCGTTCTATACCGTTCTGCCTTGTCCAAATTCGCCAAGAAGAAGGTGATGATTTTTGCGGCCTGGGTCCAGTCCCGAATCTCCAGCAAGGAGAGATTGGGTCGAAGCCAGTTCCAGAACGCATCATCGCCTAATGAGCGAACATACAAGGGCACACACCCATGTTCCAATGCTTCATAGAGCCGAAAGGTCTCTGCATGGTTCCCTCGTGGCACCGGGGCAAATTTGCATTTCACTAGCATCGCCGAATAGTCGGACGGCTGATTGAATCCGTTCTGAAACAGACATTCGTTCGGCTTCAACGTCTGGAGCGGTGCCAGCAACTCCTTTCTGTCATTCCAGTCAGATCCATGGAAGCCCCATATCAGTGACCGTTCTGGTAAAGGACTTAAAGAGGGTGCAGGCTTCGCCGAACTCTGTGGCTTCGCCCAGCCCAGCGGCAACGTCACTGCCTTTTTGTGCTCGCGCACATAGTTCCGAACAACCTGGGTGCACATAGAGAGATCATAGAAGTCAATCCGATCGTCGCAACCCTCGTCGCTCATATGGAGCACACGGAACGGCTTCCTCGCCTTGGCCAGAAGTGCGGCCCATGAATCGATTGCCGGTTTTGCCACAAGCACCCATGCATTCGCAGGCAGATCCGTGATCGTTGTAAAGGGGGCATATTGAACAGAAGGCCAAATTGACGAGAGCCAAGCCTCTTCCAGCATTGCATCCACCTTGGCTCCGTCGTCTGGAAGATAGTAGACCGTGTTCTCAGAGGACTTAAAGGAAATAGCAGACTCGCGCACGGTGTTCCGTGTCTGGATGCTGTGAGGCTGAGTCGACAGAAGGTCGATCACGATCGGCCATAGTGACTGTTGAGACAACACAGTTGTCTCAAAGTCGCTCACATCAAAACAGGCCGCATTGTTCCAGATATCACTGTCATAGGAATCGACACGCAACATCTCGTCGAAGGCCGCCGTCTGGTATACGGGGTCTGATGCCTGCGAACAGGTCGTGATCAAGTCTCGGAGAACGTATTTTTTGAGCCCCTGTGTAGGATGGCACAGGTAGTGATCAAGGCTGGTGTAGCAGCCGCTCTGCTGCAGCTGCGCCAGAAGTTTGGCGGCCCCCTGCCTCGTGAGAACGTAGGAATAGGCGCAGAAGTGAAAGTGCTCGATGTCTCGGGTGCCTCCTGTAAAGAGGCCGTTCGGCCTCACAGTGGCCCAGAACCGATTGATAGGCGCGAGGACACTGGGATAGGCGGACAGATTGCTGGGAAGAACCCCGCCCAGCAGGAGTAGGTCGGCGTCCAAGGGCGCGGCATCCATGACCTCTTTCAGTTGCTGTTTCCAAGCCCCCGTAAAACGACAGTCGTCCTCCAGAATCAGATAGTTCTGCACAGAGGGGTGTTCCGAGACGAGCTGGCACCACAAAAGAATATGACTGAGGGCGCAGCCCATGACCGACTTTTTCCATCGGAAATCATTCCTCTGGAACAAGTTGTAGAGCTCCTGGGTCAGAACGAGCTGCTGCCCGTCAATCGCCGGCAACCGGTTCGCCTCCAAACCCGGATGAGACTCCAGCAGACTCTTCCAGCGATCAAATCGTCGCTCTAGTGAGATGACCCAGATGTCGTCGATCCCCGATACCACCTGTTGGTGTTGAAGAGGGTGCCCGTGATGGTGATAGCCGGCTACGCCTCGTTGATAGGCTTTGCGCAGAGTGGTGGAGCAGAGGAATCGAGGGAGCGAAAGGGTATGGATCGCATGACGCAACGAAAGGACGGAGAGAATGCTCTGGTCGTGGCGGTGATAGGCGTAGTCACCGAATAGGCACTCGCGCTTGGAGCCCCACTGGTACGCTTCCTCGAACAGACGACCTGCGCCCCTGGATCCTGCAATAAATCCAAGGGTGGCCGCCTGGAGTTGCTGCGCCTCCAATTCGGCAGAAGTCACCTGCATAGATTCGACCATGGCCGGCGAACACCAGGGCCGATTGATCTGGGTCGGATCGGTCACGAGGCAGACGTCGACCTGGTCCAACACCTGGAGCATCTGATCGGGCATCCGGATCCATGAGACCCCTGCATCGCAGTAGACAACGGCGTCCCCTTCCAAATCGGGATCCGCGCAGACCTCCTTAAGAATGGCGAGTTTCCAGCCGAAGTATTTGGGTTCGAACATCGTGGGGAAGTCGGCAGGGGGGTCGCCCAGACGTTTGATCATGATCCAGTCAAATCGTTCTTGCAGAATTCGTTCTTGTTCGTTTGACACATCGGAGCCTAGATAGGCACGGAACCGAAGAGCAGGAGCGGAGCGGCGTAGAGCCGCGACACTCTGAATGGCGAGTATCAAACTTGGCAGGAAGTGTGCAGTGGCGAAGGAGACAAACAGGGGTGTGAGGGCGGAGGGCTTCAGAGGATTGTAGTCCAGAATCGCGTTCTCGGGGACAATGAATTTCTTTGTTGGCTTGGGCGTATTTGACAGGGCCACGAGCCGCTGCCCGACTCGTTCGAAGAGATCGCGAACGGCGGCAAATCGTTCTAGAGTCAAGGCGGGCGTTCTCTGAATCTGTTGCATCCGTTCGGGATCCCCTTCTAGAGACCGTACTACCTCCACAATATCCTTTCCGTCCATATCGATAAAGCCGGCAGGATCGAAGTCCTGGGCCGCCTCCTTGGACCCCCAGTACAGGGGCACACAGCCGGCCAGCTTCGCATGCAGCAACTTCTCGGTTACGTAGCCTGGCTGCTGCGTGTTCTCGTAGCAGAGACAGAACCGGTGCTGCTTCAAGAACTCGAACTTGGCCTGGTCGCCGCCACCGCCCCCGCCGAAGCGACAGAAGAGGAGTTCTCCGATATTGTTCTTGTAGGCGCCGGCCGAGTTTACCCGTTTGTAGGCATTTAGTGCATCAAATGCGTCATTCCGTGGTGCGCAGCCAGGATTGCTGACCACAAAGGCACAGAACTCCCTATTCGTGTTCTCGGCGGGTTTCAGAGCGTAGTGAAGGGGCAGCTGATTTGGATTGTTGTTATTGTTATTGCGTATATTTGATCCAAACCAGTCCAAGAACAGGGGCCATAAAGGCAAGCGCATATGTGTCGAATCTTCAACAGGATCATGCGAGAGCACCAGGTGCAGCCGAGGATCATTTACACGCTTCTCAAACGGTTCTCCGAGAAAGAAGGCCTTTGGCACTGACGCATAGCACGGCTTCTGCCATTCATTGCCGAAGGGGCCGCAGATCAGGAGTTGACCCGAGGAGTCCGTAGAACCTATCCAGTTCTGCGTCGGATCCGTTGACCGCAGCAGATCCAGAAAGAAGTTGTCGGTGGCCTGGAATCCCTCCCACATGTCGACAAAGATCACCTGCCGGGTCTCTTTGTCGAACACCGAACTCCAACTGTTTCGGCCAAAGGCCTCCACAGCCTCCCTTGAAGGACAGGGCAGAGCCGTTCCATCCAAACGATCACACAGGCCACTAATATCCTCGTAATAGGACCCAAGGGACTGCAAGACTGTGGCGCTATGAAGCAGCGGGATTTGGAGCCAGAGCAGATCGAGCAGGCCAGGGCGGAACTCATTCGCAACCGCTACGACGGGTTCATGCAGATCCTGATACACGATGCGATCCTCGTACTCCGTCGGCTTGTCGATGGACGGCGCCACATTCGTCTGGAAATAGGCGCTGGTCTGCAGGTCACGCCCATTGCTCACAAGAATCGACTGCACAGAGGCGGCCCTATTCAATCCTATCAGTGGTACTATACAACTGGTGGCTGCACTAATGTTCTTTTCACTAATAAAGGCGGTGTAGGGCTTGGCGACAGGCCGTGCCTCGGCAAATGGCCGCAGAAGAATCGGCGTCCAGACATATGGAACCCGCTTCACGGGCTTCTGCAGCAGCTGCGCCACAAGAGGCACCCGTTCTTCGGACACAAGGGTGTCCCAGACCCAGACCTGATGGACACCGGTCAGATCGACCGAGGGCGTTTGGCTCAGATAGGCGGCCTGTTCCAGGGCGACACGGCTCGGATCCTTTCGTAGCAGAGCAACGACCAGGGCGGCCTGACGCACCCCTGTTCGTCCCTCCATATCAATCAGGAGATCAAGCGGGGGGCTTAAAGAGAGTAGGAGGTCGACGCTTAGCGTAGGATAGAGCCCTTTGGGCGCATCGGGCCACAAAGTCCCGATCAACACGGGGTCATGGCCGGCCTCCTTGCAGGCCTGGGCAACCGCAAAGACGGCTTGGGCGGTACCGCTGTCAAAGACTGAATTTGTACCGACAAAAGAGATTCCGATCCGCATTCTGAAAGGAGGATCGGACTCTCGTCTTAGGTTGGAGCTGGGCGTTTATCCTACTGGCCATAAAAACTCATAATCGCGGCGTCCACCGAATCTAGATGATGACTCAAATGATCCTCTTTAGTGGGCGCTGCAACCTTCTTCTTCACAATGGAGCCGACCCGAGGTGGCAAGGGCTTCAAGGGGAGCGGCAACGCCAAGAGCTCCCTATAAAAGACATCGCAACTCTTCACAGCTCGATCCAAAACAACAGGATCTCGTACCAACGAAGGCGCCGCCGGGACTTTCCAGCGCGGCACATCAGTCAGAATCTGGATCATTAAGACCAGAGCATCTTGACGTCTCGCAGCTCCTATATGCTTGTCCGCAGAGCGATAGATATCCAGAAGTGCCTGAAACTCCTCGTGCATCCGAATGAGCGACTTGGCCGCCAGTTCCTTGTAGATCTCCGCGGCCACCGAACAGACATAGAACGAGACATTGGTGCGCTGTTTGGAATTGAGAGTCGCGGGACCCCGTTCCATCGTTGTCAAGCCCCCTCCGACCCGTTTCCGTAACAGTGCATCCTCCTCCTGGAGCCACTTAATCCAGAACAGGGCCCGTTCCAAGCCGCCGTCCGTAATGGCCGTGGCGATCTCGTAGCCGGCCAAAAGCAGGGGCATCTGATCGTGACTGCGGTCCCACGCTTTTCGTACGGCGACTTTTTCAGTCGCTCGTGCATTGGCCGCAAACCACATTTCGGTATGGGTATCGTCGGCCACAGACGGCATCTTGGCCTTGAGCTTCTTCGGGCAGCTCTGCAGAATCAGAACGATTTCAAAGGAGGCCTGTTGCACAGCAGGTGAATTAATGAATGTAATGAACGGCAGCGCCGCATTCTTTTCGTTCAGTTCTGCTAACTTCTTTTTTAGATAGACAAAGATGCGGGGATTCGCGATGCCGATGTGCTGAAAAGCGTAGTCCCAGCACAGAAGCTGCCAGACATCGAGACCGCCCGAGGACAAGAGGTCCGCTGTGAAATGAAGGAGTTTACCCGTAGCGACCGTACCGGTTTCTCCGAGCACCTGGAGAAAGGAACGAGCCAGATCCTTGAGTGCATAGCCTTTGCGACTTATAGGAATGATGGGATTAGCGCCTGCGGTGGCCATCCGTCTTTCTTGTTCCATTATATTTTTTACTAAGTCGCTTACTCCCGTTCACTCTTGGAATGAGCCCCTTGGCCTTCAAAGAGGCACGCATCGTGAAGCCGATCGATTTACCGGCCTTGAACTTTTTAAGCGCAGCTAGATCCTTTTCAGTAGGCTGGTAACCACCCTTGTGATTACCACCCTTGTGGTTATCATAACCACCACGAATCAATCCAGCACTACAGGGACAGCTCATTCTATTCTCAGATGGGAAAAAATAGCGCCATGTCCATAGCAAACAGATGACGGTAGCGGCCGTACATATGCTTGTTACGGCACTTACCAGAATGCTGATAAGAACTATAAAGAGGGTCTGTCCAAACATCTGTCAATGCAACTTATAAAATCTCAAGAGTTCGTGTCCCCTTGTGCACAGAGTCAAAGAGTTCTCGAACATGGGCCGCATACTCGACAAGGGCATGTCCCTTTGCATAGAACGGTTTGCCGATATGGGTGATGGTAACCGGTGTGGACCTGCTGTATACATTCCACCATTTTTGCAAATTGTTCCACGAGAATCCTGAAAGAACGCCAACTATTCCTGTAAGAATATGGTGTGGATTATAGAATGAATCAATACCCGATAGATCAAATGCATTTGTTAAAAATGTCTGTTCATTTTCAATATAGACGGGGACGATGGGAAGAGAATGTTTTGCCGCTAATTTTAGAAACCCCTTTCGTTCTCGTAAATACCATGTTTCGCCGCTGCGGCCGAGCTGATTTGCTTGAATCTCTTTAAGTCCCCCTGGTATTATTGTAATAGAACGCCCTTTTTGAAGTTCACGGTCAAGAGTCTCTTTTGTAACTGGAACAGCGCCCCTGTACAGCAGCAGTTCTCTTGCGATAGGAACTTTAAATAATAACGAATGCCCTCCGAGGGATGTATTATTTATTGTATGAAAGAGCGGCGATGAAGTAGAGCATATATGTGTACCGAGTGTATTGCATACAAGTCCGTGAGGATGAATTACATAGATACATTGAGATGGGAACGGGGCCCCGACCACAGGAAATTGTTTCGAATAATCACTCGTCGGCCATATATATGAAATTGTTTGCTTAGAGAGCCATTGCCAACACGATATCTCAAACGGGGATGGATCTGTGCACCAAATATAGAGTAGATAGAGACAAAGAGGAATGGAGATAGAGCGACGGCGAAGAAAACATAATATAAATAGAAAAACACTTGCAACAAGAAGAACCGGATAATACATTGCCCAATGAAATAGGAAAAGCGGCGGACCCGAATGCATCCCTGATTGACTATCAGAGAGCGAATGTAGATTATAAACACATGTTAAATTTATAGTCGAGCGGTAGAATGTTCTCCTTCCTCTATCCCTACGCCTACATGGCGTTGGCCGCAGGATGGCTGATCGGCATCGGCGTTCTCGTGGCCTGCATGGGGGCTCTGTCGTCCACTGTCCTCGGTCTCATGGTGCTGTTTGGAATGATCCGAATCACACCTCTTCTGAACACTGTGAATCGGATCACGGCATCTCTGTTCTCGTTCCTTGTTCCCAGTTTAGAAGCTAATATCCGCGCCTCCTTTCCTGTGAAAGGGTCTGTTTCCACAGATCGATCTATTTTTATGTGGCATCCCCATGGCCTGTTCTGCACAAGCCACTTCTTCCATATTGGAACCCGGCTGACGGACTGGCCGGTTCACAACATCAAAGGTGTCGCGCTGAGTGTTCTGACCTGGATGCCCTTTATGACCGAACTCTTTGAGCACTTTCACGCCGTTCCGAGCGACTATGCTGCTATGAAGAAGGCTCTAGACGACGGCACCTCCATTTCAGTCGCTCCAGGGGGCATGCGCGAAATGCTGTATCCTGGGTCGGCCCTGATTTCGAGACGCAAGGGGGTCTTCCGACTCGCTCTGGAAACAGGTACGCCTCTGATTCCAATTGTCTCCGTGAACGAGGACTCCCTGTATACTCTTGTGAAAGTCCCTCAGATGATACAGGACTGGCTGGAGCCCTATGATCTGTGCATTCCTTTGCCGACCTTGAAATCCGTTCTGACTTATCTGGGAATTCTGGTGGCACCGCTGCCGAACCCCATTCTAAGCGTGGTTGGACCGGCGATTTCGGTCACTCGAATTGAGAAACCGACTGATGCCGATATTGCAACTCTCAGGAGCCGCTATGCAGAGGCCTTGCAGACACTGTACAGGGAGGAGACTGGAAAGGATCTTACTATACGATAAATGCGTTTTATATGCCGACTTAATTCCTACGGAACAAGTGGGACCCCTATTTGTACAGTCGAGTTCCCCCAAGCATGATGGCGCAGTAGGCTAGCGCGCCTGGCTCATAACCAGGAGGCCCCTCGATCGAAGCGAGGTCATGCTAAGGAAGGCGGCGAAAGCCGCCTTCCTTAGCATCATGCCTTCTTGGAAGCTTTGCTTCCAAGAAGGGGTCATGCTAAAGTCCAACCCCTCTGGGGTTGGACTTTAGCATCATGCCTTCTCGCAGTGCGAGAAGGGGTCATGCTATGCTTCGATGCCAAAGGCATCGAAGCATAGCATCAGCTAGCTTCCTACGCCTTTGGCGTAGGAAGCGAGGTCATGCTAAAGTCCAACCCCAGAGGGGTTGGACTTTAGCATCATACACATTCTCCCTTAAAAATTAAGAAAACAGGGGGTAAGGGGGAGGCATTTCACTGGCCAAAGGCCAGTGAAATGATGTCCCCCTCTAGTAGGGACCCTCATGCCAGTAAAACGGCCTGTCACCGCCAAAGCATTCCGAGACTTCATAGAGGACGAAGACAATCTATGGGAATCAGATCCCGATACATTTTACGATATGATCGATAGGCTTACGGCACACAAAGCAAAGTTGGTAAAAGCCAGCAGTATCGCGGAAATCGATGCACTGCTCGAACAGGCCGCGGTCTTGGTGGAGATTCTGGTGGCGGATGGACATACACGATCCGCAAAAGCAGCAGTCACTCGAAAGCTCAAAACAGTCCCTCTCAATAATTCAAATGATGAAATGCTGAAGGTTTTGAGTAGTCCTCTTGTCCCTGTAGCAAAGGCCTCTGTAAAATCACTAAAACCTGTTGCAGCAAAATCAAATGCAAAGACCCGAAAGAGATTGCCTAAAGACAGTAAAAGCAGTAAAGACAGCCCCGAGACCCTCGCAGCCTACAATATTGTCGTGCCCTTTGTTCCACCCGTCATTAGTCCCGCCTCCTGTTCAAAACTCCGTCCCGAATTCGCAGAACAGTGGATCGCCGGTCTCGCCAGCTCCCTCGCCGTCGAAATTGCCAGGCACAGACGCGACGCCCCTCGATCAACACGGAAAGAGTCCATTCATCCCGCCTTCAATCGCGATTTTGAAATCAAGTTGACGGAGGGCGACGGGACCTGCCTAATCCACGCATTCTTAACAGACGTCAGTCCCACCTATCGGTCCCTTCCCCGAACCGTGCAACGCATCGCCGGCCAGGCCTTTCGCAAACAAGTCTATGCGTATTTGCATCCGGCTGACGAAGAAATGACACTGGAGGAGGAGGATTATGAACGGTTTGCATTGCCCACTCTCTCCACGCATGCCCGGATTGCAACGGAAGACAAGGACGGGAACCCTATAAGTCCCGAGTATAGAGCGTTGGCGCGGGCCTACAATCAGGACACGAACGGATATCTCTATGACACCGACGTAGATCATCTGCAAGAGTGCTTTGGCATTCGCATCATTCTTGTCACAGCCGACCCGAAAGGAGTTCGTCTCGCGGGAAAGGTCGGCCCTGCAGAATTGGCCAGAGAATATGAAATTGAACGGGCGGCCAATATCCCTGCCGACAAATACACCAAGTATATCATGATTTTTATTCGACCCGGGCACTACGAAGGCGTAAAACGGAATGGCTCAGAGCAGTATATCTTCGGGTATTCTGAAGTTCGAGAGATCATTCAGGCCGCAGCGGCCCAGGACACCTTGCTCAGCGATGATCTGAAACAGCTCTTTCGTCGAAATGCCCTTGTGAAGTTGGTGAACGGAAAGACAGTTCTTGCAACAGGAGAACTCAAGTGGTGGCCGCTCTCTGTGCCGCCTTACAAGCCCACGATTCTCCGCGATATCATGGTGGTGGATGGAAAAGGCGTAGAATATATGGTGGGAATCACCGAGATTGTGGCCGTCAACAATACGCCGTTTGATTCGACGCCCTCTCTGATCCAGCGATTCAAGGCAGGCGTCCGCGTGACTACAAAAGACGGACAGCGATTGGCGGTGGGTTCGAAGGAACTGCTGATGGACTCCACAAAGCCTGTAGGTGTCTGGCTCAAACAGGCCGGATCGCCGTCGGAAGTCTATACGTTTGACACGATTGCGAGCGTGGACGGTGAGCGGTTTACGGCGGGGCGATTCAGAGGCACGGAGTCGAGGATTGAGGCGGCCCTTGCCCTTGCAAATGCGTCTTTGTCTAATTCCAATTCTAATTCCAACTCCAATTCCAACTCCAATTCTAATTCAGGTACCACGAATTATACATCAAAGACATCAAAAGCATCAAAAGCATCAAACGCATCAAAATCATCCAAGACCTTAAAAGTATCAAAGACATCAAAGACATCAAAGACATCCAATACATCAAAGACATCCAACACATCAAACGAACCTCTTCGTGCAGTCCCTACAAGGCGTCTAGTCCGCAAACCGCAAGCGGGTCTAGTCCGCATCCCATAAAAAAATTGAAGTCCTCGCAACCCGACTTGGAGGTGGGCCAACAAATATATTCAATCCATACTAAAATGAGTACCATTGTTGTCGAACACTCCACAAAGACCGTCGAGGACCTCTTGGCGGAACTCCGCGCCAATGAGCTCATTGTACCCGCCCACCAACGGGAGTTCTGCTGGAAACTGATTAAGCAGCAGCGGTTCATTGATACCGTGCAAAAGAGCATGCCGACCCAGGCCATTATCATTCGGAACGAGACGGGTGTCAAGCCGTCCTTGGAAGACGGCCAGCAGCGCCTGACCACGCTCCGCAAGTACTTTGCCGACGAGTTTGCCGACTGCACAGGCAAGAAGTACTCGGAACATTCCGCGATCGAACAGTACCAAATGAGACGCTACATCTTCGCTCTCATTCGTTACAAGAACGCGACAACCGAGGACGCCATCGAGATCTTCGATCGCTTTCAGAACGGTCAGCCCCTGTCCGTGGGGGAACGGATTCATTCGATGAGCGAGATCTCGCCCTTCGTAAAGTTCGTTCAGCAGACCCTGTTGACGGTCGGATCGGGGTTGCACGATCGCGCGGCCCCTATCTGGGGATTGCGTGGAGGCGCCGATAAAAATCGCAAGAATCTGCTCAATGCGGTGGCCTTGTGCGCCGGCTGTGCATTTGGCACGGCCGCCATGACGGAGAAATGGGAGGAGATTCGGCGCATGAAGATCCTTTCGAGATCCGATTGGGTCGTGTCCGATATCCGTTCTCTCCTGGAACAGTTGATCTACATCTACGAACAGGTGGAGGTGAAGTCAATCGGTCGCGCCACTGTACGCAACAAGCAGTGGAAGGTGGGCATGTTCTCGGGCTATTTAATCCATTCACTCAAGCTGGAGCCGCGGCCGCATGGCCTCGTGGCGAAGTGGGTTGACTTCCTCGTGAGTGCGCGGGAAGATACGGATCTGATCAGTGAAGTCTTGCACATTGACGTGGGCAAGGCGCGGTTCTGGACTGCCTATAGGTGGAAGATGGGGTATCTGCGGGTCTTCGATCCTGACGAGGCGGAGCGATTGATGGACGAAGGAGATTCGGAGGAGAGATCCGAAGAGGGCTCTGAAGACGAATAAGAATCAGCAAAAAATAGTATTTTTTGCTGATTTTTATGCTACAATACAATCCTCCGTCCGATCCTCCCAGTCCACAATGATCCCGTCCTTCTTCACAGCGATGCAGTTCTTATAGACCGGTCGCCCCTCTGCAGCCCCTGGCTGCTGCTCCAGAGCCTTAATGCACCTTTCCGTCCCGAAGAAGTTGTGGTACAGCGGCACCTCCTGAAACCCGTGGCCCAACGTCACAAACGTATAGCCGTCCGCCTCAATTATATGGCCCGTTTCGAGCACCAGATTATAGACCGTCTGCAGAGGGCGCGCAGCATACTGGACCAGATTGGCAGGGAAGACATAGGGTCCCGTCTGATTAAGTTGCCGGCACGGGTGCCACGGTGTCACGGCCACCTTTGGCGTGAGCTGTACCATCGGCTGACTCGGAGCGTACGTATTGAGTTCGACCGCATACCGAACCTTGAATCCTCCTTGGACCAGATCGTCCTTGCGAATCTCTCGAATCGCCTTGACCGATCCGTCCGCCATGACCACCGGCAGGGAGCCCTCGAAACATCCGCCGCTCGCATTATTGAAGGCGGTCTGGTAGCTCACCGTCGGATCCACGGTGCCTGACCGCTGAACAGGGGGCGGAGGAATGGCGGCGAAGGCCGTATCGCCTGTGGCCTGATGCGCCAAGAACCGCGGCGTCTCGAAGATCTTGAGGCCCGGATCCTTAAAGTTCATGCAGACCTGGGCCCTCAAGTGATCACGGTAGGCGCGGAGATAGGGCATGCCCCAGGTCCCAGGAGTAAGGAAGCCGAGGGCTAGGCGCACCTGCTGCTCTCCGTCCACCTTGGAGGTCACGTCACGCAGCATGGCCTTCACGTGCGAATCAGCACTCGCCGCGAAGCGCTCCGAGAAGGCATTGAGACGCGCTTCGAGATCGGGCAGCACCGCCGATACGCCGCGATAGCCAATTGCCGCTGATTCCGCATCGCGAATCATGTCGGTCAAGAGGTTGGCAAAGGTATGGCGGCACAGGTGCCGATCGGTCTGCCCTGCAGGAATGGACGCGTGGTCGGCATCCGGCACAAGCAGATCCTCGACGGATTCCTCGGCCGTCATGGGAACCAGGATGTCCCGTGTTGCGCCGAAGGCGATGGGCCCCGTGGCCATGGTGTACCGCACGCCGCCTATGCTGTACGTCATCGTCACGCCGCTCGACGCCACACTCTTTTCGTAGGCCATGAGGTTGATGCCGTTCGTGGAGACCATATCGCCTGAGGGGACAAAGAGCATACGCCCCTGACCCCAGGCTGCCAGCTGCTCTAAAAGGGAGGAGTTGGCGTCGGACGAGAAGGCGATCGTGTGCAGTTGCCAGGGGTTGCGCACAGTGATTCGCTCCTGAATCATGGGCATGGTCTTGCGGCCGCCGTTTACGGGCGGAATGTCCTCGGTGGGCTGGCCGTCTGTGAGCAGAACCCCTACGAGGCGCCGGCCACGGCACTCGTCCGAGTTGGCGATCTTTGCCATCTCGTCCACGGCTCCGTAAATGTTCGTTGAATTGTCCGCATAGATCGAATTGAGAACACGATCGAGGGTCGCTTTGCCCGGGCCGGTCATGGGCGTCAGAGGCAGGCGAGCCTTGGCCACGTCATTGAAGCTTACGAGCGCCACTCGATCCCTTTCCGTCATCATAGCCACCATCGTGCGCACCATGTGCTTTACGAGATGGAGCCGCGTCACACCAAGCCTGCCCTTGTCGACGGCCACCCAGGCCACTCCCTCCATCGAACCCGATTCATCGATGCCGAGAATATAGTCCGCCCCCTCTTCCTCTCCTGATGCAGGCGCTTGGACCTGAATGTGCAGGAGCTTGCTGCCGTCGGGGCAAGGAATCGTCTCGGCTCCGACGCTGATGCGGACGCCCTTGAAGGGAAGGATAGGGGCGGGAACAGTAACAACAGTCGCAGCAGTTGCAACAGTAACAACAGGCGCAGCAGTAACAACAGGCGCAGCAGTAACAACAGCAGGCCCTATCAGTCGCCTCACAATGTCTCGGAGCGCAATGTTGATAGCGGGAGGCTGCGCACTAATCACGGCCCTGCAGCTCGGGCATACGGGTGTATAATTCGCCGCCATGATTCGGTGATACGTATCCAGGTTCATGCTGTGTCCGCATGGCGGCGTGACCGGCTCGGTCAACGCCTCATAACTGACACAGTCGAACAGTTCAGGGTGAGTCGTAATAGTCGGCGTAGACATCGTAGTGTAAATATGGATTAAGAAGAGTGCCCGTCGATTAATATAGGACGCCCGAGTTCAATTTTTTTGGCAGAAATCTAAAGGGTGGCTTCATTAGATTTCTAACAGAATGTGGGCACCTCTGAGTGTTCTAGCCCAACGCCTCGATTTTCTAAGTTCTAACCCAACTCCAAGACCGACCGTGCTTGTCCTCGGAAGTGGCTGGGGCGCCCATGCCTTTGTCAGTGCGGTCGATCACAAACGGTACAGAGTCCAGGTGCTCTCGCCCCACGGATATCGGCTCAACCAGCCGGTCCTGATCCATAATTTTCCGAACTTCAATGACCAGCCCATCACCTATTTCAATCCATCGGTCGCTCAGATTCAGGACATTGCTGTAAAAGAAGACTCCAAGACGGTCCAAGGCGAAAAGGGCACCTATCCCTATGACTATCTGGTGATCGCCACGGGCTCCGAGGCCTACGATTTCAAGGTGAAGGGCGTCCAAGAACACTGTCTTATGTGTAAGACGGACACGGATATGAAACAGATCCACGATGCTCTTACAACAAAGGAGGACGCCATCATAATGGGCGCCGGGCCCACGGGCATTGAACTGGCCTGCAAGCTGGAATCGGAGGGGGTCCAGGTGCGCATCTTGGAAGCCACGCCGACACTGCTGCCAGGGTTCTCCGAGGCCATGCGTGCACGTGTAACAGCCTATCTCGCAAATCGCGAGATCTCCTTGGAAACAGGGAGCCCGGTGCAATGTATTACAAAGGACAGTATCGTTCTGAAGAATTCGACGATTCCCTATAAGAATTCGGCGCTCATCTGGACCTGCGGCATCCAGCCCGTTGCCTTTGTCCGCCAAATTACGGGGGGCGGTCCCTTGACCGTCGATCCGTTCCTGTGCTATAAAAAAGATGTGTATGCGCTAGGCGATTCTGTGAAGGGATGGCCACCGACGGCGCAGAACGCCAAGCAGCAAGGCCTCTGGCTGGCGCAGCACTTTAACGGCGGATTTGACACAAACAGTAATAACAATAACAACAGTAACAGCAGTAACAGCAGTAACAACAGACCCTATCAGTATCATGAAAAGGGGCGCCTACTCGATCTGACATACGCGATATTTCTCGAATACAAAGGAATCGTATGGCACATCCCCTATTTCTTGACTCCCATTGTCCGATGGATTATGAAGTAGAAGGGTTATTGCGATGCTCTTGGCGGCCGACAGAAGATGCCAGAGGCTGTGGTAATAGACATAATCTCTTCGATCCAGCATATAGGCCTTCTGGAACTCATGGAGTGCAAAGATCGCCAAATTCAGATAGCCTATCTGGAGCAGGATTGCAAGATCGAAGGTCAACGTTGCAAGCAGAAGATCCGTGAGAACCCAGACGGCAGTCAAACCGTAATCGATTACATAGAAGAGAGGCACCTGTTCGTTCCCGTGCCACAGGATTGATGCAGTGGTAGTGGAGGCGACGAGCCACGGATAGTAAGGATTCGGGGCCGGCATAAGGAGAACAAGATAATGGGCAGCGGCTGTGACTAAGAGGGCCATAGCAATTGACTCATGGATTTACAAATCAATTTTACCGAATAAAAAATTTGATATCGGCCTTTGGCTAAACAGAGGACAACCTCCTGCAATGGATTATAACCCTCTTCAACATATATTGGATGCCCTGGAACGCAAGTACTCGGCCGACGAAAAACGTACAATGCCGATTCACTATCGAGACGATTTGATGCGATCCATGCGAATAGTCTGTAAGATCATTCGGCTTGACTTGGAAACACTGACAGCAAAAAACACCTGGGCGCGGCAGATTAGCCGCTGTCTGTATTCGGAACTCGATCTCCTAGACAACTCCTTGGACATCTGCACAGTGATCACGGAGTTTACACAGAAATATATGAAGACCGAGGAGAATCGAGAGGAACTCCGCCAAATGATTCAGGGACATCATATCTGTGAACCCGAGACATTCTCTGACGACGAAGAGGAGTGTATGAGTGAATGCGGAACGGACTGTGACGAATCGACGACTTCCTCGGAACGATCGGGGTACCATCGGCTCCGAATGACTATTCGGGAACTGCTGGGATCTAGACGCGCGGAGGTGGTCTATACAAAGAGGCATAGCAAGAAGCGGCGACTTAGGCGCCGCGCATAACATAACGGGGTTCTACCGGAACCTCGAGGGTAGCAGTCTGACTCTTTTTTTGTTCTCCTCTTGGCCGAAAGAGCATACTCACTGCAATGAGAACCACCATGACAAGGGTGGCCACGATCCAGATTCCGATTGTCTCCAGAATATTGAAGCGGCTCAGCATAATCCAGAAATAGAGCACAGCCAGAACGAGAGCCAAGAGTGCCTCATACATCATAGTTGTCTTGGTGATTCCATTCTGACTCAGGTAAGTTCGTGCGTTAAACAGAACAAGATTCGTAAACACTTGAATGCCGATGATGGCGGACGCACTCCACCTGTACTTGAGCACGGTCGTGTACAGAATTCCGATCTGCAGAAATCCTCCGACGGTGTTGACGAGGTCGGCCATCGTTCTATCGTACCGCTTAGTATAAAATTACGCCCCCCTGCAATTTGCAGGGGGGCGTAATTTTATACTAAGCACTAGTGTTAAGAATCTAATTAAGCCCCTGGCCAGGGGCTTAATTAGATTCTTAACGGTAAAAAATATAATAACATATTTTTCTTTCTTTTTCTAATTCGTTTTCAAATCACGAACGGGCACTGCACATCCGCCTTCGGCGGCTGATACTGCCCGCCCGCCGCAGATGCATGGCCGTCCAGGGCCGCACATTCGGTCAGATCGACGCCCCTAGCCCTTGCATGGTAGACATACTTGCAGAACGCCTTGCCCCTGTAGTTCCAGCTAACCTTGTGATAATTCACGAAGATCGTGGTGCCCGGGTTCGTGTCAAAGATGCGCTGGCTCAGCACGGTCGAGTCAAGGACGGCCGAGCCAATGAACTCCTTGCCCGTATTCGCCACGAAGATCGTCTTGTGTAGCCACGAGGCTGGCAAATTCCACTTGATCTGCAGCGATTCGTCGATCGGCCCGTGGAACTGGGGGCAGGTGGCCACTAGCGTCTCCAGAGCGGCTATCTTATCCTCGTAGAGTCGGGTGCCCTCGAGATAGATTGCGCACTCCTCGGCGGGATCGCTCATGCGCTCGACCAGCTCCGCCATCGCGACAAGCGCTTCGTCGACCGAGTGCGTGATCGCCATACGGGCAATTGGCGTAACGATCTCGCGAAAGGCCAGCGTCTGCTCGCCCACGTCCTCCCACATGTCGATCTGGTTGATATACGTGACCCAGGCGGGCTCGGGCAGATCCGGGTGCAGCTGCGTCCAGGCCAGCCGCGTGGCACAGCAGTCGCTTGCGGTGCAAGCATTTGTCGCCAGGCCCTTGTACAACTCGGCTCCAGGATGGTGATCGATCAGGCCCATCTCCGATGCGGCGGCGGCATAGGCGGCCATTCGATTTCCGCAGGTGACATCGACGAAGAGGAGCTTGTGTCCTGCAATAGCCTCCACGGAGGGCCATGTGGCCTCGTTGCTCGGCGCCACTGGATGAATCCGCACCTCA